CAGTACGTTTTGCTGCTTTAACATACTGTTTCATTGCCTTGTAATATTCGTTTAATCTTGACATATCTATCCTTTTGTTTTATCTATAAATATAAATATAAATATAAAACATTTATTTTTTTTTTTCATATTCAAAGCTTTTTGAACAATTTCTGGTTTTATTTTTCGCAGTTTTTCTTTTTTATCAAAATAAAATTCGCTAGTTATATTGCCCGTCCCTAATGCCAAAGCTAAATATGCGCCGAAGTTTCTTCTTCGGCGGGGGTTAATTCTTTACTTGGTCTGGGCTATCAAATGATACTTTTTTTGCAAATTAGAACAATCTGCAATATCCTTTTCATATTTAATTTTTATTTTTTTGATCTATGTCTTCAATTTCATTTATAGAAATTATTGCATCATATGTTTTTATAATTGCATCTTTAAGTTTTTGAATTATTCCCTTTGATCGTAAAATTTTAAATACAATATTTTCTGTACTCAACTCTCCTCCCGTATCCAATCCATATTGTCTATATGCATCCAAATATTTTTTAACTTTCACCATCGTTTCTCGGGGACCATTTAATGAAGCTTCTATATATTTCTTCATTGCTTCATATTGAATTTTAATTAAATCTTTATCTATTTTGGAAGCATCTTTTTTCGGAATTCGAATCCAAATATTTTTTAACAATGAATATATTCCTCCGACATGAGGCTTGGTTTCACTGACATCTTGAATATTTAATTCTAATTTATGTTTCTTAATTAAAATATCATGATCCGAATTCCATGCATCACTAAATGCCCGAGCCATTTTTTGTACGGTTTCAACAGGCATTGCCAATTGTTTAAAATCAATTATTATATGAACATCGGCATCACTATAATCATTCCAGTTATAATTGGCTATAGAACCCATTAAATATATGTCAACTACTGGTGCAGTAAGATTTGTTTTTTTATAAAAATCTAACGATGCTTGTAATAAATTCTTTCGAATTTCAGGATTTAATTGATTTTGCGAATTCCAAAATTCGGGACAAAGTATTTCATTATATATTCGATGTTTTGACATATTATAAAGGGGTTAAATTTACTGAATTCATTGTTCCACCCGGTTCTTGGGTCACATATTTTTTTTCACCGGAAGGAGGAAGTTGTAATGCTTTCCGAACGGCTTCACGTTCTTCTTTTGAAAGTTCAATATTTTTTATTATCCAATCAACCATTTCTTCTATGGTTAAATCCTCGTTTTTAATTTCCCCATTACAAATTGAATGTTTCCAAGTTGTTCCTCCGTCATCAGTATATTCTTGATTTTCCATAATTGGAGATTTGCAACATGGACAAATATCTTCATAAATTTCTTTTGCACTTCTATTCGATAATTTATTATTTATTCTTTTAAAGAAATTATCAACGATTTCGTCTATTAATTGTTTTGTACATTTATCCATACTTAATAAATATAAAATTATATTATTAAAACATCCCGATCTATTTTTAAAATTTCTTTTAAATTTAGTGGCAATGCAAGTTGATTAAGTTTTTTTATAGTATTTTTATATTCGGATGCTTTATGTAAAATTCCTATTCCACCTTTTAAATTCCACTGTACAATAGTAACTGCCATATCATCTATTAAAATTGAAAATTCGGATGAATATCGTTGTTTTAAATGCTTCCCATGTACAATGAAAATTTCCTCATGAGAAAGTTCGGGAATATTTTTATTTAACCATTTTATTTTACCTTCCTTTATAATTTGACCCCTACCCTCGGGATCATTACTTGAACCAGTCGAAGATAATATACATACCCTCCTGAATAATTTATTGGCGGTTTTCCACAACTCCTTTCCTCCTTGAATCCAATCTAAATTGGCCCAAAATTCACTTCCCTGTTTAAAAAATTCTCCCAATACGGCATTTCGCCTATCTTTCCCAGTTAATTCTTTAAGTTTATCTTTGGATTTTAATTGCTTGTAGCCACCCCACATATCCACTAAAACTCCATCCATATCTAAATATAAAATATAATCTTCGTTTTTCATTTTAAAATAACTTGACAAATTTTCCTGTCATGTGTATCATGTTAATAAATAAATAATTAATAAGTACAAAGTACAATAAATTAAAAGTACAAATTACAATAAATTAAAAGTACAAATTATAAGAAATTATCAAAATGATATGGGTTTATAATTTCTTCAATAGGAATAGAATATAAATAATCTTCGTTAGCAACAGGCTTATTGTCTGACGGAGACTCTGGTGCAATATCCGATTCTACATCATTTTTCTTCATTCTTCTTGGTTTTCTATTTCCAGCATTCGCATCATTTATTGTTGCTTCCCATTCTTTCCATACTTCAGAATTAGGTTCAAAGGGGTTTTTTCCGTTTTCTTTTGCTAGATCAACTTTTTTCTTTAATTGACGGCCCCCCTTCATTGAAAAAAATAAATACATGGCCTGAACATCTTTTATTGGCGGAAGTTGCACCGATTGAAGAGATTTATTAACCTTTTCCAATTGTTGTTCTGGAGTTTTGCCTTTTGGAGGGGGCCTTTTTTCCGATTCCGGTGATGTTCCCGATTCTCCTTTTTTGGGAAGAAGTTTTATTAAATCTTCTATAGTAATTTTATTTTCTTGTTGTCCGCTATCCCTAAGTTGAAGCCATAATTGTGAAGCTATTGATCTAGCATTAGGCTCTTTATATCCTAATTTTATAAGATGTTTAACAAAATCATTAAACACGAGAATTTCCGGAGTATTTTCCGTTTCTTCCGGCGTTCCTTTAGTTGGTACATCTTCCGGTTTTGGTATAGGCATTCCAAGTTCTTCTTCCGTATATTTTAAATATTTTAATATATCAATCCAGCGGTTTTTTTCTTTTATATTTTTACCGTTTAATATTTGTTTAATTTGATCTATTGTAAATATTTGCTCGGGGCCGTCTAAAGACCCATCATTTTTAAATTTTAAAATTCTGACAGATCCATTGCTCATTTTTTGATAATCAAGAGTACCTTCTCCCCCGCTTTTCCACTCCATTGATTTTCGATAAACCGTTGCATATAAAGCTCTGAAAAAGGCATCTTCCATATTTGCAATTCTAGCATCCACATCTCCCGGCATTTTTTCCATCCATTCTGCATTAACTTTTGATACTGCTTTTTGAACGGAAAATTTTCCTATTGTCGGATTTTCAGGATCGTTAGAATCATCTCTTTGCGCCCCCATTTGCGCACTAACTTCATGATCGAAAAAAATCATTAGAGTGTTAGTTGTTTTTTGCTTACTATTTAAATTAGTAAAATTAGCCTGTATTCTATTTACATAATTATCACAATTCCAAAAAATGTCCATTTTAATCTTAATCTCTTTCTTCATTATTTTAGAAGAATTAGGAAGATATATCGGTTCAGATAAACTCGCTTCGTAAGGGACCATTTCAACAGAAAAAGTATTAGATTTTCTAAATGCACTACGAAAGTTTTGTAAAAATTCAAAGGGAACATTATGTATAGGCGAGTCCGGATTTTTTCTACGGTTCTTCTGCTTTCCTTTAGTATATCCATATAATTGTTCATTTTCTTTTATAATTTCTGAAAGTTTATTAGATTCAGGATTAACATTTGAAGGAGAACTACGTAAAGAAAATTTCTCTAATGGACTTTGAGGAAGGGGCCTATCAAAAAATGGTTTCGAACGTGCTTTGTCTGCTTTAACAACATCAATAACGATTTCAACGGCCCGTTCAATAATATAGGGCATATCTAATGATGAAATTTGTGGGTCTCTTATTTTAGCGTTCCCACCCGGCAATCCGCCCCCCGCACCAACAGAAGCTCCCCCAGAAAAAACGTTGCTTACTTTACCGGAGGATCCTTCTTTCTCTCCACCAGATTTATCGTCATCTTTTTCCTCGGGCTTAGGTTCTTCGGGCTTAGGTTCTTCAGGCTTAGATTTTTCTTCGCTTCCTTTCGCCCCCAAAATTTCAAAATTATTAATTTTTTCTATTTTTTCAAGTATGTCTTTATATATTCTTGCAGGATAAATACGTTTTACAGTAGTTGAAAGCATGCTGGCAGGAATTCCTAATTTTACTGCATCTGCTGCAAATTTATCATAAATTTGCTTTATTGCATTTTTATAAGCATTCAGAATAGTATCTGGATCCCGAGAAGCAATGGCTTTTGATAATGAAATTCCCCCCGGAGTAAATATTCGACGGGTAGCATCCCACATAGATTCATTGAAAATTTCACTCAATTTGGTTGACGTTGGAGAAGGCTGAGACGGAGCATTTTGACTTCCTTTTTGATATGCCGCCATGCTTTTTAAATTATAAGAAGGATTCTTTACTTGTTGTAAAGTATTTCCTATAGCCACATTTCCTGTCACAGCATCATATAATTCTTTCATCGCCTCTAACATTTGTAATTGTTGTTGAGTTGCGGGAGGAAGTGGTTTTCCAGTGTTAGGATCTACGGCACCAGATTGTCTATATTTAATAAGTGGAGAAATCTGATTCTCTACATCAGTTAAAATACGCCTCAACGAAATTAAAAGTACATTCCATAAAGATTTTAATTTGGTAATTTGAGGCGACTCCAACGAATTTCCCGATAACGCTTGAGCCATTTGTGTACCGGAGCGTGTACGAGCCAACAATCTATCATATAATCCTTCTTCAATATAAGGAGACCCAGCAATTTGTTTTAAATATTCTCTATCCATATACAGGTATAAATATACGCAAAATAAATTCAATTCGCATATTCGTTAATTAAAAAGGGCACCCGAAGGTGCCCATGTATAATATGTTATTTTATTTTCAATTATGCAGTTGGGAAAGAAGCTCCCGTAGGCATAATATTGAAGTCCAACACAATAAATTCAGCAGTCTTTGTTGGTTTTAGATAAATTTGACCGTATAGCATATTCCGATCAATTATATCTGGTGTATTATTACTTGCATCCATAACCACCTGGAATGCATATAAACCGCTTCTTTGTTGTATGCTTTCTAGGTATGGATTAACAATAGCCAAGAATTTATTGCGTGTCGTTGCAGTATTTTGTTCAAACACCAAATATTTCGCCGTTGATGCGAAGAATTTCTTAATTTCAATTAACAGACGGCGAACATTAATGCGATCCAATGCCGACGCTTGTACTTGAAGCGTCTTTTGTCCCCAAGCGACAATACTGGAGCCTCCGGTTCCGGGGAATGCGGCTATTGGATTAACTCTTCCTTCGTAGAGAGCATCCCGCTCAATATGAGTAGTTCTATCCGTTACTTGCACGGCCTGGGTAATTCCTCCACGATTCAATCCGGCGGCTGCCCACCATTCTCCCGCAACTCTGTCATTTGCGGCGTAAACGGCTGGCATGACAACGGAAGGCGGAACGGTTACAATTTGATTGATGTTTGTATCCTTGATCTTTATCCACGGATAATAGGTTCCTGCATATGAAGTATCAAATTCTCGTGCAAGACCGACGACTTCATCAATTTGTCCCGCAGCAGGCACCCCATTATCTTTGTAAATATCCAAGATATAGAAACAATCGCCTCTATGTTCACACATGTCAATTACGAGGTTAGTAACGTATGGATGGTAAGAATAAATAATCCCAGGAGTTACAATTAGATTAATATCAAATTCATCCGCATTACTTAAAGCCCCAATACATTGTTTATATGCAATCGATCCAGCAGTATTACTATTAGTACAATCTAATCCTTGCGTATTCCCCGGTTCAATGTCTTTTCCTATATTAATAGGTATTGCCGGAGATTGACCATCGAATCCACCTTGGAATCCGAAGACGAACTTACGCATTTTAACATAGGTTGTTTCATTTGCTTCATCCAATATTGCTGGTATTGCATTAGTTCCTTCGAGTCCTTCATATGAACCCGTTGCAACACCATTTTTATCAATATGCAAATCCAAAGCAAATATTGAATTTCTACCAACTGTCGATTCGGCTGGAATTGGACAATTATATTGCAAATTATTTCTCCAACATCCCTGCCCCTCCGATGACGTAGGATATAGGCTCGCCAACTCTATATCAGCACCAGCAGGAATTCCACCAAAATCTACCCCAGATGGATATTTTCCGGGGAATAACCCATAAACCGATGCTTTGCTATATGCAACCGGCGCACACCATGTTCCTATAGCACCATTAATTGGAGCAATATAAGCTTGGAATCCATATGGAACAGCCGTTATTGGATATGGATTGGGAGACATTTCAATACGAATATTTTTACTTAAATTCGCATATGTACCAAATTCAATTATTTTCCCATCAAATCGAATATAATTGTATCTATCTCCAATTCGACGAGCAATAAAATTAGCCGAATTTGGATCCATTGATAAATTATTAAATTGCTCAATAATCTTTGGCCTCTTATCTGTATCACTATAATCTCTTACAGTAAGGGTAAAGGTTCCCCATTCACTTCCGGCAACCGTACCCGCCAATCTAACATTAGAAATTTCAATCTTAAATTGTTTATTTGTATAAGTTCCATCAGATAAGGTCCATATTTTGAATAATGGAAAACGAGTGGGTTCTCCACCATTCCACGGTGAAATTTGTTGAGAAATTATCCACGGTGTAGATGCATTAGTCAAACTAAATTCAGAATCGCCATTTAGTAAGTCATTTGAAAATTCATCGGTAAAATTCATCGGCTCGCCCTTCCACGATCCAGAAGGTAATGCAGTACCATGTACCCTCCACTTGGAAGGATTGGCGGCAACTTCCGCAATAGAATCTTCAAAGATTTTATAAATATATGCTGCTTCCTTTTTAGTTCCAGCCGCATAATTCTTCTTATTCCCCGCAGTAGGATCTTTTCCAAATACATTAGTGATATATTGTGGATCATTTTTATCAAGCGAAAATTGATATGTTCCATATCCACCGTCTTCAGACTGACTCAATTGTAAATTAAATGTATGATTAATTTCAGCAGCCCCATCAATACTATCACTATATGTTTGTGTAGAACCATTGAATCCTGGAGCATCTAATCCATGCATTCCACCAAATCTTGTATCAGCTAAAACAGCTAAAACTTTATATTCAGCGTCACTTCCGCTCCAAGTTTTAGTGCAATGATCATATTTTAAACTTCCCGATCTGAATTCATCTTCATATGTTCCTATTTCTCCACTTAAAAATGAAAAAATATGCAATACTCTATTATTACATTCATCTACTGATTGACTAATTTGCATTGCCTTTCCAAAATTTCCAGTCAAATCAAACGGACTTTCATAAGTTTTGAAATTTTTTCCTTCCTCAGAAAATAATTTTAAATTACCAACAAATTTTTGGGCCTCAAATAATCCATCAATTACTTTAGAAGCATCGGTAGCATCGATAGCAGGTATATTAATTGATTTAGAAAATTCAAATACCCCCGAAATAAATCCCATAATTGATTGTCCGGCATATAATCTTGAGCCGCTATTTGGGACAGGTCCAGCTATATCCGCATTGTCCCATTTTTGCGCTCCCTCATTCCACACTTCTACGGCCTTTTCTCTTCCACTAACTAATGTAACTACAACCGGGGCATCTTTAAACTCAAAAGAACCCGATAAATTTATTCCCGCAGATTCATTTTCCGGATCAACATTGGCCGATGCTTCATATGTATATTCAACATTAGAAAAATCAATCCATGAAGAAGTTGGATTTAGCCATCCGGCATCCTCACTTCTTTTCCATCCACCGTTTTCTGCCCAAATTACCCACGGATATTTTTGTCGATACCCAGTTAAAGCGCCAACCCTACATACGGTAACAAATCCCTTTTCTTGTAAATATTGTTTAGCAGTATAGGGACCGTACAAAGTACCGTCGGCAACTCCAAATCGTTGCTCTAAGTCTGCTACAGTGCGGCAAAGAGTGGGAGAAAATCCTGGCCCCTTAGCAAACGGGGCAACCACCACAGCACCAATATCGGCTACACCTTGGGCTAGTCCTGATTGATCGATTTCTCGGGTAAATACACCCGGACTTATAATTCGGTCGTTTGGAGTAAATCTTCCTCCTTCTGTAATTGGCATATCGTTATATTATCTGTTGTAGTTCATTGAATGACTTAAATATAAATATAACCAAATTTTTAGAAAGATAAAAAAACTATTTTAAATATTTATTTTTTAATATATTTGAAATATTTCTTAAATAAACCGAAGTTTTAAATATAAAAATGATATTTATAATTAATTCAGTTATTTTTGAAGTTCCGTGGTCGGAATTTAACGATGTTCATTGTATTTGACTGCCACCATAGACTTCAACTGAAACGCCTCCTCGGGGAGGCGTTTCTTTATGTACGATAAATTTTCCACCCATTATATAAGTCTCGTTCTATAACTATTTTTCGATCATGTTCCAACTCTTCTAGCAATTTTCTTTTTAAAATAAAAGATGAACCACTTATATTTTCTTCCAATATTTTTTTAGGATAATCTGGTAATTGTGCAAGAATATATGACTTTTTTTGAATTCTTTGTCTCCTTCGTTCCGACCGTTTAATAGATGAGTTAGGATGCTCTTTTTTATGACATTGTTTACATTTACATACTAATCCCCCATTTAATAATAAATGTTCTTCCCCATGTCGATCTTTTGCTTCTTTAGTATGATGTACTTCTAAATTTTCTCTGCACCCACAAGAACATCTCCAATTAGACCTACGTTTTACTTCTGAAGAAATTATTAACCAATATGAAGTTTTTAAAAAATAAAAATATTCAAGATTAAGAATATAAGATTTTATTGGGGACCAATCTAATTTATTGATAATATCCAACATTTTTTCATATGAACCCGCCCCCGAATCTTGATCGGCACGAAAATATTCAAATATAAACTCATTTGGGGACATTATACATCATTAAAGTGATGATGAGTACGGAGCTTCCGGAATTGTTGCTTGAGCCGGACCACTTGTGCGAGTAAATGTTCCATCGGCCATATTAAGATTTCCTTCTCCATAAGTTTGAATAATCTTATCTAACAGCTTTCTTTCTTGTTGTTGTAAAGACACCCATTCTTCTTTTAAGGTTTTTTCTTTATCAACAAATTCATTAACTGCGGCATCTAATTGCATTTTTTCAATTTGTAAAGACCCCAATTTAACAATGGTTTCTTGAAACTTACTTTGTAACTCTCGGATCTCGGTTAAATCCGCCTCTGATATTTTAATTGTTTGTGACATAACTTAATGTGTTTAGATATAGATAGAGACTCAATAATATAAAAACTAACATATTTACCGCTTTTAAATTTATAACTTATTTTATTAATTAAGGCAAAGGTTCTTCTTTAGAACCACCTTCTTCTCCACCACCCGGAACGCCAATTTCTCCTAATTCCGATCCTTCATTTCCCGGATCCTTAACTCCTGGTTCCGACGGTAGTTCGGGTTCTCGATCTCGCTTTGAAATTAATTCATCTCGCAGAGAACTTACTTCATTATCTGATAAATCTAATACTTCCTTAATAATATCATCATTATATTGCAATAAATTATCAATCAATGCCTTCTTTTCTTCTTCGGGATTAGGTTCAAAATTATATTGCAATTCTAAAAAATATCCGTGCCTTTCAATAGCTTCTTCAATTCCTTTAGAATTTGGACGATTTATAATATATGGTCCATATATTGTAGAATCTTCATCTTCATGTTGAAAAATTATACGTACTCCATTTTCAACTACTACTCTTTTAATAATTTCAGATTTTGATATTTTCATAATTCATTTATAATCAATTACCACATATAAATATGTGCTATTAATCATTTTATTCCTATTTAACATATTATTCTATTTGTAAAAGAGTCTTTATCTTTGCGTCGCCAGAAAACTCCTACGTCTTTAGCGTATGGGTAGTTCATCCCCATTTTCCATATGTTATTCCAATTCTATTTTAGGGTTTATATTAATGGGTCCCACTGCCGCCAGCATCCCTACTCTGGCCCGGATTAATCCTTTTCTTTTGGGGGTAAAGGTATGCGAAAGTATATATTCCATGGGGATTGTGTAGTCCCCCGTCTCCCAGTCACTTCCGGCATAGTCGTTGTCTAAATCGGTTTCGGCAGTGAAGGGATTTTCATTTCTCGATGAGTACAAAGTCCCCTGTGGCGAAGTAGCGTCGGCCAAGTACTCAAATTCCACCCATAACTGGGTGTCCTTTATATGGTCGTATTCTTCAATCAACAATTTGATTTTCGCCGTGACGGCAGAATCTACTGTACTATTCCACATGCTAATCCATGGGGTGTAAAAAGGATTATAAACGGTGGCTTTATTATTCGGGACCACGGCCCAGCTTATGTTCGAGCCATCGGCAAATTTAGTTCCTTTGTAATAGACAGTTTCGTCTTCGACAATCGTTCCATTGTTCTTGCGGTACTCGAATACAGTGTTGGTATTGCCGCTGTCGCAGTTAATTATGCTGACCTGGGGGGCGTTGGCGTCCCAATCGCCATCAATCAGTGTGACGGCGGGATTTAATTTGCAATTCTGAAGAATGAACTACCCCTACGCTAAAGACGTAGGGGTTTCGGCTCCAACCAACTGCCCATTATTTCTAACGGGTCTTATGTCAGGACAAGCCACTAACTCCGTAGTTCCTACGGTTAAATTCAATCCTTGTCTCAGGATGTTTTGTGAAGCATTCCAATCTCTATCCAATTTCCGTTGGCATCGTGGACAATCCCATTCTCTCATGTTCAATGAGAGATTGTCATTCACAAATCCACAATGAGAGCAGGTTTTGGATGACGGAAAGAACCTATCAATCTTCACAAGTCTCCTTCCATACCAATCTGCCTTATAGGTTAGTTGCCTCACCAGTTCTCCCCAAGAAGCATCTCCAATGGATTTGGACAAACAATGATTTGCCATCATATTTTTAACACCTAAATCTTCCAAACAAATCGCTTGGTTTTCGTTAATGAGTTTGGACGTTATTTGGTGAAGATGATTATGACGAATGTTGGCAATCTTCACTTGGACCTTGCCAACCTTCAATCGTGCTTTGTTTCTGCCATTGGAGCCTTTCTTGGAACGACTCAACGCTTTCTGTCTTATTCTTAATAGTTTCGCATACTTTTTGGTGGTCTTAATGTTTTCAAATCGCTGCCCATCGGAGCATGTCACTAATGACTTAATGCCCAAGTCAATCCCAATGGTCTTATCTGCTTTCGGTTTCTTCTCAATGTCTCTGGTGACTCCAATACAAGCATAATACTGACCCGCCTTATTCTTGATGATGGTAGCATAGTTAATCTCACCTTCTACTTCACGATGCTGGTCAATCTTTATACCTTCCTTAAACTTTGGGAAGTATATCCTTTCTTCGCTTACTACTACGAATTGGGGGACACGAAATGACTGCTTATTCTTCTTGGACTTAAATCTTGGAAATTTCGCAAGTTTCTTAAAGAAACGATTATATGCTCCGTCCAGATGTTTAATGGCATGTTGGAGAGATTGGGCATTACACTCATTCAACCATTCAGTTTCAGGTTGTTCCTTAATCTTCGTCAGTTCCTTTGCCATATCCACATAAGTTAATGTTTTCTTGGCAAGTTGTTTCTCTTTCGCTTCCAGATAGAACTTGGTCCGTCTATCCAAAAAATGGTTGTAGGTCCATCGGATGCTTCCGAAGTGTTTGGACAACAGGACTTCTTGTTCCTTGTTAGGAAACAATCTCATCTTAAATGTATAGTCCTGTTTCACTTAATATATTTATTCTCTTTGTGTTTCTGGAATATACATATTAGGGAGAAAGAGAAAACGATTAAAAAGGTATCACACAGCATCACGTTCCAAGTCTGCTCAACTGGTGATGTATCTTCGGAAACAATCAGAATGTATATTGAGAGCCGGGGATAATTTTCTCCATTCATCTCCTACGCTAAAGACGTAGGAGTTTTCTGGCGACTTAAAGATAAAATGACTGTTTCGATTTCGTTTTTATATTTATATATATTATAACAATTTGAACCAGGAATTTAAAATAAATGAAATCGGAACAATCTAAACGGGAAGCATATAATTATAATCCACATATAGAATCCAGAGTTGCCAAGCTTGAACTTGGGATGCAACGTATAACCGATGATTTAAGAGATTTAATCCAAGTTGTACGGGACCGAGGAGACGCAACAGATAAGAAAATTCAAGAATTGTTTGTTGCAGTAACCCAAGCTTCTGGACCCAAAAAAACCGATTGGTCCACAATTATTGCGGGAATTATGCTTATGTTGGCTATTGGAGGGGCGGCATTTTGGCCATTAAATAATCAAGTTACCGAATTAAAGTCCCAATTACATGAACAACATATTTTATTATTGGAACATCAAAAAATAACTAATCACCCGGTAGGAGAAGCGCTAGTTCATAGGTTAGAAGATCAATTAAAAACGCATATTGAACAAAATAGAAGAGATTTTGCTGAACATTTATCTAATGAAGAAAAAACTTTTGAAGCATTTGCAAAATGTACAACAGCTAAAATAAGTGCCGATACGAGTATATTACAATGTGAAATTGCCGATGCTAAAAAATTGTGTAGTGCCATATCTACTGAAATTAAAGAGAGATTAAAGATTCTTGAAGAAGAAAACATAAAGAGAAATGATGAAGATCGGGCGGAATTAAGAATGTGGAGACAAAAAGCAATGGGATTATCTTCTCCCGATTCGTATGTTCCTCTACTTAATAGGGAAAATATTGAAGATTCATTTTCAATTAGAAAGTAAATGTATTTTTAGTAAAGGTTAGAGATATTTATATTAAGATATGAACAACGTTAGGAAAAACTTTACAAATTTAGTTAATCGCATTCTTAATGAGGAATTAGAACGAGCTAATGCCATAGGAACTAAATCGGTTTCCCGAGTTCCAGAAATGGATGCCAATGGAATTTACGTTAATAAAGATATAAAACGTCCGGACAAAGATTCTATAGTTAAAAGTTTAAAAAGTAAAGAATTGATGATTTCTGAGTTATCTAAAGAAATAGAAGGTATAATCGAAAAAGCAGTTTCTATTAATTGGGATGATCATGATGATTTAATGGTTAGTGCTAAAGATTTAAAATATATTAGAATTTCACCGAGATGGACTGATTATTTTGTTATTGAAATGTTTACTCGTAACGAAGACCGAATTTGGATTACGGGACAAACGTGGGATCAAGTTAAAGAATTTGTTAAGACCAACTTAAAGAATGTTTCCGAAGAATCAGTTGCTACAGAAAAAGCATTTGATAAAGTAACTCAAAATAGAAAAGATCAAACTCCTTCTCCGGACAAAGGAATGCCTCAGAAGGATAAACCAAAAATTAAGCCATTAACTAATGAACCTCAAAAAAATAAATCTAAAAATAAAGAAAAAGATTATGTAGAAGATTTAGTTAAGCAAATAAAAGATTTACCTAATCAACCAATGTCTGCGGTAGATGATTTTAAGAAATTAATTGATTATAAAGTTAAAGATCCAGTGCGATTACGAAAACGTGTACCCAATAAAACATTAAAAATTAAAATGAAATAATTTATTTGGTTTCCGGGCGGCTCTTCGGAGCCGCTTTTTTATTGACTTTCCTTGAGTTGCATGTTATAGTGTGTCACAATGGAAAAAAATGAGATTGGAATAATAAGGGACAGTTTATCACTAAAGCCTAAAGAATTGATAATTAGTGATTTAAAGTGGAAATATTTGGTTCGGGCAGTTGTACGTTCCAAGAATATTATGATTGTTGGTCCTTCGGGCTGTGCCAAAACTATGGCGGCACGTAGCGTTGCAACGGTGTTAAAACGGCCATTTGAAGTATTTAATATTGGCAGCACACAGGATGCCCGGGCCACTTTAATAGGAAATACAACATTTAAAAAAGAAATAGGTACATTGTTTTATAAATCGGCATTTGTAAAGGCAATTACCACCCCCAATACAATAATATTGTTAGATGAATTTACACGGGGTACACATGATGCATGGAACATTTTAATGCCTGCAATTGATCCAACACAAAGATATTTGCGTTTAGATGAAGATGAATCAAGTTCAGTGGTAAAGGTAGCCGATGGGGTTTGTTTCATTGCAACGGCTAATATAGGAAATGAATATACGGCCACAAGAGTTTTAGATAAAGCCAGTGCTAGAAGATTTCCTATAAAACTAGAAATGCCCCCATTGGAGGGAGAACAACTTAAAACATTATTTTCTATTTTATTTCCGAATAGGAATTTAGATGAAGAAAAACTCATGAATACACTGGCGTCCATTTCAGATGATTTAATTTCACAATGTAATATGGAAGATGCCAAAATTTCAACTTTTATTTCTCCGGCAAATATGGTTGAAATGGCCGAATTAGTAATGGATGGATTTACATTGGAAGAAATAGCAGAAGCAGCTATTTATCCTGAATATCCAGATGAGGGAGGGGTAGGAGAAAGCGAGCGGGTATATGTAAAAAGCATTTTACAAAAACATTTTCCTAAAAATGTAAAAAGTCCATTAAATGATCCACTGGCAAGTAAAAAAAGAGTTAAATTTTAATGTCTATGCAAAAAAATATTAATCCATCCGATGTTGAATTTTGGATGGATATGGACCAATTTTCTAATTACATAGTAGATTCCTCTGAACAAACAATAATATTTAATATAGATTTGGTAAAATTGGCTTCTATTAGAGCGGCCATTTCAAATTTTGTAAGGATCCTTGCTCGGAGGCCCATTCCAGTTTATTTTCATGATGATGAACAAAGTTTTAATAGTCGAGGTAAGGCGATTTATATTTCTGCTAAAATAACAAATCTTCGGCAATTTGAGCGGGCGGTCGGATTGGCATTGCACGAAGCGGCGCATACTTTATGGACAGATTTTGACCAAGTTTTGAAAGCGTGGGCTAATATTCCACATGAAATTCTTTCGTTATCTGACAAAAAAAATATTAGAAGAGCAACATTGGAAAAATTTATACATGGGATGTGGAATATTATTGAAGATCGTTATATTGACAATTTTGTATTTAATGAGGCTCCAGGATATAGAGGATATTATATTTCTTTATATGATGATTTAAATAATGATATGATTGGGGAATATTTAAAAAGTGATTATTTCCGGCATCCAAGTTTAAAATCATATGATTTTCGCATATCTAATTTTACAAATGAGGCTACAGATTTATTGGCCCTGCCCCGGTTAGAAGAAATAGCCGAAACCATAAACATTTCTAATATAGATAGGTTACATACAACAGAAGATAGGATTAAGTGCGCATTTGATGTTACTAAAATAGTATTAGAATGTATTGATGAACATTTACAAAAAGAGGAACGGGGAGAAATACCAATACGAGGGAAAGATATGGGGTTGGCAAATCCATCTGATTTTTTTGATTTTGGGGATGGAGAAGAACAGGAAGAAGATGAGCCGGATTCTTCTACTAAATTAGAAATGGGAGAATCCGAAGAAATAGATGTAGGAAAACAGATGATTGGTGAGATTTCAGATATAGTGCAAGGAAAAATGCCAGAATCTGAAAATTTTGATGCAACCGAAAAAATTTCAGATGAACCGCCGGAAAAAGAGGTATTAAAAGAAATAAATAAATTAATCAAAATACAAAAAGAATTTATAACGGGAAATGTAAAAAAAGAAGCGGTTACTTCACAACAAAAAGCACTTTTAGATTTAATTGAAAAGCACGGAATTACAATGGTGCGGGTAGATATTCCGATAACAGCTTCAGGAAATGATACCAGTTTAAAAGTAGATTGTATAGTTGTAAAAAAGATGACTAAAGAACTGATTTTATCCGGGGAAAAAGTATTTCCATTAAGTGGGGCCATGAAATTTGGTGATATGGTTCCCGTGCCTCCTCCGGCGGTAAAACAAGCGGTTCAAAAAGGAATACGATTGGGAACAAAATTGGGGAGGAAATTACAAATTAGGGCCGAATCTAACCCCATAAAAATAATAAGAAAAACGTGTGGAAAAATAAATCGCAGGCAATTACATGAAGCCGGATTTGACGCAGAAGACCTTTTTTATAAAATGATAATTGATAAAAGACCCGAAGCAAATTTACATATTTCTGTAGATGCAAGCAGTTCAATGGCCGGAGAAAAATGGTATAAAACTATGACAGCAGTAACAGCTATTTGTAAGGCGGCATCTATGATTGATAATATACATATTACCGTATCATTTAGAACTACACAAGAGTCAAAGAATCATATGTTTCCATATATAATTTTGGCGTATGATTCAAAACATGATAAATTTTCTAAAATAAAAGAATTATTTCCTTATTTAACCCCGTCAGGGTGTACACCAGAAGGATTGGCTTTTAGTGCAGTTATGAATTTATTTGAAGGTATTACACCCGATGAAGAAGAAAGGTTTTTATTAAATTTATCTGATGGAGAACCATATTTCCAAATAGAAGTGAGAGATACAAGTTCTAGTATATTTTATCATGATGAAATTGGGGTATATCATACCAAAACCCAAATAGATAAAATACGGCGGCAAGGTATTGAAATTTTGAGTTATTTTATTAAATCGAAACATGAAGAAAATTCATCTAAGCTTGAAAAAAATTTCCGGCGAATGTATGGGAAAAACGCTAAATTTATTGACGTAGAAAGTGTAATAGATTTGGCCAAAACAATTAACGAACTTTTTTTACGAAGTTTTGATGAAAAAATATCTTGACATTTTATACTCTTTAAGTTATTATATGGTTGTATAATCAGAGAGCAAATAGCTCTTCAATCTAGTTAAATATTTATGAAAGCAAAGAGAAAAAATAATACCAATCAAGTTGTTAAATGGCCGTCGGCAAAATATTTTACGATGGAAAACATTTTTGAAACCAATCCGAATATAATTCATATAACCACTCGGAGTAAAACAAGCCGAGCTATAAAAGACGGGAAAGTAGTTGAAATCGGACACATTCCCGGAGGAAAAGGAAGACCACGAAAGGTATATTCATTAAGTCCGGTAACACAAGAGATGCTATCAACCGCTGAAAAAGAAGGAATTATTTTAGTAGATAATGCCAGTAAATTAATTCATGTTGTTTCGGTATCAGACGAAATTCCGGCCAGTGCGGTATCTAAACCTTCGGAGATGGTAGTTACACGATAGTTTATACGATCTTCCATATATCCGGAAGTGATTTTGGTCGGTTATGAATTTACGTGAAAAGAAGAAAAGAGAGTTAAAAAAATTAAAACCAAAACCTTACCGGATATATGGAATTTTTAATTTTGATACTAAGACGTTAATACAAGTAGATTTGGATTTAGAAAGATTAACATTTGATTATGAACTGTCGGGGTATGATCCTGATAAATATGACATTGTTTCTTTTGATATAATGATAACTTAATATCGTATGAGATATTTTCCAATTTCAGAAATAGGTGCTTTAAATGTTTGGATTCTTCTATATCCTTCATTTCCTAAAATATAGGAAAAGATTACTACTTTTGTATCCTTTGTCGCTCCAGCCATGTGTTCATCTATTTTTTTAAGAAGGGTTATAATTATGGTTTTAGAACCCCAAATAATAGGAATGTTGAGTTCACTATCGAATAATACAGACGTATTCATATCCATGTAAAATAAATGAAATACATTTCCTATAACACGACCTTTTTTTTCTGAATTTATGACATTTTTCGGTAACATACTTATAAATATAGATTAAAATAACTTGAATTCTAATTGAAACTGTGATATTATAAGAAAAATTATGGGAAAAACATATAAAAGAAATCAATCGTTTCGTCCTAAACATCATGGCCGAAAATCTAAGAAATTTGATCGGTGGGATAAAGGGAGAAAACCTTCACGAGAAGATAGAGAACGAGATGAATATATGCCGTATGATCCAAAATATGACGGGAATGATATATGATATGGGCAATAATTTCTATTAGTATAATAATTTTAATATTATTCTATATAATATATGCATTTCATCAGAAGGTGGAAAAACTTTCAAGCAATCAAGCAATCATGTTACAATGGTTTGAAGTATTACGTGAAAACGACGAGCAACTTTTAAATGATTTGAAAAGAATAAATTACGAGTTACAAAATGTCAAAAAGACAAAAAGAAAAGGTTAAAGGGATTATAAAAAAGAAATCTCTCTTTGATCACGTAAAACATATACGACAAGTTAAAGACCCCGATTATTATAAAAATTTATCGGAGGAAGAACGTAAAACTTTTAATCATTATATGATTTTGCGGGCACTTTCAATGGACTCATCCATTATAGAAGAAGTTGTTGAGTTATTTAAGATTTTTGATAAAGTACCATCCGAACAATTTTATCAATTATTAATATCAATTGTTCCTACTTCCACTAAATTTTATCCCTGGATTAAATCCAAAACACTAAAGCATAATAAAAAACTTTTGGGTTATGTAGCAGATAGATTTAAAGTTTCTAAAAATCAAGCTAATGATTATATAAATATTTTATTACGTAGTGAATATGGGCAAATTGAATTAGTAAATATATTAAAAGCCCAGGGATTAGAAGATAAAGAAATAGAAAAAATTTTTGAGGAAAAAGAAAATGAATAGTAAATCGATTTATGATGTACATGTTATAGGTGTGGGAGGATATGCTCGTAGTGGAAAAGATACATTTGTTAATATAGCCAAACCGATTTTAAGAAAAAATGGATATTTTGTGGTTCAACTGGCCTTTGCTTCTAAATTAAAAGAAGAAGTTCAAAAGATGTTGAATGACAATGGATTTAGGACTTCAATATATGATATTGAAGATAACCATGCTAAGGAATTAATTCGACCGCTATTAGTATGGTGGGGATGTCAAAGACGCTATGAAACGTATCAGGGGATGTATTGGGTTAGCAAAGTAAATTCGCAATTAGAAGAAATAGCAAATCAATTATTAAAACATGAAAATTCTGATGCTAAAAAAATTGTATTTTTAATATCAGACGTTAGATTTGGAAATGAGGCCGAATGGATACAAAAAACGAGAAAAGGAAAAGTTATACATCTAAAACGATATAGAGTTTTGATTGATTATGATAATACATGGGAAAGCGGTCAAATATTTAAAAAGGTTTATGATCCACCCCCCAATAAGGAAGAAGAAGACAATGATCCTATAGTACAAAGTTGTTCTGATTTTTGTATAGAATGGGAGGATCAGAAACATTTAACAATGAAAGAAGCAACAGAAAACCCCGAACTTCAAAAGGTAGTGATGGATTGTTTAAATAATACTGGATTATTTCAATTAACGGGATAAAAGGGATACAAGTTTTCCATTGTCATCGTAAAATGAAATTCTACCTTCAGGCACTTTTTGTAATATAGTGTTTTTTAGACGAGGCACCGAATATATAACTGATTGTTTATATAAATCACAGCAATTTAAATATATTTCTCGTTTATCTCTGGATTTATGGCAATTACAATGAGCCTTATAATTATTAAGACAAGTAATAAGTTGTAAGAATCTTCCATCTAATGTTTGCAGTCCATTGTTACTTATAAATTGTACAAATTGAGTTACATTTCGTATTTCCATATTAATCTAATAATTTATCAAATATTAAAAATATAAATAATGAAGATAAAATGCAAATTGGAATAAATAAAATGGGGACAAAAAATAATCCTGATATTATTCCGAGCCATGTTGCTAAACAAACGGGACATGTTATTAACCGAATTAAAAAACTATCATAGTCTCGTCTAAGAAAATGTAAATATTCTAACGAAACGTCTTTTTTATATTCTTCATCATATTTTTTATATTTTGATAGATAATTTAACCTAAAAAGACGTGTATATTCAAGCCAACTATTAGTACGAAACCACAATAATAAAATTAAAGATATAAAAAATATATTGAATATTAAGGTAGATATTATCATATTATTTCAAATTTTATATCATCAATTGGGGGATTATTAACTATTATATTTTCTTTAATTCTATTAATAGGATTATTAATTATAAGTTTAATATCATAATTTTCTATTTCAATTTCAAATTCGCCTTCGCCTTCTTTTTTATATTCATGCATTGCATCTTGAAGATTTGAAAATAATGAAGAAGTAACAAGAAGTTCAAATGGCATATTTTTTAAATCAATATTCAATATTATATCATCATTTATAGGAGAATTTGTAAAAATATCTTCAAATTTTAATATACGATAATATTTTTGGTAAAGTTTCCAATTTATATCTGAAATATTAAGTAATTTATTGGCCGGGTTGTGTAAAGTATTATATGTATTTCTTAGATTTTCCCGACTTTCTAAATTTTCAATATAAATTTTTTGAAAATGAAAATAATGCTGTAATAAAGAAAAATCTCTGGGAGATGTATTATAGATATTTGTAGATATGTGATAAAAATAACTATTTTTAACATCATCAAGTGAAGATGGATGATAAAATCTTCCCCATTTTCTTAAAAAGCGTGCATATTCTATTTGGTCGGCTACGGATTGTAATCTGGTTCTTTTTTGTGCTTTTTCAGTCCACCATTCAATTCCTCGTGAAGAAGTGCAAGTAAAATGATATACTAAGGCGTTCCATACTTGTTTGACTTCGTAACCCGAAAGTAATAATCGGAATAATATATCGGAGTCTTCCCGAGATCGACGAAATAATGTATCATGTCCACCAATATCAAGCCATATTTTTTTGTATAATGTAAATGGAGCAAACCAAAAATTAGTTAAAATGTGTTTTTTATAGGATTCAACGGTCGAGGTAAATTTTTCTAAATTGAATGTTTTAGGATCGAGTCCAAAATCCAATATAATTTTTTCACTGGATGGAGGGTGCAATGGAGGTTCTATTCGAGTTGCCGAAGTAATTGTATTTTCTTTTAGATATTTTAATATTTCTATATCATAATTAGAACATATTACCATATCACTTTGTAAATATGATACTATTGGATATTTGGCCATCTCAAACATGAGATTAATATTTCGAGCATAACCAATAGGAATAGGAAGAGAATTTATAATTATTTTTAAATCCGGAAAATATGTTTTTTGAGATTTTAAAAATTCAATTGATCCCTGATTATCATTTTCTACATATACAATTATTTCATGTTTGTTAGTTGAAAGATTTTCAACTAATGAGCGGAATAATAATTCAAGGTAGTATCGTTCATTGATGGCAGTATTTATACAAAAGCTGATTGGTGTCATTGACAGTTTAATATATCTATTGTTTGTTTAATGCCTTCTTCTAATCCTATAAAATTATTACAGACAGGAAGAGTATAAAGTAATTTGGAACTGCCCGTATAAGATTTTCCTATTTCACTATTATTTATTTTAATTAATGCATTTGAAGCTTTCATGTATTTTATAATTAGATTGGCAATATGCAATAAATCATATTTTTTCTTATAAACTAAATTTATATTTTGAGGGCCGCCAACAGCCAAAATATATTTAATAACTTCATATATATCATTTATATAGAAAAAATCCATCATTTTATTTTGATGTATTTGAATGGGATTTCCATCTTTAATATTTTCAATGGATGATTTTATAAATCTATGAGATTTTTCATCCCAATTAAAACAACCGAATACTCGCAATATCCATATATTATTATAGTCGATTAAAGACCTTCGTGAAATTATATTTTTTGATAATCCATATGGATCAATTGGCCATTTTTTAAATATATCTTCTTCTTGAGATTCGTAGATTTCATATCGACGATCAAATTCGGCCCCGGAACTAAAAATTATAACTGGTATATGATGAATCAATTCGCATAAATTTTCAAACATTAAAATATTTGGTATATATGTGTTTTCATATGTATCGGTGTCTATACGATTCCCTCCTTTTGTAGCTGCATGGATAATGGCATCAAATTTATATTTTTTTAAATATTGATGTAATTTATCTATGTCTAATAAATTTAATTCGGTGCGTGAAGGAGCATAAACTGTATAATTTTGTTCCGATTCAAATAAGGATTTTAAATTTCGGGCAATATATCCCCTTCCTCCGGTTATTAAAATTTTCATCGTGTTAGATTTATATAACAAGGTTCTCTTAATTCAAATATTCGTTTCATATCATGTTCAAATTCGGGGCCAAGTTGCGGTTTATATGTTCTAATATTAAAAAGAGGACGTAATACGTCGAGATCTTCTTCCGCATGATGTGTAAACCCTAAATTGCCGTAATCTTTGTCTCTTCCGCTTCCGGCTAATATAATTGGCAATTGATCAAATTGCATAAAGTTACGAATAAATTCAAATGGACGATACAATAAAAATGGAGTAATTGAATAACATATTGGTAATTTTTTTTCCATAGCAAATCCAGCAGCCATTCCGATCATTAATTGCTCTGCTGATCCGACATTGTAATATCGGTCTGGAAATTTTTCTTGAACACTTTCCCAAAGGCCATATCCTAAATCTGCTGTTATTAGAACGATATTTTTATCTTCGTTCATTTTATTTAATACATATTTAGCAAATTCTTTTCTCATAATTTATTTAAGCAATTCTATTGCAAGATTATAATCTTCATTATTCATTATTTTATAATGGGCATTTAATCCAATTAAAAATGGCAATTGTTCTGACGATGTTTTTATAATTGTAATATTTTCGTTATCATTAAAACTGGCAATTCGTTGTTCTAATTTTTCTATTGATATAACATCATAAGCGGCGTATCCATTAGCTACAATATATACTTTGATATTTTTAATTGGGCGGTCAGCCATAAATCGGAGAGATTCCCACACAACTCCCTCTGCACATTCACCATCACTTATCATAACATGTACAATTCGGGATGGATTAGCTGCTGCTCGTCCTATTGCTGCTGCCAGTCCCATTCCCAAAGATCCCGTTGAACAATAGATATGGCACGGTTCATCTAAATGGGGATGTCCTCCGTGTTTTCGATATAATTCTTCGGCGTTAATTCCAAATTTATTTTCAATATTTACATAAAGTGCTAAAGCGGCATGTCCATTGGATAGAATAAATATATCATCTTTGTGCATATTTTGAAATATCCATTTTATAGGATCAACGCAAGATAAATAACTTCCTAAATGAGACAGTTTATGTTTATGTGCAATTTCTATAATTCGTCTTTTTAATTCTTTATTTACCATATAAAATTATCAGTATAAAATTTTATTATTTTAGGTAATTCGACATCGAAATTCTTCTCCGGGGACCATCCTAAATTTCTTAACTTAGTATCATCTAAAGAATATCTTACATCTTGTCCGTCTCTGGAATATGTAAAGTCACAAAATTTATTAATGTCATCTGAGTTAAACATAAATTTTATAATTTTTCTGACAACATCGATATTTTGCAATTCAAGATCTCCCGAAATATTATAAATTTCATTTTTGACGCCCGATTCAATAATGGTTATAATTGCTTCAGCGGTATCATCAGCATGTAACCACTTTCGATAAGGAGTTCCTTTATTATGTAGAGGTATTTTTCTTCCTATATTTAAATATTTAATTGTTTTAGGAATTAATTTTTCAACATATTGTCCCACACCATAATTGTTTGTAGGTCTAACTATTATATAAGGAACTTTAAATGTACGGGCCCATGCTAATGTAAGCATATCTCCCGAAGCTTTAGTTGCTGAATTATGTGTTATTATAAAGTTTCTTAATAAAAAATTGTGATTGTTTTCTACTTCAATGTCATAAACAAATCCGTTATATTCAATAGTTTTAATTTCGGAAACCGTTTTCCATACAACCGCTCCCACATTACAATTCATTTGTGATTTTTTACATGACAATGTTATTTTTTTAAGGGTTGGTATAATTTTTTGAAATTTAATTGCTGAATGTGTGTGAGATATGATAACTCTTTTATTTTTTATGTCAACGGTGGATATAATTCCAAATTTTCTTAGAAGAAAACTAAGTTGATATAGAAATTTGGATGAATAACTACAGATTGAAAGTTTGTTGTTGGCAATGCTTCCGTCCGCATCATACAATCCGCCGATAAACGCCCCGATTACATCCAGGGAGGAATTCATAATTTCGGGAGGTATGATTTTTTCATTTGATTTTTTATTCAACCCCATTTTTTCTATTTTATGAATTGATTCGACATCTCCGGTTTGAGAATACCAGCAATTTTTTGTTTTATGTTTATAAATACACCCCTTGTTGTTGAGAAATGAATTATAGTATTCGACAAAATTTCGTTTATCATCTGCGAGAAGTATAGTTTTTTGTATTTTATTCTTTTTAATAGAGCGGATTGATTTTATGTATCCATCTCCGCAAAAATATCCAAGAAATCTTGCAAAGTCTGTTGATATACTTGTAATATTGGGTGTGTGGGATAATTCCGAATTAACCATTATCCAGTCTCCCGGTTTTATATTACTTGCTTCTATTTCAATTATAGGTAACTTTTCAAAATCTTGTTTATTATCTAATTTGTTATTTTTATATCTTTTTGGTCGTTTAATAAAGAATCTGTGAGCATGTGTACATTTTATAGGGTCTTTAATTTCAGATATGGTTAATTCAAGAAGATGATTGGCCGAATATTTGAAAATGTTTTTTATTTTTGCCTTTTCGCTTTTTTTTGTTTGAAACGAGTAAGATATAACCACATCCCCAATTTTTACATCGGAGATTTTTTTGGTTGTTCCATCATTCATGTACAAGTAAGTATCTGGGTGTAAACAATATGGATTGCTCGGTTTTAATAAATCAGATTCAGAATGGGATCCATTTTTTATGTCTCCATATACTTCATCTGTACTGAATTGTAAGAGAATTGGCATTTTGAACAATCCTTTTTGACGAATCAATTCTAATAAATGTTTAACGCCATTTATATTAGAATGTAAAAACTCATCACTGCTTATAATAGAATTATCGACATGAGTTTCGGCGGCAGCATTAATAATATAATCACAATCGTATAAGTTATTGAGATCATTTATATCAGAATGAATGAATTTAAAATTATTAGGACCATAAGATTTAAATTCCGAAATTAATTCGGGCCTGGCGGCGTAAGTCATTTTATCTACGCCAATTACATGCCATCCTTTAGAAAGACATTTTCGTGTAATATGTGACCCAATAAGTCCTAAACATCCAGTTACATAAACTATTTTTTTCATATTATATTATGTTCTTTTAAATATTTGTCAACATAATTTAGAAAAGGTTTGGGTTTTCCTTTTCCTCGAGTATGACCAATAAAATGTATTATTTTAGATTTCATTGCTTCATCCCATCCTTCATTTTCATCATTTGGGTCTAATTTTCCAAATCGGGGGTGATACCCCCAATTAGGTATTATAAAATATTCCATTGAATCTAATAATATTGGATATGTTATTCGATTACATATATTTAAAGTACTAAAGAAAGATTGTTGTTGAGTATCAATAATAAAGCGTCTGGGTCCAAAATATTCTTTCCCCGATTTATCAAAAATAGATGTAAAATCAAATAATGATATTAATTCATTAAAATTGTTTTTATCAATAAAATCATCAAAAATAGAAAGGTGTATTCCTTGAAATCCGGCGTTGAAACCTTTATACAAAGGATTCCGTGATAAATATACTGGTAATAATTGTTGATCATATAAATTATTTAATGGTTCCAACATACATTTATCACAATTAGCGTTCATTGGTTCTTCAATTAAAATGGGTACTTGTTGTATTATATTATCCAAGATAAATTTCATGTCGCAATTTAAAATTATGTCATCATCATAAATAAGACAATATTCTTCTTTGCAAACACTTCTAATATAATGAAATAAAATAAATATATAAAATCCGACAAAGGCTAATTCTACTTTTAAATCATCAAAGGAAATATCATAATTTTCTTTATAATAAGATTTAATAAAATCTTTAGTAAAAGATATTAATTTAACATTGTAGGAGTTTAATAATTGATCGGTTTTTTCTTCCCAATTTATATTGTCTTCGGATATTTCAAGTTTACCATCCCATAAAATATAAAATACAACTTCATAATTTTCATATAAAGAATGAATTTTTTTTAATATTTGATGCATGGCAAAATATGATTGCCTATTTTTATATCGCATCATATTTGCTATTACTATTCTATTATTTTGTTTCATATTGATATTCAGGGTCCGAGGTTTCGTCATCTATTTTTTTTAAGAATATTTGCCATCCGTGTTCTAAAATTTCATATTTTCCTTTATAGATTGATAAAAAGGCATCAATAGCTATTTTTGGTTTCATGGTTTCATCCGTAGTATGTATTCCCCATCCATAATCGTCAAAAATGAGAATGCCGCCTTTTTTAAGTAAAGGCCAAGAATATACTGCGTCCACTAAAACACCTATGGCAGTATGTGAACCATCAATAAAAATATAATCTGCACACTGTAATTTAAAAATATTGCGATTAATTAATACATCGGACGATTTTCCTAAAATCATTTTAATATTTTTATAGGGACCTATATTATTTCTTACACATTCTTGTTCTACTATATCAATAGTATAATGTACACTATTTTCTCCATTTACAATTTTCTCTGCGCAAAATACGGCACAATCTCCTCGATTAGTGCCTATTTCTATCCCTAAAATATTGGGTTGATTTGATAAATGGCTTAATCTTCGAGTCCATAACGGAATCCATTTTTCAAAAAAATTAGATCCTTCAAATCCTGGTGGACGCTTTATATGAGGGGGGTAAATATAAGAAGTAATATCTCGTTTTAAAATATAAATTGGATCATTCATATTTTTTAAAAAATTGTTGAACTATATGTTGTATATAGTTTAATTGTTCGGGTGTTATAACTGGACTGGTGCCTAAGAAAAATGTATCCGTTGTAACTTTAGTTGCTATGGGAAAGGATTGTGAATTAAATGCTTCGGCATATTTTTCATAAGCAGGGTGCAATAATAAATTCCCGCCAAAATAATTCCGGGTTTGTATTTTATTATTTTCTAAATATTTTGTAAAGTCTGAGCGTTTGAATGGTGCATTATTTTTTATTGTTAGAGGAAATGCAAACCAGGAAACATCAGATTTTGGTTGGGCGTTATGAAAATGAAAATATTCTTCATATGGAGAAAATATTTGTTTTAACCTAGAATGGTTTTCTTTTCGTTTTTGACAAATGACATCAATTTTATCTAATTGGGCCAATCCAATTGAACATTGTAATTCAATTGGTTTTAAATTAAAGCCGATATTATCATATACATATTTGTGGTCAAAGATTGCTTCGGGAAGTTTGGGTAGCCAATGACTAAATCTTTTACCACAAGTTCCTTTTGTAGATAGATTTGCTTTTGGGCCAACACAATAACAACCTCTCCCCCAGTCTCGAAAACTTCTAAGTAATCGTTCTTCTAACATATCATCGGTTGCAACAAACCCCCCCTCTCCCATAGTGATATGATGGGCTGGATAGAAAGAACAAGTTGCCATTTTTCCAAAACTACCCAAAGGCTTACCGTCATATTTTGAACCTAATGCATCGCAACAATCTTCTAATAGAATAATATTATATTTTTTTATAATTTCCATTAAACGATCCATGTTGGGAGGATTTCCGAGGACATGGGCAAAAGTTATAAATTTAGCTCCTGCTAATGCACATTTTTCTACCTGATCTAAATTAATATTTAATGTATCTAATTCAATATCACACCATAAAGGATTTCCCCCCAATTGTAAAATTGGATTGATTGTGGTCGGGAACCCAGCTACAGGACATATTACAAATGGGGAATTTTCATTGTATTTTTTTAGAATAGCAGACCACATAAGAAGATTAGAACTAGATCCACTATTTGTTACAATTCCATATTTTTTTCCGAGGAAAGTGGGGAATCTTTTTTCAAATTCAATTGAATCTTGTCCTAATACTAACCATTCATTAAGTAAGGTTTTGATAGCATTTACATATTCATTTGAATTGAAATAAGGTCCTGAATATTGTACCCAATCTATACCGGGCCTCCAGGATTTTAAATTTTTTCTTTCTTCAAAATATTGCTTTATTACATTTAGAACGTGTTCTTTTTTCATTTAATATAATTTTATTTTGTCTTAATTATACATGCAATTAGTAAAAAAGTCAAGAGTTAATTACTTAAAATATTATACATATATTCTTTCCATTTTTGAGGATTAGAATATATACTGTTTTTTACGGCGTTTTTGCAATAATTGCTACATTTTTCATAAAAATTTTTATCGTTTTTTAATGATATAGCAAGTTCTTTAGCATGAACAATGTTTTCTATATCAACACTAAGATCGGGGTGTAAAGTGAGCTGAGTATCAATTTTTTCATTTCCAATACATGGTATTCCAAACCAAGCACAATTTAAGCTAAAGGACCCCGCAGCTACCGTTGGAGTTAAATGTACTGCATATTTAAATGTAGAAAGAAATTTCATCCAATTTTCCCACATTGTCCATTTAGAAATAAACAAATTAGGAATTTTTTCTTCATCCCTTCTTTTTCCATGACCAATAATCACATGAATTGGCACTTCAAATTCGGAAGCTACTACATAACTTTGAAATCCCCCTCCCCAACGACAAAAATTTCCTCCAATAATAGATTTTTGTTCTGAAATAGGATTTATTGAATCTAAATTATTAGTGCACATTAAACTGGGGATTATATTTACTTTTTGCTCGGGAAATAATCCTTTATAAAAATTTATATCGCATTCATTATGAGCAAATATGTAATCAACCGAAGATAATAAATTATGGTAATTAAATTGAGTAATAATTTCATAGTCGTTGAAAAACCAATGAGGACCTTCTTGAATAACACAGATAATTTTATTGTTGTTTTTTAAAGTATTAACAACTGGTTTAGAATAAATCGTTGGATCAAATCCTGGAGAAGGGCCCATCATTTCGTTTCCAACAGCATTTAAGTTTACTCCAATTTTAGGAAATATAATAAATACGGCATCATAACCTTTGACGGAATTATAGTCGTTTAGATTAAAGTGATTTGCTTGTAAAGCAAACATCCACATTCCTTCGGTTCGTAATTTGGGATGTAAAAAATTTACTTTTGCGTTAAATCCTAATTCCGATAAAAATGCAATATTCATATATTATGTATTAAATCCTTTATGACCCCGATTTTCTTCAGGAGTAAACAATTTATTATATCTTTGGTTGGTTTTTTCTTGTATTTCAATGGTTTTATCATGATATAACGCAAAAGAAAAGTCTTTTGGTAAATAAGAATATTTAGTATATCCTTCAATTTTCTCATGTAATCTACGATCCCACTTAATACGTTCTGGAATGTTTTTATAAATTCGGCCCTGATAATCGGGCCATTGAACTATGTATCTATTCTTATAAGGAGTTAATTGCCATCCCCATCTTTGTGCATGTTTTGAAGTTACACCCAGAAAATCATTGATTCGAGGAACCAAAAAGAGTTCAACACTATTATTTTCTATGATAATTTCTTTTATAGAATTTAATAATATTTCGGATGGTAATTCATCACCATCTATTTGAAAAATCCATTCGTTTTTACACAAAGAATTTCCAAAATTTTTATGTTCTCCATAATTTCTGTTCAATGCATGTTGTATAATTTTAATATTTGGAAGATTGCTAAATTCGCTTAAAATTTTTTTGGTTTTATCATTGTCTGAATAATCATCCAATATAATTATTTCATCTTCTTTTTCAAGAAAATTTGTAATTCGATTTAATAAATTTTTTAATGTTCGATCTTCGTTATGAACAGTAATTAAATAAGAAATTGAAGTCATACATATTAAGTTTTTTTAATTCGTTTTAATGGTGGAAGTTTTAAAGGTTCTTCGGTTGTAATTTGAAGAGCACATTTATCTAATATATTGTGAAATACCTCATCCATTTTTTGAATGGAGAATTTTTCTAAATTTTCTAATCTCAATTTTTCATATTTGGCTAACAACGTTTCGTCATAATTTTTGTATAAAGATTTCATTAAAATTTTCGCCTCATCATGATTTACATCAAACCACTGGGAACCTTTCACAAACCATTCATTGACTGCGGAATCGGGAATAGGATTTAATTGTCCATTAAAAAATGTCGTATATTGAGGATTAAGAAAGTCCAGGTGTCCGCTCCAGTTGGGAGCAATGACTGGCTTTCCGCTTAAAGTAGCTAATAATAATGGATGACCAAATCCTTCTCCGTGAGTAAAAGATACATGTGCTTTTATTTTTGAATGATTATAAAGAGCATTCATTTCAAAATCATTTAATTCTCCATACATAAGGTATGCGTTAGGAAAGCGACTATTTGGAAATTCAGTTTTAACCATATCTCTAACCTCATGTATTTTAGTTATACATTCATATCGGTCCATTGTACATATTTGGGCACCGCTAGTTTTTAAAATTAAAGCCGGAGGATTATCCATATCTTTAAATGTTTGATAAAACGTTTTTAATAACCATCCAATAGCTTTCCGGTCTCCTTGAATATTCCCGGAAGTCCATTGACCAACGAATAAAAAGCACCAGTCTTCTTTTATTTTGGACATGGATGCTTCTATCGTTTCAATTTTTTCATCGGTTTTATGATATATTTTTGTATCTGCTCCCCAGAATAAAACTTCTATTGGTTTTTCAACCTTTAATTCTTCTTCTATTCCATTGGGAAGTTTTTTGTTATAAACAGTATTAATAAAAATATCTTTAGAATGTTTTGAAGTAACAATATTTAAATTCATTCTATTTAATCCTTCAATCCATTCAGCCCGTGGAACAGTAGATTCAATTCCTGCGGTCATTCCGATATTATATTTGGCTGGGGCCGAAAATTCATTGGGAATAGTTACTTGAATAAAAAGATCGGGTTGAGAAGTTAATGGAGATTTTAAATTTCGTGTTAATAATTCTTTCCCTTCTGGATCTTGAATGTCTTCATTTATATTTCTTGCACTACAAGATCCCCAAGGTGTGGGAATAAGAAACAATTCAAATTTGTTATACCGAAGAAGGCTTTTTGCTAAACACAATGCCCAATCCCCATATCCGCTGCGGGTCCATATTGGGCTTTGAAGTACACATGTAGGTTTTCTCATATATTAAATGTTTATAATATTTACTGGTTTTACATTAAATTTTTGTTCGAGTATTTTATATAATTCTTCTATGCATTCGTCACATAAATGAATTTCTAATTCTGTAAAATCAAATTTGCTTCCATACCAACTTGACGTTTTTAATTCAGAAAAACATTCCCGGGTAGGATGACGATCACAATAATATTTTATGTCCGAGGAACTTGAATTATTTAGATTTATTTTCATTATTCTAAACTTTGACGTTCTTTTATTTCTTCACTATATTTCTTTTTTATTTCTATTCCTCCTGTTTTCATATATTGTTCGACCAATCCACCCGTAGCAATTTTTTCTTCTATATCGGATTTATTAATTTTAGGAATTATTGATTCCGTTTTCTTTAATTCTATAATATTAGATTTTTTATTGTCGGTAGATCCAAATCCACCACTTCCCCGAGAAGTAGAATCTAATTCATTAACTAAAATAAATTCGGCTGGGTTTGTTTTTTCAACAACTAATTGGGCAATTTTATCTCCCTTTTGGTATATTCGTTCTTGATTTACTTTTATTAATAATTCATACCCCGCATTTTTTTCATCTTTCTTTGTTAAATAACTTATAACAAAATCTTCCGGCTGAAAGATATATTTAAAACAACAAATAATTTCTCCTCTATAATCATTATCAATTAATCCAATACTATTAGCCAATACTAAATTATATTTTCTAATTGAAGAACGAGGATGTATCAAAGTGTGATAAAATTCCTTATTATGAAATTTTGTCTCGGGAGATTGAGGGCTTATATATAATGCGGTTTTATATTCAATATAATCTACTCTTTTCCATAGTGGATAAAAGCAATCATCTCGAATTATAGATTCTCCAATAATTATGGGGTCTTCTACAGCAATTAAGTCGTATCCGGCAGAACTTTCGCTTCCAGCAACTGGTAAAATTGTTTTTCCTTGTATATTTTTTACTTGTATTGTAATCATATTATAACCTATTATAACCTATAATATAGCAAAAGACAATTTTTTATATAACTAGCGATTCAATTTTTTTCAAAACAGATTCTTTGTCAATTTTGGGCCATTCAAATCCCATAATTTCATCCTTCATGACATTTCCTATATAATCTTTATGTGAAAATACATTAAATCGTGGGGGACTGGTCCAATTAGAAAATACAAATTCCATTCCATCAATAAATGTTTGAGCCATATTTTTACTATTAAGTCCACCTTCATTTAAAGCCCACCGACGACCTTCGGCTCCGCAGGCTTCTCGTTTCTTTTTATTCATTAAATACCAGTACATATATCCTTCTGATATATCTTCCCATTTGACTAAATCATCGAAGATATATGGAGTGGGAATAGATCCCTGTACTAATCGGGTAACAGGCCATAGAGGATATGCCCAGGGTCCATGTTTTTTGTATTTTCCAATATTATTTGAACCGAAGTGATTAGAAAATTTTAGTGGATTTCCATCATCATCTAATTGTCCAATTTGATCTTGCAACCCTCCTGTTACAGTTACTATAATTGGGGTTCCACACATAATACTTTCTGCCGCCGACAATCCAAATCCTTCATTAGAAGAAGCATTAACAGTAACATCGGCAAGATTATACAATAAATTCATATCATGCGGAGATAATTTTCCTGGAGAAAATATAATATTATTATTGGGGCAAAATGCTTCCTTAATAGCAAGTAAATTTGTTCCATTTTCTTGCATAATTTCAGTATGTAAAATGAGAACGCATTCCGAAGCTTCTTTTGGAGAAAGATTTTCACAGAATTGTCGAAATGCAAACATAATATTGCTTGTCCTCTTCCGCTGAATATTTCGAGAATTGTAAAGAATGGCAAATTTATAATTTTTTCCTTGATATATTTGGTTTTTAAAGTTAATAAAATTTTTATCATTTTTATCAATTGGTTTAAAAGTATCACCATCAATTCCATGAGGACAATATTGTAAAAGAGTTCTATTGTTCATAGGACGATTAATATTTTCTACAGGAATTATATTGCCTTCATTATCAAAATCTCCATCAATTAACATACAATTCTTTGGTTCAAGAACCCACTTATTAATATTCATCGTTTGTTTACTAATACTAAAGAGGGCATCACAACTTTCGTAAAATGGTCGATTATACATGGGATAAGGAATATCATCCCAAATATTTAAATAAGTTAATGGTATTTTGGCCCGAATTCTTTTTTCAAGAGCATATAACCATCCCCAGAATCGAGGATCAGTAAAATGCAAAATGGCATGAGGGCGCTCTATCGTCATAATTTGATTTAATATATTTTCATTTCCATATCCATCGACGGGATATACTTTAACGTATGCATCGTTTATATTTTTTAATTCATTGGTGGACTGGGAAAGATCAAATATTTTACCTTTTTCTGGATGAGTAATTGCCCCTCCTATTTGAACCCAATCATATTTATGGACCGTTCCTAAAACTAATTCACGAGACATAGTTGCTACGCCCGAGTTCATACGAAGATCGTCAGATAACAAAAGAATTCTTTTTTTTGCCATAATTATAACTTTATATTAAACAACTGTTGAAGAAGAAATTGCATTCCAAGAAGAAGAAATATATTGAGGAATATAGTTATTCATTTCAATACGATATTTCTCTTCTTTAACATAACGAAATATAGTTTTTTCTATTAATTTCTGTAAGGAATGTTTGTGCCTTATACCTAGAATTTTAAATTCGTCGTATAAAGATTCTTCTATTTTAATTGTAGTTGAAACTTTATTTTTCATGTTATAGTTATACGTATATACATATTTACGTATATACGTTTAGCTATAAGTATGTACTAAAAAATTATTTCGATAATATTTATTTTGGGTGAAAACAATTTCTTTAACGGTTTCAAATAGACCAGAATATTTGAAGAAGTTTCTTGATACATTAAGAAAATGTCATTATATTAATGAATATGAGTTAATTATAGGACTTGAGCCTATTTGTATGGAATCTTGGAGAATATGTAAATCAATAGATTTTATTCCTACTAAAATAATATATAATGAAAAAAAATTGGGGGTTAAAGAAAATCCGTATAGATTATTAAATCATATTTTTCAATTTAGTGAATTTAATATTTATTTAGAAGAAGATATAATATTATCTGAAGATGCTATTTCAATTTGTGAATGGTATTGGAATTCTAAATTATATAATGAATTTGTTTGTTTAAATTTACATAATTATTGGTCGCTAGACCCTAATGCTAATCCTAAGAAAGTAAAAATTATTCCTCCCGAAGATTTTATAGCTTTTGGGTGGGCAATGGATAAATTACAATGGAATAATACATTTAGTAAGTGGTGGTATTTAACTGGGCGAGGATGGGATTGGGTTATTAGAACTTGTTTAAGTCAAAATAAAAAAACTATTATAGCTCCAGAATTTTCTCGATGTAATCATATAGGAGAATTTGGAACTCATGCGGGGCCTAAAGATATGATAGAATTTAGAAAAAGACCTTTATATCAAGGATCTCCAATATGGCCAGAAGAATTTGTATATGAAAAATAGATTAGGAATTATTATACCATTTTATTATAAAATAAACGAGTTTAAATTTACATTTCCTATAAATTGGTGGAAAATACCAAATAAAACGGAAATAATTTTAAGTGTAGATGAACCACACTCGGGGGATTTATTAATTGATTTTATTAAAAAATATAATAACCTAAGATGGAAAATTATATGCAATAATCGAACTCATATTTGGCGTTCTCCATGTGCTGCTATTAATGTTGGAATTAAACATAGTATATCTGATTATCTTTTGGTTGTATCTCCTGAAAGTATATTCGTAAACAATTTAATCTCTAAAGTATATGAGAATGTTTCAAAAAGTCAAGCATGTGCCGGAAGATTATATAAATGTAAATTGGGAGAAGTTAAAACTTTAGGTATAAATGAATGTGTTAAAAAATATCCGTTTAAAGAATATTATGGTTCAATATGTTTTCCTCGTAAATCGGCCTTAAATGTTTGTGGTTATGATGAATGCATGGTTGATTGGGGAGGCGACGATGATAATTTTCGTGTTAGGTTAAAAATGGACGGAATTTCATTAAAATATATCGAATCGGGAATATTACATGTTCTTGATGAAAATAGAACTGATTATGTAAAGGGGACATATACTAAATTTACTAAAGAAGAAATTTATTTTCCTAAACATAAAATATGTCCACATTGTAGTGATAAATGGGGACAAGATTATAAAGAAATTATATATTGTAATTATTTATAATGGGTCCGGTTTTCCATCGCATTTACCATTTTTCAAATAATTACAATATTTACAATTTTTCTTATTTTTACCAGGAACTTTAGGAAATTTTTGATTTAAATTATAATTTCCATCGGGTGTGAAGCAAGTTTCGACGAAATTACGAAATTCTTTAATTACTTGCATCACATCGTTTTGAAAAGATGCAGGTTTAAATATTTGTATTCTATTTTGTTCAAATTTAACATTAGGATAAATTTTGCGGCTTAAAATAATGAATTCTATATGAATTTTATTTAGTGGAATATTGAATTTTTTGCTATATGCCGCTTTATACATTAATAACTGGCTTATTTTGGCAAAATCTTCTTTTGTTGCCGCAGTCCACTTTCGAGTTGCCGTTTTAAAATCAATTATTCGTATATCTCCCGTTACTTTATCTTTTAATACCATGTCTAATCGACAAGTTAAAGTGCAATTATTAACTACGCTTTCATTAATTGCTACTTCAATGCCAACCCACTCCCATTTATCGGTAGGAAAATATCTCAATCTATTTGCGGGGTTTTTAAATTCGGACAAAATTTCTTGTCCATCTTCTAAAAATTCAGAAAAATCTTCAGGAGTATGTTTAATTTTTTTACGGGCAATTTCTCCTTCAAAAGTTTTTTTAAATATTGGAAACAAGTCAATTTCTTCGGCTTCTTTTTCTCCTACAGTATAAAGAATTTTCAAATATGTTTGAATAGCTTCATGAATTCCTGTTCCAAATGACATATGAATGCTTTCTTCAAACACCCTTTCGTTTAGAACGTAATCCCGATACCATCTATACGGACAGGCCCACCAATTAGAAAATTGGGTGTGACTAATAATCTTTTTTCTCATAATGTATTGATTATTATAACACACTTTAAAAATGGAATCAACTATTTATATTCATGAATATGAAAACTTTTATTACTTTTTTATTTTTGGTCATTATAACATTTGCATTACCAGCATCCGAGTTCCAAAGGGGAGTTTTTTGTGTAGATAATACAGTAGAATGTAGAAATATACAGATAGATGGAACGACAACAACAAATACAGTTTTTATGGGGAAAACTGTAGAAGTTGGGGAATCGATGTTAGAAATAGAAACCCCTAACAAAACAACATTTTACTTTTCGGGAGGTCCATTGATTGAAACAGGTACGAATTCAATGTTGAGTATCAATTTATTTGATCGGGAAGTAATTAATCTCGATTCAATTCCACGAAAAGCAGAATTTGGGAGATGTAATCTTAGTGTGAAATTTGAAATTGGAGAATATTGTGTGATTTATCCAAATTCCGACCCAAATTCAAGTTTTACTATAACCACTCCATATACCGCATATGAAATTTTAAATGGTAAATTTTATTTTAGAATTACTGACAGATCAGCAATTGTATATGTTATTGAAGGAGCGATGAATGTTCATGGTGATAAACATATTAATAAAACGGCCAAAGGAAATTTAGCAATAGCGGTTCCATTTATGGATCCTGCCAGCGGATTAAATGATAAAATTGTGACGAGCATTAAGCCCGTAAATCAAGAAGATACAAGTAAATTTTCCGATCCAGTAACATTAGCCGAACAAAAATGGAATGATGTTCAATTTTTTATAATTGATGGTAAAATAATTGGGGTGTGGTTTAATTAAATTACTGGAAAAAATGGTTGCATGACTGGTTATTTTGTGGTATCATTGTTTTTATGAATAGAAGAAATTTTTTAGAAACGGTCGCTGCGGTTCCTTTTATATCCGCTGTAATTCCCAAGTCTATATTGAAAAAAGATGTGATTGTTGAAGAAGAAAAATCTATTTTTAATCCTTCAGTATTATCAATAGATGTTAGTGATAAATCTTCCATATTAACCCCACCGGAGATTATAAATGCGGGATTTAAGTATGTAAAGACTTTAACTTTTGAAGAAAATGGGAAATCATATTTTGTTAAAACGGTGGGGATTCCTCTTAGATTACCAGTAACTCCACCCGGAACCCCCATTCCGGAAAATGTTAAAGAACGAGTGATTCGGGAAATTAGGAAAATTGGATTTACTCATATATACGATGTAAGACTTATAGAAGTTGGTATTTATGAAAAAGATTCACTTATAGTTAACCACAGATCTTATGTCAGCGGGGCAACAATAAAAAATGACGCTTAATCAATTATATAGTTTAACTGATGAAGAATTGGGGATGGCGTTATATATCGTAAACCATTTGGAAGATTCTTCAAATAAAATACAATATAATCCACATAATCTTACATGGTTTAAGCACGATGCACTAATAAAAAAATTTTTGCGTGCATTTGAACAAATAAAACCGGAGGGACATACTATTTATGTTTCGTTAATGAAGAAATTAGGAGTACACATTGAGATAAATTCATCACCGACTAATGAATCCCAACGAATTGAAAGCCCGGAAAATAATAGACTTGCATCAGAAACGAGTGTTCCACTTGATGATGCGTATGGCTAAAGATGTGGTCGAGCGAGCACATCATCACGACATGTCAAAATTTGGAGAGGAAGAATTTCCACATTATGCTAATGTTATAGAGGAATTTGAAAAATTTTCATTTGGAAGTGACGGATATAATTGTGCTAGAGAAAAATTAGGAATAGCACTTAAACATCATTATGAAAATAATCGACACCATCCCGAGCATTTTCCTAATGGAATTGATGACATGAATTTAATTGATATATTAGAAATGATTTGTGATTGGAAATCGGCCACACAAAATCATTCGGCAGTTAAAGGAGATATATCAAATTCGGTGGAGATATTATCTGAAAAATATAAAATAAATCCGCAACTTAAATCAATTATTTATAATACATTGCGTGATTTTAAAGCTTTAAATAACGAATAGAAATAAAAAACATTTCAATTATTGGGATGTGAGTTTTATAGAATGAATGTTGCTACTGGAGAACTGAAAAAATACTAATATGTATCAGAATATATTTTATGACCGAAAAAATGAAACGGTTTATTTGTGGGACGATGCACAGGGAATGTTATGCATACCATCTTCAAAATTTCATTATGCATATCGGCGTAAAGCAGGAGGAACTTATAAATCTCTTTATGGAGAAGAACTCGAAAAAGTAACAATATTTGATGCACAAGACCCGTCATTATTTGAATCGGATGTAAGTATAGAAATGAAATGCTTACGAGATATGTATGAAGACAGTGACGAGCCATCCGTGGGCCATAGAATTGTTATTTTGGATATTGAAGTAGATTCAACAGGAGGATTTCCAAATATTGATACAGGAGATAAAACCATTACGGCAATTGCTATGTACAATCAATTGTCTGACCGATATATTTCTTTAGTATTAGATCCCGAAAACAAAGTTAAAAATAAAATTGATGGAAATGTAGAAATTAAATCTTTTCGCACTGAAAAAAGTCTATTATTAAAATTTTTAAATATATGGGATGAAATAGGACCTACGATTGTAAGCGGATGGAATATAATGTATTTTGATATTCCATATTTGTATAATCGATTAAGAAATGTATTAGGAAAAAGTGGGGGGTATCGGTTATCTCCGGTAAAAATAGCATATCAGAATTCATTTACTAAAAAAGTAACTATTGCTGGGGTTTCTATTTTAGATTATTTAGAACTGTATAAAAAATTTATTGGTTCCATGAAATCATCGTGGGCTTTAGCTAGTGTGGCTAAAGATGAGGGTTTAAAAACCCAAAAACTGACATATAAAGGCAGTTTAACGGATTTATATAAAAATGACATTCACAGATATATTGAATATAATTTAACTGACGTTAAAGTAGTCGTAGAACTGGATAAAAAGTATGATTTTATCTATTTGGCTCGTTCTGTATGTCATAAAGGACATGTACCATATGATAATTTTCAAATGTCAAGTAGGTTTATTGATGGAGCCATTTTGATGTATTTGAGAAGGAATAAGTTAGTTGCTCCCAATAAACCACCGGAAGGAAGGGCCGAATATGAAGCGATGGAAAGAGAGGGAGAAATTGGATTTACCGGAGCGTTTGTAAAGTCTCCAGTGCCCGGTCTTTATGATTGGATTGCTTCGGCGGATATTACTTCGCTATATCCTAGTGTAATTATGACCTTGAATATAAGTCCCGAAAAAAAGCTAGGGAAGATCGAAAATTGGGATATGATGTCATTCCGGCGGGGAGAAATTCCCGAGGTACACTTAAATGGGAATAAATATTCCGCCGACCACTTCAAGAAGATGTTGTCAGATCATAAGATTGCCATATCAAGCAATGGAATAATTTACTCACAGCCTACAAGAAAGGTTGTAGGAAGAATTATTGAAAATGATACTTAATGTTTTTGTTTTATATTCATAGTCATAATAAATGAAGGAAATATGAATACAAAAAAGTGGACTATAATTTGTAATAAGTGTGGAAAAATTAAAATCTATTCTACATATAGTGGATATTATGAGGCTAAGAGATTGGGCAGGATTTTTTGTAGATCTTGTGCCATTAAAAAACGATGGGAAAATAGTAAAGAAAGATCTAAATATGATCGTTTAATTAAGCAAGGACAGCGATTTGGGAAGTTGGTAGTTTTATCTAAAAAAATAGAAAGAGGAAATCAGGTTTTATGTAAATGTGAATGCGGCAATTTACTTAAAAAAAGAGCTATTAGATTATTAACCGAAAATAATAATGGATGTCAAAAATGTTTGATTGGAGAATTAAATCATCTTTGGAAAGGAGTTGGAAAAGTGCCCAAAATTGCTTTAACACGAATAAAACATCACGCTATTAGAACACATAAAGAATTTAATATTACACTTAAATATTTATCAGAAATATTTGACAAACAGCGGGGAAAGTGTGCATTATCTGGAATGAATTTAAATTTTGGAGTTTCAAATATAATAGAACAAACTGCATCGTTAGACAGAATTGATTCCTTAAAAGGATATATTAAAGGCAATGTGCAATGGGTTCATAAAAATGTTAACTGGATGAAGCAAGATTTTTCGGAAGATGAATTTTTATCTCTGTGTAAAAAAATCGTGGAATATCGTAAAATATGATAAAAGTAGAAATAAATGGGAAATTATTAGAGTTTAATGATCGTGCATCTGTAGATGCATATCTCAAAACCCACAACATGGACGTAGATGAGGATGGTAATATATTCCAGGTAGAAGGACGAGGAGTAATTCCAACAATTCTTGATGTATGGTTTAAAGAACGTCTTGAATATCGAAAGTTGCAAAAAAAATTTTCTGATGAGAACAATACAATTCAGTCGGAATTTTATAAGAGGCGACAGTTGAGACAGAAAATATTTCTTAATTCTATTTATGGAACTCTGGGACTTCCTGTATTCCGTTTTTATGACCGAGACAATGCCGAAGCGGTTACTATGTCGGGCCAAGAAATTATTCTCTCGACATCGAAATTAGTCAATGATGAATTTTTAAATAGATATAAAAATAAAAAGGCCACTCCACCAACAGATGATTTTATTGTATATATTGATACAGATTCAATTTATTTTTCATCATTGCAATTAGCCAAATTAGAAGGAAAAACTGATGATATGACTAAATATACGATTGATCTTGTACAACAAGTAGCAAATAAAATCAATCGGTTTTATGAATACATGGTTCCTCGTGTTTTTAATGTTGCGCCCGAATTTAACCGGATAAAAATTGTACCGGATGTTGTTGCTAAGAAAGCATTGTGGATAGTTAAAAAAAGATATGCCATGCTCAAAGTATTTGACATGGAAAAAATGAAGCCCGTAATGGGAAAAGGCGGAGAAGAAGGAAAACTAGAAGTAAAAGGAATTGATGTTGTACGTTCAAGTTATCCAGCAGCATTTCGAAAATTTTCAGCAAATATTCTTGAATCAATTCTGCGGGGAGTTTCCCGTGTAGAATTAGATGAACAGATTATGCAATTTGAAGAAAATATAGAAAAGTATGCTGTTGAAGAATTATGTAAAACGAGTTCCGTAAGATTTAAATCGAGAGATGGGAAAACGGATTATAGGCCCATAGACAGAAAGCGGTTTCAGTTTGTTTTAGGATCTCCTCCTCAAGTTAAGGGGGCATTATCGTATAATGATTTATTGAAAGTATGGAAATTACATCGCCAATATGAATCAATTGGACATAGTGAAAAAATTAAATGGTGTTATTTACTTCCAAATGATTTTAATTTGAGTGAAATAGCATTTAAAGGAGATGATACCGATCCTGATAAAATTTTGGATTTCATTTCTCATCACATTGATCGTAGAAAAATGTATGAAAGAGAATTAAAGTCAAAATTGTCCGAAATTTATGCGGTTATTGGATGGCCCTATCCGAATAGAGGTTCACAGTTGGCTGAAAATACATTTAATTTTGATGAAGAGTGGTAAAATATAATAAATTGCCAATATAGGATAAATTTGATATACTAAGAATTGTAATATGAAGAAACAAGTACTAGAAACATTTATTAAAAGATATTCGCTGGGGGGAGAAATAAATAAAGTTAAGTGGAAATATACGGCGGACGCAAAAACTTTACATGCTAGAGCAACGGCGGATGGAAGATGTTTTATTGCGGATGTGATTCTCCATAATTTCAGCGATTTTGGGGATGAAGATATAGACATTTGTATTGGAGATACTGAGAAAGTAAAAGCGATGTTATCTCCATTTATAAGTGAAGATTTGCGTTTTACGATAAATAAAACCGAAAGTAGAGTATTGGGATTTTCTATATCCGACGATGATTGTGAAAGTTATTGTACCGCCGCCGATCCTTCTTCCATCGATCCGGTTGCTAAGAATCTAAAAGAAATTCCTGATTATGATGCAATTATACCATTGAGCGGGGAATTTGTTGATAAATTTTTAAAAGCAAAAGGTGCATTAAAAGATGTAACAAATTTTTCAGTAGGAATGAACAAAAGTGGCGAATTTGAAATGATAATTGGTTATATCACCGCTAATTCTAATCGAATTCGGTTAAAACCAACGTGTGATGATAAATATAATAAAGTTACACAGGCATTATCTTTTCCTATTAAAAATGTTGCCGAAGTATTTAAGGCAAATCGTGATATTTCAGATGGAAAATTATCTATTAATAGTGCTGGAATTATACAAATATATTATTCAAATGCGGATTATACATGCACTTATTACCAATTTGCAAATAAGAAAATATAGTTATGATTAAATTATCTAATTGTTATAAAACATCGGATGGTTCTATTTTTAAGGATTTGGACGATGCTCAATATCATGAAATTTATGGGTTATTGAATCTGGCTGGATTTTCATGCGGAAAAGAATTGGCCGAGGGAATAATGGCTCGTAAAAAAGAAATTATAAATATTTTATCATTAACTCCCGAATCTTTTTTAGATGATAAAACTACAGTTTCAGATAGTAAAAAGAAAGATAAACGAGTATTAATAACTGGTTAAAAATAAATAATATAATATGTTTGATCCAAATACATTTTTTGAAATGGAAGAACGAGTACCCGTATCCGATCATAGTTTATGGGTAGAACGGTATCGTCCCCGAAATTTTGAAGACTTCATTGGAAATTCCACTTTGAAAGAAACTTTAAAAATGTGGGTTGAGAAAAAGGACATTCCACATTTATTATTATATAGTAGTCCTGGAACGGGAAAAACATCTTTGGGAAAAATGATTGTCGATCTAATTCCTTGCGATTATCTTATTATTAATGCCTCAGATGAGAATGGTGTGGATAGTATAAGAGATAAAGTACAAGAATTTTGCATGACAATGGGAATGCGGAATTTAAAAGTAATGTTTTTAGATGAAGCAGATCGACTCACCCCCGATGCACAAGGAATTTTGAGAAATTTGATGGAGACTTATTCTCATTCAACTCGATTTATTTTAACTTGTAATTATAAAGATAAAATAACTCCGGCAATATGGTCCCGGTGTCAAACATTTGAAGTGCGTCCACCTTCTAAAAGTGAAGTAGCTAAACATTTGGTAGGAATTTTGAAAAAAGAAGAAATCCAATATCAAACTGAAGATGTAGTATTTATAGTAAATAGTTATTTTCCTGATTTGAGGAAAATTATCAATTATACCCAACAATCTTCTATTGAAGGAGAATTGAAAATTGCTCGGGCAAGTGCTGCCGAACAAGATTATAAAACTAAATTAGTCGAATTATTAAAAGAAGCCCGTACCAGAACCAGGGTATTTGATGAAATACGTCAATTAGTAGCGGACGCTTCGTTTTCTAATTATGACGAAGTTTATCGATATTTATTTGATCATATCAATGAATATTCTCCACAGGAGAAGGTTCCTATGGTTATTTTGAACTTGGCGGAATCTATTTATCAATCAGCATTGGTGTTTGAAAGAGAAATCACTTTCGTTGCAGCAATGCATAAATTGTTAACAATATTAAAGTAAGGATTATATTATGAGTGAAATGACACAAGAACAACGTCTTAAAATTCTGGATGAAACAGTTAGAACTTTCGGAAAAAAAGAATGGTTCAGGGATGCTACGGTTTATAATAAGCATCCTTTAGATTCACAGCCAACATTGGAAATTAAAGTGAATTATCTTCCTTTATTTGAACGAAGAGAAGTAAAGGAATTCTGTAATGCTAGAGGATTGGCCGATAGATTTGTTATTGTAGATCGGGATGGAAAACCAGTAAATTAACATGAAAGAAAATAATACAGTTATAGAAATGCCCAAGCAAAAAATGTCGGGAATTAAATCTAACAAAGGTACAAAAGGATTTTTATTTGCAAAGAAGAAGAATCTATTGAAAAATACTCGATGTTATTTGATTGGACATATGCAATATTCTGATGGTAGAGGGTGGAGAGAAGCTATACAAAAGGAATTAAAAAATACGGGGGTAAAGTTTTATGACCCATATAATAAACCTTTTATACATCATGTTCCGGAAGACGAAATTTCTCGTGCCGAAATGTTACACTGGATGGAAACTGAACAATATGACATGGTTTCACAACGAATGAAATCAGTAAGAGATTATGATTTAAGGTTGTGTGAATATTGCGATTGGTTTATAGCAGTCATTAAACCTACTATTGCATCTTGGGGATCTGCCGAAGAAATTTCTGCCGTTGTAAGAGCAAGAAAACCTCTTTTTTTAGTTATAGACGATCCCCGAGGAAAAAAGGCGTGCCCACTATGGTTAATGGGCGCTGTTTCCCATAAATATATCTATAATAATTTAGATGAAGTTATAGAAATGGTACGAGCCATTGACTGGGGAATAATAAAGATGAATTCAGAAAGGTGGAAATTATTATTACCAGAAATGAGATAACATTATATGAGAGAATTTTTAATTCCAGCTTCCATTGGAATTTCACCCTCGATTTCATTACGAGGATTGTATTATATTGGACAATATGGAACAAGTGGATATGCTTCGGCAGCACGAGGATATTTATTTGATTATTTTGTAAAAGGAATTCCTATCACATGGGAACCATTGTACTTTGATAATTCACAATTAAGTGATGACGATTTTTATGATATTACAATAAAATCTTTGATTCATAAACCAATCAATAATATAGATATGGTTATTATGCACAGTACTCCCGATTTGTGGCCCGTATTTTGGAAAGAAAAAACCAAGTTATTGTCCAATAAAATTGTTGTTGGATACTGTACATGGGAAACAAACCGTCTGCCAAAACATTGGGTTAACGGTATTAATGGGTACGTTAATGAAGTGTGGTGTCCATCGACATATAATGAGACATCTTTTAAAGAGTCGGGAGTTACCTCTCATATAAGAGTAGTCCCTCATGTATTTTTACCAAAACCTCTTCCTCCACCCGATTTAGTTAAATTAACAAATGTATCTAATGGAGATAAAATAGAAAAGGATGGAAAATATACATTTTATACTATTGGTGAATTTAATGCACGAAAAAGTATTTCTGAAACTATACAAGCATATTGTACTGCATTTGATAGAAATGATCCTGTAAGGTTAATATTAAAAGTACATTTTCGGGGGTATCAGCAGGAAGCGAAAGTAAGATGTGAAAACGCAATTAAAGAAGAATTGAAAAAATATCCTAATCATCCCCTGATTATTGGACTTTATGAAAATATGACTTCCAAAGAGATTTTAGGATTACATTCAATTGGTAATTGTTATGTAGGATTAACAAAGGCGGAAGGATTTGGACTTACGATTTTTGATGCTTTTCATTATAAAAAAGAAATTATTGCAACGGGTTATAGTGGGCATATAGATTTTTTAGGAAAAAATCACCCCGGATTAGTAAGATATAAGCTGGGACCCGTGCAAGGAATGACCGAGTTTTCACCGAATTATACCGAAGATCAAATGTGGGCATATCCAGATATAGATCATGCTATTTATTTAATGAGAAAAGCAGCAAATATTAAATGTTAGATTAAAAATATATAAGGAGAAATTAAATATGAAAGGAAGAAGTCTTACGGGTTCAAGTATTACAAATTGTTTTTCGGATTTTCTTTTAAAATATGAAGGAAATTATTTAGAAATTGGAATTTTTGATGGATATAATTTATGTCTAGTGGCTAAATCTATTCCACTTAAAATTTGCTATGGAATTGATCCGTTTATTTCCGATGGTCACATTGGATATGAAAAAGGAACTCCTATTCCCGAACACGAAAAAAATTGTAAAGAAAATATGCAGGAAGTTCCCAATACTAAATTATTTAGAGTGACTTCGGAAGAGTTTTTAAAAAATCTTACTGATGAAATGATTAACGAAATGAATGTTTCGGCGGTGTATATAGATGGATCACATCATTTTCCCGATGTAATTATAGATATTGAATTAGCAATAAAACTTATAGGGTCTAAACCGGGACTTATAATTTTTGATGATTTACATATATCTGATGTCAAAGAAGGAATTAAATGGGGAATGGAAAAATATCCGGAACATTTGCGTTCTATATCAAGTACTCATTATATAAATATATGAAATTTAATATCAATAGGATTATAACAAAAGTCCAGATTCCTATTATCCGCATTTGTAATCAAAGATGTCCTAATTGTTGTGCTAGACATGAGCTTACTTGGTATAATAAAAATTTAAATAAAGAAAAAGAAGTTTCATTAGAAGAATTAAAGTGGGCTGGAGAATTGTTAGGATATATACCAGAAATAGAAATTACGGGTGGCGAGCCAACTTTGCATTCACAATTTGAAGAGTTGACTAATAATTTAAGAAATTATTTTAATTATAAAAAAATAATGTTGGTTTCTAATGGATTTTTATTTGGAAAAGATCCTTCTAAATTACCTTTGTTATTAAAATATGATCGGTATTATTTTACTCATTATACCAATCAATTTGATAAAGAAAACAAAACTGGTACAAATACAAAGACCATAGAAATGATAACAGAGTACATTAAAAAAAATATAAGACCAAAATGGCTCCCCGTTGATGTTTCTAGTCACATTATTTATGGTTCACCCCCGTATCCAGGAAGATCATGTGAACGAAACAATTCTAATATGATTTCTTATTATGAAGGAAAATTATATGGATGTTGTATTGCTTGGTCGTTAGAAAATAAAGGAATAGGAATACCTCTAACTAAAAATTGGCGAAACGAATTACATAACATCGAATTACCATGTGAAAGTTGTTTTTTATCAGTATAAATATATGATTATAACAAAAAATGATATTACATTTAAAGTTGAAGGACATCATAGTTGGTTTTTTGAAACATATGTGAAAGAAACATGGGAACCTCACACATGGAAAATTTTAAAAGAATATGTTTCTAAAGAAACGATATTTTTTGATATAGGTGCTTGGATAGGAATTATTACATTGCCAGTTTCATATGTAGCAAAAATGTGCTATTCTTTTGAACCTGATCCTTTAGCATTTAAAACTTGTCAAAATAATATTTTATTAAATTCCAGAGAAAATGTTAAGTTATACAATATGGCAATAACTAATTATACTGGAAACATGAGTTTAGGAAATTTATACGAGTTGGGAGATAGTAGAACTAAACGAAACACTAAGAAGAATGAATTTGTAGTATCATGTACTTCTCTCAGCGAATTTTGTCAAAAAGAAAACATTGAACGAGTAGATTTTATTAAAATAGATGTAGAAGGTTCAGAAGAATTAATTTTAAAGGATTTTACTTTTTTCGAGAAATATAATCCTATAGTATATCTTAGTTTACATCCTGATTGGATAGATGATAAGAATGAATTTACTTCTAATATAAATCGATTAAAATCTTTATATACTAAAGTGAAGGAATACGAACCGACATATAAAAATTTTAATGAAATGTTATTTATAAATTAAGTTAATAAATTTAAAACGAAAGGAATCTAATGCCAATTAATGATTTAGATAAGTATTTTATACTACATAAAACGGATAAGGCTTCAACAGATCACAATTATTCTGTACCGTATTTTATGTTTTTTAATTCCGTACGAAATTCACCGATAAAATTACTTGAATTTGGAATATACAAGGGGGCTTCAGTTAAAGCATGGAAAGATTTCTTTCCTTCGGCAACTATTGTTGGTGTAGATATAGATGCACAATGTCGTCAATATGAAGAAGAAAGAATACATGTAGAAATTGGAGACATGACAAATGGGTTATTTTTGAATGACCTACATCAAAAATATGGTGGATTCGATATTATTATTGATGATGCCGCACATTTTTGGAGACATCAAATAGAAGCTTTTCATTTTATGTTTCCATTATTAAATCCAGGAGGATTTTATTCTATTGAAGATTTGCATACATCGTATTTATTTGGAAGTGTATATGATACTGGAAGACCAACTACTGTTGAAGTTTTAAACGATGTAATAAATCAATTACATTTGAATGGGAAAAGTTCTAACGGAGTAAAAGAAATTGGAAATAAGCCCCTTACATATTATGAGAATTGGTTAGAATATATGTTTTTATTTAAAGGAATTTGTATAATGAAAAAAAGGAATTCTCCATTAAGATAAAATTATGAATGATATTGATTATTATAAATTATTGGGTATTAAATCTCCTTACACAAGATTTAAAAACAAATTTGATTTAAAACAAGTTATGCGAGGATGGAATGGAAATAACCCATTTTTATCTAACATTGTAAAGGAAAAACGGCCCAATTCCATAATAGAAGTAGGTAGTTTTTTGGGATTGTCAACAATTACAATGGCGAAAGCTTGTAAGGAGTGTAATTTAAATACAAAGATTTTATGTGTAGATACATGGTTAGGGTCTCCGGAACATTGGCGTTCGGATCAATGTAATTTATTAAATTTATACGATTATTTTGAGAATGGGATTTCGGCCATGTATGATCAATTTATAATTAATATGATTGTTAATAAAATAGACGATATGGTTATTCCTATTCCGAACACTTCAAAAAATGCATTTAATATTTTACAATTAAAAAATGTTAAAGTAGATATGGTATATATAGATGGTAGTCATGATACTGATGATGTTTATAATGATATTATATTATATTTTAAATTACTTAATAAAAATGGATATATGTTTGGTGATGATTATGGTGGATGGGAAAGTGTAAGGAAAGGTGTTCATTTAGCATTAGAAAAAATCAATGGAAAATTAGAAATTCATGACAATTTGTTTTGGAGTATTAAATTATGAATATATTTGCTACTTCATTATGGACTCCCTATACTGGAATAGAATTTTCTGAAGATAAATATATAACTAATGCGTTATGGCGTGATGTTTTATTAAAATATGGAAATATAACTTTTACTGAATTAGAAAAAAGTCAACTGGTATTTTTATTTATTTCATTTACTGGAGAAAAATTTAAATTTGATGAATCGTTGGCTAATAAAATTGAATTTTTACAAATACCCATTATAATTTTTGATTATTCTGAGTACGGTCAAGATGGAGCATGGGATAGATTATTTGAATATAATATTTTTGGTTATAATACCGAGTATTATAATATATTGAATAGAAAAGACTCATTGTTATTGCACGGGTTCCTTGAACGAAATCAACATCTTATTAAATGTTATTTTAAGAGGGAATTAAATAATAATACAGACAATTCAAAAATTCCATTTAAAGTATTTCCAATAGAATATATAAGTGATAATTATATTTATAATAATCTGGCACAAACTTCAGATGAATATTTTAATCGGAAAATTCATTATTCTTTTATTGGTGGAAGTACTAATCGTTCTCGTATAAAATTATATGGAAATATACTAAAAAACATAGATAAATTTCGTTGTGAAGTTGCGACATCATTTAAACAATGTGATAAAAGATTAGAAGAAAATTCCCATTTTATTTTTTTAAATCATGTTCAATGGTATGAGCGCACGGAATATAAAAAATTGTTAGAATATCAATTAAATACACGGGTTGTTATGGATATGTATGGATGTGGATTAAAATGTTTTCGCAATGTTGAATCTACATATAATTCTCTTTCGGCTAAACAGGATCCTACAGTATTAAAATTTACACATCCTTGGATTGATAAAGAAAATTGTATTGTCTTACCAAATAAACCTGGTACATTATTAATAGATGAAAAATTATCAGTAGAAATTTTATTATACTATCGAAAAAATCAGCATTTACTTTATCCCATATATTTAAAAAGTTTAGATACTAATAAATTATATTCTCCGGCGAATTATGTTCCTAATCATGTCATGAAAAATATTAAAGAGAGTTTATGAATAAAAAAAATATTTTAATTACTGGTAGTGGGCCACATTTACCAGAGTGGTGGGATAAGAATGTAGATAAAATAAAAGATTATGAAGTTATATCTATTAATACTTCTATTTGTATAACTAAAGAAAGATGTAATCGATGGATAAAGTCGGAAGATTATTATTATTATCATAAAGACTTAGTTGAAACTTTAAGTTTATTAGAAAAAAAATTAAAGCCTTTTGATAAATGTAAAGGAATTCCTATAATTCCAGTAGCAAATTATGATTGGCCATTTAAATATAAAAGAAATGGAAGCGGCGGAATAATGTTTTTTAATGTATTAGAGGGAGTAATAAATGAAGCATTTTGGTATAATAATATAAAAGAAATAAATATCGTAGGATGTGATTTAATATATAAAAGTGGAAAAATTAATCATTTTTATGGAAAATCGGGAACTAATGATCCGATGCGAATGGGAATTCGGTGGATTGAATATAATTTAAAAATGTTTAAACATGCATTTAAATTATTAAATATTCCTGTTTATAATTTATCTTTATCGGAGGAAACATTGCTACCTTTTCCTCGAAAAATTTTGTGAAAATACATTTTAGTGATAATAATCATATATGGCCCCGAATGGGGCCATTTATCAATACATTAAAGCAGGAAAGACATATTGTTTCATATACATTTGATAGATCTTGTCCTTCTAATGTTGATATATGGTTTATTGATTATCATAAGCGATTGTGGTGGGAAGATATAGTTAAACAAAATAATTTATTAAAAGATATAATCAGTAATTTTAAAGGTAAAATAGTACTTTATTCATTAGATGATAATGGGTGGTATCCAGTACAAGGATTACATGCCGATATATTGCATAGAATAAATGCATTAATGGTATTTATTAAGTCTGATTATGATAAATGTAAATCTCCCATATTAAATTCTAAAATTATTACTATTCCTCGTTATTTGTGTAATCACAGAGAATTTAATAATAAAATTATTAAAATTCCTCAAATATTCTTTATAGGAAATTTGACGGGTGGATATAAGATGGGAGGAAAAAATTGGCGTGTAGAAGCCATGAAATTAATACAAAATTCATTAATAATAAAAAATAAATTTATTGGTGGAATTGTAGGTAAAGAAATAATTGATGTAAAGCAAAATGAAGAATACAATAAAACGTTTTTTGATTTAATAGTTCCACCAATTTCTGAAATTGAAAATATTAGAAGACTTGAAGAAAGTTTAATTACTTTATGTATCCCGGGGAATACAATATGGTCATATCGATTTCCGTTAGCAATGCAATTAAAAACGACCATTATAACAATGGAAGGATTAAAAAAGGATCCAGGAGAATGGATGTATAACAATGTATTTTCTGATGAATTTTATTATGTTAAACCGGATTTATCTAATTTCATAGAAATTTGTAAATATGCATTGGAAAATATAGAAGAAACTAAGGATAAAGCTGAACGAGCATATCAATTATATAATAAATATTTTAGATTAGAATCCGGTGGTTTTTATATGCCTCATGTATGGAAAGAAGTAAAAGATAAATTTGAGCGATTAGGAGTAAACTTATAATTAAATTCGTTAAGAGTTTGGTATTATATAATTATATTTATAAGCATGAGTAAAAAGACAGTTAAAAAACCAGTTAAAGAGAATTTTTTTGAACCCGCCGTTGGCGGGGCGGCAGGAGCCGTTAATGTTCAACCGGGGTGGGGGACATTTGCTTCCCCAAATGTGCAGCAACATCCTTCGCATTTTGGGTTTGACCATAAGCATATTAATTCTAAAGGAAACACTAGGTCGGATAATTTATATAATTCGGCATATTTGCAAAAAGATATAGATCAAATATATAGTCGCCCAACTACACCAACTCCCGATGAAATAGTTACTGGCATTCAATATGAATTGGGACAAATGAATAAAAAAGATTTAGCTTTAGCCAAACAGAATGTTGTAATGAATTTAAAAAGAAATCCGAAATATTATTCGGAATTGAAAATGTTAAATATAACTGATGATGATATGACTAAAAATATGATGGACCCTCCGGCACAACCTCTTTATGAAAAAAAGCATCCTAATGATGCTCCGGCAAAAACTAAAATTTCTACTAATTTAGAAGAAACCAAGAAAATTCTGGCCGATTTATCAAAAGGAAAAGATCAAAAATATGTTGTAAATAAAGGAATTGCCGATGTAATGAAAGAAATGTGGGAGAAAAAGAAGGCTCGCAATTTATGGAAAAAGGTGTAATATGGCCGATCCAAACGAATATTATCATCCAAAACCTCCCGGAAATGCTCCATATGACCCCTCCGTGGGAGATCCGGCTATGATGAAAGATTGTCGGTGGAGAATCAAATGGTTTAACGAAAATACGGGAAGTAAAGTATGGGGACTTGGTTCTGGGCAAGAATTCCCTAAATTAAGACAAGCTTCTAATATGCATGGAACTCGTGTTTTGGATGCCGGACAAGCAACTCCGGGAAGAAAGTTGCATGTTGTAAAACAGAAATAATTATTGAATTATCTATCTATTACTAGAAGATAAAGTTCTTTTACAAATTGCTTCCATCGAACCTTATCAAAATTCATTAATTCTTTGAGATTGCGTGATATAAGTTGTATCATATCATCATATATATGAGGTAGTTTTCCTGACACTAACTTGATAAATGTTTGTTTCCAATCTGGTTTTGCAGCATTTTTATTTATCCATCTTTTTATATAAAAAGCATAAGTATAAAGGTTGGGTTTGAATTCAATATCTCTGTTATGATGAGGAATGCGGCGTACGAAATCTCCCATACTATTATATCTGTGTCCCGCAATATCAGTATTGGGGTCTTGATGTAAAACCTTTTCTTTTGGAAGGCCGACGATTTGATTAAGTTGTATCCAATGCCGAATTTCATGTTTAATGGTTTCAGTTAATTCATCAAAGGAAGATTCAAATTCTTCGATGAAAAATTGTTTATCGGCCAAAATAAAGATTTCCTTGGGTTGTTCAAATTCGTTTACATATCCATCTCTTGATGATAAATATCCATCGGAAATTTTTAATATAGTGTCGGGAAATTCGGTTGTATTTTTAGGAATAATTCGAAAATCAGCATTTCCCCATTGAGTCTTATTACGTTCTTTTTTTGTTTTAAAAAAAGCAGCACTTTCTTGTCTATATTGAGTTGCTAATCTAACATATTCCTGATATTTTACAATGCGACGGTTTGAGGCGGTTTTCACATTCTGGGCCCGGGTTTTGAAATAGGAGAGAAACATCGACGCAATATATTTTGCTAACTTTTCAGCAAGTTCTTCAACGTCTGGAGGTAGTGCAAACCCAGCTTCACACAATTGTTTTAATTTTATCATAAAGGTATCAAGAATAAATATATAATAATTTCTGGTTTTTCGGATATATTTAAAAGAGAGTACATTATTCTCAAAAATGTATTTATTGGGAATTTTGTTAGCATTAAAAATAACGATTATAAAAAGTTGACACTAAATATTAAGTAAGTTATAATAAAGGATAATATGACAACTATACCTCGTACGTTTTGTATTACTCTTAGGGAAACTCCAAAGAGAAAAGAAGAAGCTATTAAATATTTCAATCAAGTGGGATTAAATGTTGAAATGTTTGATGGCATACACGGTGAATCATTTGGACTTAAAACGGTTATACCAACTTATGATCTTATGGCCGGAAGAGAATATTTTATTACTCAGGGAGCAATAGGATGTATTCTGTCGCATTTAATGTTATGGAATGTATTAATAAATCAACCCGAAGACGAATTTTTAATTTTAGAAGATGACGCTCAATTGTGTGATGATTTTTTTGAAAAATTTGCCAAATTTAAATTAGAATTACCTGATGATTGGGAAATGGTATATGTGGGCTATCTTCTTACAAGCGGAGAAAATATTGATACTGTAATTAAAGTATCAGATAATGTAGTTATAGTTGAACCAATGTGTACTCATGCATATTTGGTTAAAAAATCGGCGCTTAAAGTTCTTATAGAAACCAATCAAATTGCTTGGAATCCATTGGATTTGCAAATTTGTAAACGATCCTTGCCGTTATTAAAACATTATGGAGCAAAAACCCCTTTAATTGGACAAAGATCGGTTCTTAATTTAAAGGATGAAACGTGGTATTCTTTATGTTATGATTGGAATGTTAATCCCGAGTGGTTGGGAAGTTCGAAAAGTAATAATGTTAGATTAGGAAATGGGTGGCATCCTCTTGAAAAGAATGAAGACGGATATATGATTTGGACCGACGGGAGGGGAGAATTTATATTTGATGATAAATGGAAAAAAATGCAAATAGAATTTATCATAGAAGGAGAAGTAGAAAAAAAATTAAGAATTGTTTGTCCGCAACACTCGGATCAGGTGTATGAATTAAATAAATATGGAATGTATAATTTAACATTTAATATTAACGAATCGCCGTCGGTTATTCTAGTGACTGATACATTTCGACCAAGTGATATTTTTAAAACAAGCGATAACAGAAGGTTAGGAATAAGATTATTAAAAGGTATTACTCTTACTGATGTGGAAGGGAAATCGACATTTGTTAGTTTATATTCAATGTATGGAGCCAAAAAAGTTGATGAGATGTCTAAAACTGCCGGAATTAGCATGCTTAAAATTAAATATAGTCATGCCGATGGAAAAATAAATCTAAGAGGACAATATTCGTATAATCATCATCGTTCGGGATTTGGTTATATGCTTGAATTATTATCTGAATATCATCGAGAAGATGCAACGGTAATGGATACATGGGTAGAGAGAACATTTGCATGGGAAAAAGTAAAAAATTCACAATTACGGTTTATACCGTATCGTGAACCTTGGGTGGGGATAATGCACCATCCACCAAATACTCCTAGCTGGTTCACGGATAATGCAACGCCTTATACTATAATTCAGTGTAAAGAATTTCAAGAAAGTTTACCTATGTGCAAAGGATTATATGTGTTTTCACAATATCATGCCGATTTCTTAAAATGCTTTATTAAAACTATACCCATAGAGGTTCTTCGATTGCCCACCGAAACCCCCGAGGTTAAATTTAATATGGATAAGTTTATTGCTAATACTAATAAAAAAATTGTTAATATTGGATATTGGTTGAGAAAATTATCTTCTATTTATTTATTAAATTCAGACCAGGGAATTTATCAAAAGATTCGTCTGTTACCGGCAACGACATGGGTTCCACCAGAATTAATAGAAACAACACTTGATATAGAAGCCGGATTTCGTGGTTATCCAATTTCGGATGATATGAAACGATCTGTTATAGATGTTCGCCATCTTCCTAATGATGAATATGATGAATTGCTTTCAAAAAATATATTGTTTGTTGATTTATATGATGCCAGTGCTAATAATTGTGTTATTGAAGCTATGGTAAGAAATACTCCAATATTAATTAATCCTGTACCTGCGGTGGTTGAATATTTAGGTGAACAATATCCATTTTATTTTAAAGATTTAGAAGAAGCTTCTAAAAAGCTAAAGGATATAGCTCTAATTAAAGAAACCAGTGATTATTTATTAAATAGTGGTATCGCAGAAAAAGTATCGGATGAACATTTTAAACGTACAATTAGAAATGGGGAAATCTGGAAGAATTTATGATTCCGAAAATTATTCATTTTATATTTGGATTAAGAGAAGATTTTGGAGGAATGCCGTTCTCTCAATGTCATTATTGGTCTATATTATCTGCTAAAATAATAAATAAAGATTATGAAATAGTTTTACATTATTTTTACGAACCAGTTAATAATGAATGGTGGGAAAAATGTAAAAGTATAATAAAATTAAATAAATTAAAACAACTTCCTGTATCTGTTACAAATCATATTATAGAAAAACATGCTCATCGTTCTGATTTATTGCGGTTGGATATATTAAATGAAGAAGGAGGTATATGTTTAGATATTGATACTATTTGTATTAAACCTTTTGATCCGTTATTAGTACATGAAAATAAAGTTGTCATGGGAATAGAAGTATTTGACGGAATTATTACAGGATTGTGTAATGCAGTTATTATTTCAAATAAAAACAATATATTTTTACAAAGATGGAAACAATTGTGTTTAATTGAATTCGATCCACGAGATTATAATAGAACAGGCGTAAAACTTCCGTGGAGATTATATAATAGTTTTCCCGATGATATATGGGTTGAACCGCCAGAGTCATTTTTTCGGTTAACATGGTCGGAAAAAGACTTTCAAGAGATGTATTTTAATAAAATTATATTTGATCGTTCTTATTCAGTGCATTTATATAATGGCTCGTGGAAATATCTTCAGCAAATTACGTATGAAGATATTATGAATAAAGATACTTCGTATAATTTACTTATGAGAAAAATTTTAAATGAAGCACGTACTCAATCAATTCTTTGACAAAATTTATTGTATTACTTGTGAAAATTTTACAGATCGACACAGTCTTGTAAAAGAACAATTAAAAGATATTGAATTTGATTGGGTTATTAGTCCTCCTTCAGCATCGTTATTTAATAATGGGCATATTACTACTTCAGAAATGTCTGTGGCGCTGGGACAAATATCTGTGATAAATAATGCCCGTTTAAATGGATATAATAAAATTGCTATTTGGGAAGATGATGGAGTACTAACGGCAACTTCAAATGAAATTAAATCTTTTATAGATGAAATTCCTGATAAGTGGGATTTTTTATATTTGGGAAATGCTAACTGGACGGATAAATTTTGGCCTCCTATCGTTAAAGAATATTCTTTGCATGTTAATAAAGTTTATAGAGCAAATGGTTGTTCATTTATAGGAATAAATTCACAAATATATAATGAAATATTATTTAAGTTAAATAAATTAGATCGGGCTTCTGATTTTAAATTTAACGATTTATATGAGAGAGGTAATACTTACGGTCCAAAAAAGTATTTTTCCAATACTATATCTATACCCCACGAAAAAATACGGCACACTTTTAGTGAAGAAAATTTGAAAAAGTTTATTCCTTCTTATATTTCTCATACTTTATAATTTATAGTAAGTTATTTGTTTTTACTGTGATATTTATATAAGTATGGAAAACTATAGAGAATATTGTAATAGGCTTTTGGGATTACCCAAAAATAAAAAATCGATTTTATCTGAAATGAGGCATACTTCCCTCGATTCTCCGATATTATCTCCGACGGCAATACCTACTCCTATTATTGGTGGGGCTGTTAGAGGAAGTGTTACGGGAGGATTGCCTTCGGGGGCCGACCAATTTGGAGATATAAGCCCCAGCCGATTGGGGGGTTATGAAAAGGTCGATGTAAATACAGTTAATAGTAAACTTGTAGATAATACTCCTAAAAATCCCGAAATAGCATCGCCCAATCCTATTAATCAAGACCCATCTTTAGTGGGGGGAGTTACGCACCCGCATCAAGTTCAAAAAAATGCGGGGGAAGTCCCTCAAAATGTTACAGGAGCTTCTACGGATGGCGATGATTCTTTAATGGTAAAACCAAACGCCCCCGATGGAATTGATATTGAAATAGATGAGAGGGGAAAAACCCCTCCGGTTGGAAGCCATGTAGTAAGAGAACTGGATGAAACATTCAGAAGGCATAAAAAATTTATGAGAAAAAGTCTTAATCTTAAAGAATGTACCTGTGAATGCGGAGATCCCGATTGTAAATGTGAATGCATGACTGACGAATGTATGACGGATGAGTGCAAATCTTGTGGTTGCGGAAAATCTAAAAAAAATAAAATGGAAGAAAACGTGGGAGCTTCGGAACCATTTGTAACTAAATGGAAAATGGATCCGGAAAAAGCTGGAATGATAAAAGTTGAAGAAAAAGAAACGATTAAAGAAGCATTTGAACGATTGAATACTTTAGCTGGTATATCTCCATTAAAAGAAAAAAATAAAGAAAAAGAAGTTAATGAAGAAGAACTTTCAGAAACCTCTGATAAATACAGTCCTCCATTTTCTCGTATGAGAGGTTTAGCAAATATTGGTGAAAAAAGAATGATGCCCGACGGTACTTGGACGGTGTAATTATGTCAGATAAAATAAATAATATTATAGATTCCGGATTAAAACATCAATTGGGATCTTTATATCATTATTTATCTAAAAAATTAAATATACGTAAAATTCCTCGCTTAAAAGTGGTTAATGATAAAAAAAATCATGATAATCCATTTGGATATACTGCGTATTATAAAAATAATACAATTACATTATATATTACCGGAAGACATTCAACCGATATTCTTCGGTCCTTTGCTCATGAAGTAATACATCATTGGCAAAATGAACGAGGAACGTTGAGAGATTCTAATTCTAACGATCCAGGATATGCTCAGTCGGATGAGTGGTTAAGAAGAAGAGAAATGGAAGCATATCTATTTGGAAATTTATTATTTAGAGATTGGCAAGATGAGAATAGAAATGGTCCTCCTAAAAATATTCCTTTCTTGCCTCAACCATTGGATTAAATTATGAGTGATAATTACGAAAGTTTAAATTCAAAATTGCCCGATTTAAAGTCCGTAATTATAAATAGAGCAAAGGGTAAACGTGAAGAAATATTACCGCCTCCCGGAACATTTGATCCATACCAAATGATGATTGATAGAAAAAGAGAAATGGATCCATCTGACTTTAAACCAGGTCCTATTGTACGATGGCCCAAAGAAGATATTGAAGCGTTAGAAGAATATTGTAAAAAAATGGGAATACATGGATTTAAAACAACAATAAATCCAAAAATTGCTTTAGCACAATTGAAGCGAAAATTCGGGGACGATTATACGGGAGTACCAATGGAAGACCGAGTTCCAGAAGGATATGAACGAATAACACCTAAATATGGTCCTAATAATACCTATTCCGAGGCAATGCGGAAAAAACAAATATTACACGATTAATTTTATTTATAAGAATTAAATAAAATTAAGAATCTATTGTCCATCCTAGATTTCTCAATCCTTGTATAGCTGCTTTACCTTGAGTTCCTATAGTATCAAGATCGGTTCCCTCAATATTTAAATAAGCTTTAGTTGTAGATTCTTTACTTTGTGTATAAAATTGAGGCAATATTGAATCTAAAACGTCATTTGATAGATTTGTATTTTTAAGATTTATGTAGGATAAACTAATATTATTTGACATTGTAAATTCTTCTAAAGAAGTACATCCTTCGAGAGACATAGATATAAAATTCTCATTTCCTATTACATCATATACTTTAAGTTGGGAACAACTATCAAATGTTAATCCGGCTAAAGTTGGACAATAATGTGAATGTACTTCAATTACATTAGATGAAGTATATGGAATTTTATATCCCGATCCAGTAAATACTACTCCCGAATCAATATTTCCTTTAAAATATGAACGAGAATCGAAAGTCCCGCTAAAATATGAATTGCTAATTATAGTTCCTGAAAATTCAATACTTCCCGTAATTACTCCGGCCATACTTCCACTAAATATTCCAACTGCTTCTGATTGCTCAATTATAATCACATTGTTTTCAGACATTTCACCCACATGAAATATGGGTTCTGTATTGGGTGGAACTATATATGACCCACTAAAGTAAAAATGAGGAAATTGACCATCCAAAATAGATTCGCTTTGAATGGAACAACTTAAATCGAAACTGCCGGTTAAAGATCCACTAATTATTGAATCCTTTATTGATCCACTCATTAATGATTCACTTATAAATGATCCACTAATTATTGAATTTGAATAAATATAAGTCTCTGTTGATCCACTATTAATTTTAGTATATGAATGTCCATAAATAGGTGAAAAGGATCCACTGGGTTTCGGAATTATTATTTTGTTTTCAAATGCTATCATAATATTATAAATTTGGGTCAATTACAAGGATTAAAGTATTATTATATGGATCGGACAACCTTGGGTCAACAACTGTAGTTGTTCTTTCCAATTCAAATTTAGATAATGTAGATTGGATTACTTTTATAGAAGGATCTATTGCAATAGATTTAATTCCTTTGAGTGGGGGTTGAAAGGTATAATATGCCTTTTTATAATGGGTATCGATGACAAACCAAGGTTCTTCTTTGTAATCTAATTGTCCGACCCATCCGAGTTTTATAGCTAAAGATTTAGCCGGAATAAAATTAGTAGAATCTATTGATATATAAATTTTCTTTATCATATCTATAAATAGTTTATATTTTTATAAAATTATAAAAAATAATTAAAAAGATTTACGAAATATAGAAATATATTTATAAATACAGGAAATTTAACATGAAAAAAATATATGTTTCAATAATTGTTGCGGGATTGACAGCTTTATTAACAAGTTGTGCTATTTTTACAACAAAAGGGAAAGCCTCTATAGCCGAAGAAAAAGGCCGAATTAAAATTGTTGATTTAGAAGCTGCTCAATCAGAAAATGTAGCTAATAAGTTAGATGAAGTGGCTGGATGGGCATATGGTACGGATTATGCACTTAGTAAAGTAAATGAACCTTCTCAAGAAGTTATAGTTGCTAAAGATATAAATAGACGAGTTATTTCTCTTTCTGGAAGTCCTACTATTGAAAAAATGAAGGAAATGCAAGAAATGATTGATAAATTGACTTCCGATTTAGAATTGGAAAAGGAAATGGGGAAGAAAAAATTGGCCTCAAAAGATAAAGAAATACTACAATTGCAGAATGAAAGTAAAGCAATATCAAAGGCTAAAGAAGTTGAAATAAAAAAATATATGGATAAAGCGGCTGCCGCCGCTGCCGCCGCAGATGCATATAAATTCCAATTGAAAGAATATGAGGGTTGGTTTGGATTAAAAGCAGTAGTTAAAGGCTTATGGCAATTTATTCGTACATCAATGTGGTTTTTATTAGGAGGAAGTATTTTATTCTTTATTTTAAGAATGGCCGCATTTTCTAGTCCAATTGCAGCATCTATATTTAGTATATTTACTACTATAGCGGGCTGGATAATTAATATTATACAATTTATTGTTCCAAAAGCAGTTGAAGCAACGGGGTATATTACTAATAAGGCATTTAATGTTTATAAAAGTGCCTTGTGGAAAGTTGTTGATGGAATTCAAATTATAAGATATAAAGCCGAAGAAACAGGAAAAACTCCAGATATTGAAGAAGCCATTGAAGAAATTAGTAAAACAATGAGTCCAGAAGAGAAAGAAATTATTAATAATATAAAAAAGACATTAAATTGGAAATAGTCAATACTATTTATATTTAATATTAAAGCATTATGAAAATTACAAAAAATCAACTAAAACGGGCAATTAAACAAATAGTAAGAGAAACTATTGAAGAGCGGCATGAGAAAAAGCAAACTCTTTTCAAAAAACATTTAACTGAGGCCGGATTAACTAGCGAAACTGAAAATCAAACTCAAGGTTATAATGAGAATGAAGAGATCATGCTTATTAAAGTAATGAAATTAATTGCCGATAAATTGTTAGCCATGCACGGAAATCAAGCTACCCCAACAATTGGAATGGCAACGGCAGAATATCCCGCTGACAACCAGGAGGATAACCAATCTGATATGGAAATAGAAGCCGAACCGGAAGATGGCGATGATGGAAATGAGGGAGAAGAAATTCCTACAGATAATGACAATGTAGAAGAAATTCCATTGGGTGATGAGGAGCCAGAAAATAATGTCGATGGAGATGAAGAAAATGAAGTTCCAGCCGATAATGAAACGCCGGAAGATAAAGAAGAAGACGAAGAAAATTTAGAAGAAGCTTCATATAAAAAAATTGCCAAGCGTGCATATGAAACTTCGAAAGATATGAAAGCTCGTACAATACAATATGATCCCGAAGTTACTGAAAACTTTAAAGTTCAAACTCGGTCTTATCGTACTTCAGATGATAATGCTAGTGATCCTAATAAAGTAAGGGACCCCGAAATTCCACAAGTATAAAATAAATAAATAAAAAAAGTTGATATTATGTTCATGATAGGGCATAATATATATGTTATAGGTTAAATTATAAATAAAGGATCTTTATGTCATTATATGTAATTGATACAACATTAAATCCTCCACAAGAAAAGAGATTTATTAATTACTCCGATCTTGTATTATATTTGGATGGAATGTCTCAAAGAGCATTTGGACAAACACGAAAACAACGTACTATATTATTAGAAGAATGTGGGCATGGGGCCGATGATAGAAACTCAACATTGTTTGTAAGATCCATGCAAGAGCAATTCCAAATAGGAATTGTTAGAGATGGTCGCCTAGTACGATGCGATGTTACCGCTCTCATTTCATTTCAAAAACCCGAATTTGGGGATTAATATTGTTAGTCTAATTAGTTATGGATATTAAATGGAGTGATCCATATTCTATGAAAATAGGGTTTCGCACCGTATGGCGAAGAGAGTGGTGTATTCCTCCCTCCATGTTAGAATCGTTTTTCATGTTCTGGAAACGTAACCGATTTAAGATGTTAGCCAATGGATTTACGGTTACTAAAAGTTCTAATACTGGAAAATGGTTTTTATTTGAAACTAAAGATAATATAAAATTATTTGATTCTTTTAGTTTGGAGGAACCTTCGCTCCCCGTAGATTCTTTTGTATTACCGGATTATCAAATTAAGAATATACAAGGATTGCGTACTTGGCAAGTAGAATCTGCCGGAAAATTATGTGCAGCAATTAAGCATTGGGGCGCAGCCATTGATGGTAGCGATACTGGATGTCATGCTAAGGGTCAGCCAATTTTAATGGCTAATGGAACTATTAAAAAAGTTGAAGATATTATTGTTGGTGATATTATAATGGGATGGCAGGGACCTCAAATAGTAACAGAATTAAAACGTGGTCGACAGAGAATGGCTAAAATAATCCCTAAAAAAGGCAAATCTTTCATTGTAAATTTAGATCATATTTTAACTGTTGCATTGACCAACAGTTGTTCTAAAACACATAAAACTACGGGAGGGTATTGTTATGGTAGTATTGTGGACATTAAAGTTAAAGATTATCTTAAATTATGTAATGCTACTAAACATGCAATGAAATTATTCTCGGTTGCAGTAAATAATTGGGAGAGTAAAAATTTACCTTTTAGTCCATATTTTGTGGGTGCTTTACTCGGAGATGGAGGAATGTCAACACGATCTACAGTTACATTTACATCTAAAAAAAGTGTAATTTGGGAAATGATTTCCAATGAATGTAATGAAAATGGATGGAAACTTGGGACTACAAAAGAGAACATTACACGAAGAATAACTAATGCTCCAACATTATTTAAATGGTTAAGAGATAATAATTTGTTGCCAGTTTCATGTGCAAATAAATTTATTCCTCACAATTATAAAACGGGAAGTCAAGAGCAACGATTACAATTATTGGCCGGTTTGTTGGATACCGACGGTTATTATCATCGTAACAATGGATATGAAATAACATTAAAATCTTCTCGATTATCGGAAGATATAGTATTTGTTGCCCGATCCCTTGGATTATCAGCATATACTAACCCCTGTAAGAAAAAAAGTAGTACTGGAGTAATAGGAGATTATTTTAGAACATTTATAAGCGGAAATGTTGATATAATACCATGTCGGGTCGATTATAAAAAAGCGAAACCCAGAAGACAAAAGAAAGATGCTCTACGTCGGGGATTTAGAATTGAATTACTCGAAGAAGACGATTACTATGGGTTTTCCCTGGATGGAGATGGTAGATTTTTATTGGGGGATTTTACTGTAACACATAATACTGGTAAAACTTATTCTTCAATTGCAGTTGCTCGGGAATTAGATTTAAAAATTTGTGTAATATGTCCCAAATCAATTATTAATAAATGGAAACAAGTTATTACAGAACATTTTGGCCTTGGAGATAAATTAATTGATGTAACTAACTATGAAAAACTTATTCGAGGAAATAAGGATTCAAAAATTGGTTCGTTTGTATTGCATCGTCATGCTAGAGGTAAAAAATTTGAATGGAAACTCCCTAAAAAAACACTTATTATATGGGACGAAGCACATAAATTAAAAAACTGGAAAACTCAAAATGCAAAAAGATGTAATGATGCCATTGTAAAGGGCTATCCGATGTTATTTTGTTCGGCCACCTTAGCTACTAATCCATTAGAAATGAGAGCTATTGGTAAAGCAGTTAAGTTATTTACTGGTAGCCGATCTTATTATGATTGGGCATATAATAATGGTGTATATAAAGGAACATGGGGGTTGGAATTTAATAATGATAGAAGAGTACTTAAACGACTCAATCATCAATTATTTACCCAACGGGGAGTGCGGTTGAGGCGGGATAAAATACCCAATTTTCCAGTTAGCGAAATTAGTCCAGAAATATATGACATGGATTTACAAGATGTCAACAAGATCAATGAAATTTTTTGGGAAATGGAACGGGAACTTGAACTTGTTCGTCAGAGAGAAAAAGAAGATAAAAAAAGAGCCAATCAAGTAAATCAAGAATTACAAGAAATAGTAATTCAAATGCGAGCAAGACAAAAAACAGAATTAGTAAAAGTGCCCCTGTTTATAGAAATGATAGAAGAAGCTAAAGAAGAGGGGTTTTCAGTTGTAGTATTTGTTAATTTTACCGAAACTTTACAAGCAATGGCTAATCGTATTGGAACAACATGTATTTTTGATGGACAAATTCCAGATAAAGAGCGAGCAAAAAATGTGAAGTTATTTCAAGCGGATAAAGAACGAGTAATTATTGTCAATACTCAATCAGGAGGGACGGGATTAGATTTACATGATTTACATGGTAATTTTCCAAGATTAAGTTTAATTTCTCCTGCATATTCGGTTATCCTTATGAAACAAGCATTGGGCCGAGTTTGGAGAGATGGAGCTAAAACCAAAAGTCTTCAAAAAATTGTTTGCGTGGCAAATACAGTTGAAGAAAATGTATGTAAAAATTTGCAGAGAAAATTTAATAATTTGAGTTTATTGAATGATGGTGAATTGGATAAGTTAGATATACTTAGTGATAAAGATTTGGCATATTCGAGAAATTCAACAATAGATATATAAGGAGTTGATATGGAAAAGACTATGAAGCCATCAAAGTTTAAAAATATAGTAGTGCGTTTATCGGCGGATAATATATTAGAGTTTAAAGTAGATACTGATATTTTTGATGACCCTTTCATGGAAGCAGCAACTCGGGCAATAGAAAAATCTAAAAAATCTAAACATAGTATAGTACGAGCCATTACTGAATGTTGGGAGAAAAGATCGCCTAAAAAAGTTATTATGTATAATTCATATTGGATATTAGTTAATGCATCTTTATATTCGAAAGCCGAAATGCTGCGTGAAAAATTTAGAATGCAAACAAATTGTGATTTAGCAAAGGAGCCAATCCGTGGAGAACTTCCAGAATAATAATATTACATCTTCTATTTCCGTTGAAACTCCTAAATTAACATATGATACAACTGGAAATGATCGGGTATTAGCTATTATTTTAAAAAAACAAGAAGAATTAGAACGTGAACTGCACGATTTAAAAAATAAAAAAATATTAGAAGAAACTCAACTTCCAAAAGGAATATTAGAACAAAGCGGACATATTGTTCCTTATACTAAACGAGGAAAACGAGGAAGAGGTTATAGGCCCATTTTAAGATATGAAATTGAAGAAGCCATAAAACATTCGGGGTTTGGCGCTCAACAGGCCAAGTATTTAGGAGTACATATCGAAACATATAAAAAATATGCAAAGATGTATGGTCTGTGGAATCCTCAACCGAATTTAAAAGGGAAAACTCGCAATTTAAATCCAGATAGTGGGAAATATCCACTTAATCGAATACTGGCGGGAGATTTTAATGGACATCCTAAAGTTACAGATTGGATGGTTAAACGAAAACTATTAAAAACAAATATATTTCCTAAGTGTTGTGCTATATGTGGATATGATAAGAAAATTTTAGGAGGAACTTATCCAATTATATTATTAGATCATTTAGACGGTGATAGAAAAAATTTTAAGAAAGAAAATTTAAGATTTTTATGTTGGAATTGTACAGTAGAATGCGGACGGGGATACTGGTCACGAAAAATTAGTTTATTTGATCCACAATGTAAACCCCAGTGATATTTATTAATATGAAAAAACAACCAATTCATATTTTAAATCAAATGGGAGTTATCCCATCTTTTTCGGTTGCTAAAAAAATTACGGATGAAGAAATACAGAAATTTTTTAAGAAATGGGAAAAAATGGGAAAATCCGAAAAAGAATTGGAAGGAATGTTAAAAGAAAAAATATTAGGAGAAATTCATGAAGCATTATCGCAGGAAAAAATTCCTGGGTTATTACGACCGATTGATATAGCTAATGAATTAAATATAGATCCAAATATTATAAGAAACATGCCTGAACTTAATCGGCTGATTATGGTTATTGCTCATAAATTAACTGAAAAAAATTATGATAAAATGTCTTTGTGCTATTTTATTGGTAAGCTTGTTGATTTTTTGGGTTTACAAGAAGCCGACTTTGAGAGATTTCATCGACGGAATAATCAATCCAAAAAAAATGAGGAAGAGGAAGACGACGGCGATGACGACGATGAAGATGGAGTTGACCAGTTCAACTAATCAAAATTGGTGGGAAAGTGAATGGTATAAAGAATGGGAACAATCTACAAAAAGAAAGTATCATGGGAAACGAGATGGTGCTTGGTATTGTTATTATAATGAACGCCAAGAATTAGTTTATGTATATTTGAAAAAATTATAAATTATAAAATGAGTTATAGTATGAAAATTTTAAGTATTGATGAAGCCGAAAAGAAAGCTAAACAAAATACATCGATTATAATTACCGGAGTTACTGGACAAGATGGTAGTTTAATGACCGATTATTTACTTGCAAATACATCATTTATGATATTTGGAGGAGTTAGAAGGCTTAGTGTATCTAATCATAAAAATATATTGCATTTATCTGATAATGAACGATTTGAATGTATAAATTTTGATTTAACGGATGCACATGTAATAGAAAAGGCAATTTCTATAATTAAACCAGCATATTTTATTAATTTGGCAGCGCAGAGTTTTGTAAAATCATCTTGGGACTTCCCTGCCCAAACGTGGGCCGTAAATAGTACGGGGGTACTACATATATTAGAGGCGATTCATAGACATGTACCTACTTGCAGAGTGTACAATGCCGGTTCATCAGAAGAATTTGGAAATGTTCTGTATTCTCCACAAGATGAATTTCATTCGTTGCGTCCTCGCAGTCCGTATGGGGCAAGTAAAGCTGCGGCCCGACATTTAATTAAAGTTTATCGTGAATCTTATAAAATGTATGCTTTACAAGGTTGGTTATTTAATCATGAAGGAGTCCGTCGTGGTGAAGAATTTGTAACTAGAAAAATTACAAAATACGTGGCTAATTTTTCAAAGAAACTAAATAAAAATAATATAGAATCGATTAAAAGAATTCAACCGTTGGAATTAGGATATGTAAAAATTAAACGGGATTGGTCTGATGCCGAAGATTGTGTTGATGCAATATGGAGAATGTTAAATCAAGAAAAATATAATGAACAAATTAAAAATTTGGTGTCCTTTAGCCTTTCCAAATATGGTACTTTTTCGGCTGAACTCACCGAAAAGCTTTCTATGTTAATAAAAGAATATGTGGTTAGTTCGGGAGAAGATCATACTATTGATGAATTTGTACAAAAAGCATTTAAATATATTGGAATCGAAGGAAAATGGGAAGGTGAAGGAATTAATACTAAATTTATATATGAATCCGGCAGTTCGGCCATTCAACCGGGAACCGTGTTAGTAAAAATTAATACTGACTTTTATCGACCAGCCGAAGTAGAAAATCTGTGTGGAGATAGTTCGGCAATTAAACGAGATTTAAAATGGCAACCAAAAACTGCGTTTTCTCAGCTAATAGAAAAAATGGTTAAGAATGATCTTGAATTTTTAAAATTATAAAATGCCTCTTTCGTTGGTGCCATGATATTTATTGGCATGAAGATAGGTTCCCTACCGAACAAGCCGCTTATGATTATCAGCAAAAATGGATTACTATTTCACGAGAAAATGAGACCAGTCCACATGTCTCGATTTACGGATCGTGTGAGATACCTTAATTGGTTGTGGATTATGAGGGTTAATTAATAATTTTAGTCCAACTTCGGAATTGAGCCGATTTCCTTTTTTATTGTTAATTGCTTTTGACGTTAGTACAGTATTATCATACGTATCTTTTCCACCACGACTTAAAGGTACTACGTGGTCAATCGTAGCATGAGAAAAATCTAATTCTTCTCCTGTGTAAGCATTTATTCCATTATCACGAATGTATAATCCCTCTTTCGTCGGCTTTCCACGGAATTTCTTTTCGGGAATTTTGGCATAATTTTGTGCAATAACAACTGTAGGTACTCTGATTGTCATATGTGCGGAGGCTACGCTTAAATCCCACGGACGTACCGGAAGAGTTATCCATTCATTCCAATCGACAGGATTTACATATTCGTATGTTTCGAAATTAGGAGAACCATCATTATTGGTTTCATATACAATATCCATTGCTTTAATTACACCCGTAATTAAATCGCAGATAGTTTTACTAACCAGTTCAATCGCAACCGGCACCCAGTTTCGGTTTAATTTCAATACGATAGCTTTATTCGTTATATTTCTCATATTATGATATATATAGAAAAAATTTACAGATTTCTGTAATTTCCAATCTCTACTGTTTTACCATTCCATATCATCCAATGCATATTTCCTACTACTTCTAAACAAATGTTAGATGAAAGTTTAGGATTGTCAAGTACTCCCACGGGGGAGGACCCCCCACTGGGGGGGGTCCATTGACTTGCTTTATAATGTACTACCATCCCCGATTCCGATAAATAATTCCAATTTGGTTCTCCTAGTTGTGGAGAATGCCCCACAATTTGGTTAATTCCCGGTACACAAAGAAATTCCCGGTTGAAATCACACCATGTAATTCCGCCCACTTGAAAGGGGCCGTTTCGTGATTTTCCTGCGTTAAAAATCCAAGAATATTGATTATTGGCTATTTTATTAAGTCCAATTCTAATTTCTTGTTTTAACCAATTTGAAATATTTTCAATAAAATTTTTACGATCATTTTTTAATTGTAATATTTTATCAGGTACATTATTTCGATGTAATCCTGCATGTGTTAATAACCATCGATTATTTAAAAAATAAAACCATTTTAAATTATTCCAAATTTTATTTTCTGTTATATCTTGAATTAACCAATATTTCCATTGTTCATATCCAGTGCATTCCAATTTTTTATATGGAAAAGCATAATGAACATCATGGTTTCCAAATAGATGAATTCGATTAGGCATTTTCACCGAATGCACTAACCAGTCACAAGTATATTTTACTACTTCCGGAGTATCATCAATATTATCGAAATAATCCCCGAGAAAGATAACCTTATCTGCACCAACGGAACGGATTATTTTTTCTACTTCATCGACTTTATGATGAATATCCGGAATAATTAAAACAATTTCATTATTCATCCGAACATTATACAATGAACTACCCCTACGCTAAAGACGTAGGAGTTTTCTGGCGACTCAAAGATAAATGATAGATTATTAATATTATTTAAATGGATTAATAATAACCGATTTGTCTTTTTTCTCCCATCCTGCCGCCGCCATTTCTTCCTCGGTTACTACAGTTAAATCTTCCTTAGTAGTCATGAGCATGACTGTAATGTTTTTTTCCTTAAATGCGGGGCCATATGGTTGAAGAAGCTTCTGAAATGCGGGCGCTATCATCATTTTATGACCCGGAGTGGGAGCATCAACTTTAATAATCAGAATGCTGTTATTTTTAAGTTCATTAACATTAATAACGGTTACATTGTCCGTTGGCAAAGTAATTTCTTGGTTTAACTTTTCTGTTACATCATTGGTTACAGTTTTTTCTGAATTTGTATTTGTTTCATCACTCATATTTATTTTTCTTTTTCATTTTAGCACGATTCCATTTTATTCGGTTAAAATTTTCGTACCATCGTTTAAAATTATATCCCTTTCTTGGCACTTGGCCTTTTCCTGCACCTGTAGATTTTTTCTCAGACATATACTATTTAAAATCGGAAAACAAATTAAGTCTTGTATGATATTCTTTACGAATTACTTCTGTTATCAATTCTTCAAGCCGCCGTATTACACGTATATAACTTTTTATATCAGATTTAAGACGGATTCGCCGCCAAAATCCAGTAGCGGTTTGTAATTCTTCTTCGGCCTTTTTTATTAGGCCCCGAAGATATTCAATATCGCCCCTTAATTGTTCAACTCTCTTATCAAATTTATCGAAGATTTTTTTATCTCGGGCGTCCATTGCAAGTGACCATTGAAGTCCCGAGGAAATAGGATAGGGGTTTAGGTCGTTCATAATTTTATTATTCTTTAAGTTTGTTAATACGCATGTTTGTTCATAGTTTATTTACAAATATTACCGTGTCAAATTCGTCTTCGGTAGGACGTTGGTAACGAGACAACATTCGGTCAATGACTTCTTCTCCTACATTTCGCCCGCCGTTGGCTCCACGTCTTGCATTACGGTCCAAAAGAGTCTGTTTGTCACATTCAAAAACGACGGCAATTGTTTCTGCTCCCCGAGTTCGGGCAATGCTAATAAAATCTTTTCGAGTTTTTGGATACATATTAGTTGCATCAAAAATGACGCTATTTTTTTCATCCAATGCTTGTCGCATTTGACTTCGGGCCATTTCAAATGCATGAGCCGAAACGGATTGGTCATTGGAATCACCGGACAATGCCCTACGGTTATCGTCGGGGCAAATTCTAACAATAGGTCCTTTATTATTTTTAATCATATTTTTGGCATGGGTCGTTTTTCCACTACCAGGTGCCCCAATCATAATCCACGCCTTCAAGGAAGTCAAGTCCTTATTTTGTTTATCGGCACCTGCTTTAAATTCCATTTCTATATTTTTAGCTCCCACGGGATTAAGAGTATGAATGTAATATTCAGGAAATGGCAAATTAAAATCTAAGCAATATTGGACTAACCATTTAGCAGCGTCATACCCCGTTTTTACAGTAAATGTTTGATAAGGAATAATATCGTTATTTTCTTCCGTTCCAGATAAAATAGTATTTATTACAGCATAATGCTCATTAGAAAGATCATGGTCAAAAGCTACTATTTCAGGAAGTCCCCGTTCTTTAATACATTCAACAAATTCATTATATGAACGTACTATAGTCCAACTGACAGACGGCAATTTGACCCATGTAATATCATTGGGTATGCGAATATCATCTAAAAATAAATTGTAATTCATAACTATTTATATATAACTAGCTCTCTTTATATTTTTCGTTAATAATTTTTCCACTCCAGAATTTTTCTAATACTTCACTTCTAAAGTTTTCTTTTGGTCTTACGACAATGCCTTCGGCGGGACCGCCCGTTGGATATTGTAATTCATTGGCTAAATTAACCAATTCATCAATATTATATCCAAATGCGTTTCCTTCATTTACCAACGTAACCATTGGCAAGTCAAATTCATCGCAAAATTTAACCATTTGCTCGTAATCAAAATAAATACGTTCTGTAATATCAAAAATGTTGAAAATATGCAATTCCAAATCTTTTAATCCGAGGCGGTTTTGCTGTATTTGTGGCCCACAAACTTCACCTTGAATTGCTATACTCCGATTTGGAAAGGCTTTTCTTAGTATATTTTCTAAATCATATTTTCGGGCAATTCGCCAGAATCCGTTGGTATCACTAGGTTTTAGCCAAATTTTCCGGCTGCACACACCAAATTCTGAACCATGTAGGAAGAAAGTTCCACTACACCCATCATCTTTACGAGTGATATAATATGGTCGTCCCCACATTTCTTCTAATGCTTTGGGATAAGACCGTAAATTATCTTCATCTGTCATGATTATGAATCCAGGCAAAATTCCATAGGCCATTCCTGACAATTGGACTGGAAGGGGTTTTTCATATTTTCTAACGCCAATCCATTTTGTGACATCAGTTCCTTCTGCGATAGGACCTTTTAAGTCATAATCAAAATTTGGAAGTATAGATAGCGGAAATACAATACCTGCCGATTCTTTTCCTCGCAATTTAATTGACCGGATTCGAAAATTTTTGTTTCTCAAAAATTCAAATTCGGGCCGTTCAGGTAATACGGCATCGATAGCAATATATACAACCAAGTCATTTTCCTTAAACTCTCCCCGCTTGGTAATAACTTGCCAACCTAAAACTTTTGCCACATCCAGTGAATCGGCATTAGAATGGGGTTGCACGTCATATATTCGTTGAATTGTTGCTAAATTTTCGTCATTCATAATTTTCTATCCATCAGGATATGCCACATTGTACCTATTCCCGGCAAAAAGTCAATCTCATTATAGAGATTTTATTTTACCGTTTTTTTAGTGCAATAGAAATTATCCTAAGTTTATAATAAATATACCGCACTTTTAAAAAAAGTCAAGAGGGGTTTTCTTTGAAAAATTATATAAAAAGTTGACGGTAAAAAAGAAATGTGATAAAGTATGCAATAATATGAGTGATAATGTTTTGAGAATTCCTTCATGGGATGAACAATTTCTACACGATGTTTATTGGTGGGCAAGACGTTCTAAAGACCCCCGAACAAAAATCGGGGCGGTTTTAGTTAAACCTGATGGAAGAATTCCTTTTTCACATGCTTACAATGGATTTGCTAGAAAAGTAAATGACGAAGATGGATTCCGGTGGAAAAGTCCAGAAAAATATGAATGGGTTGTTCATGCCGAAGAAAATGCTATTCTTAATTGTGCCCGAGAGGGGCACTGTTCAAAGGGTGCTATACTTTATACTCAAGGAATTCCGTGTACTAGATGTACAGATGCTTGTATTCAGGGAGGAATTTCAGAAATAGTAGTGCATAAACAATGGCAAATATATGAAAAAGAATTGGGATGGGATAAATGGATTGATTCAGCCAAGCGTTCTGAAATAAAACTTGCCGAAGCCGGAATTAAAGTTCGTGTTTTTGATGGAATTCTAGGAGTAAAAGCAATGTTAGCTGGACATATTATTGAAGTATAAAGATTTTAATCGCAGTAAATATATTAATAAACAAATTATGAAAATATCTATAGATCAAATTGAAGCGACATTATTGGAACGTAAAATTGAACCCGTGAAGGTTCAAGAAATTATACGTGAACTTACTAAAGCTGCTCAGGAAGAAGCCGAAGAACGGCGAGAAAATGCTAGTCCTAAACAAAAATGGGAACATATTATTATTGTCAGTGACCCCGACCAAAAATTGGATGAGAATTTTACCGGATGGGTGGTGCAACAAAAAGAAGGTGAAGATGCTGGGGAAATCATATCAAAGCTAACAGATGCAGCTAGAAATCAAAATGAAATGGCAAAAAGAAAGAAGATGGTAATTAAAACCTTTGGTGAAATTTTCGAATTTCTTAAATCAAAATGGATTAAAGATGAAGGATTAAGAATTAAAACAAAAATTCCCGTTAGAGTATTAACCATTAACAATAATTCATTGTAATTAATACTATTTATATCTGCCCCCGATTATTCGGGGGCTTTTTTTTGTATAAATTGAGGATTTTTATAAATTTTGATATATTTATATGCAGTATTATGAATGATCCTGAAATTTATCTTATTGAACCATATAATGCTTATTTGCCTAAAAGAAAACGGCACTGGCATGATATTGTAGCCGAACAAGAATTGTATGCAAGAATTTTAGCGGAAGCTAATCGTAATGCAACGTTGGCACCTAATATGCCAGATCAAGCAATGCCCCCGATACAACCTATTCCTCCGGCGGCGGGTGGAGGATCACCAGCGCCGGAGTTTTTTACTCCCGATATGGATGCAGAGTTTGACTTTATCCAATCGATTGATACAGGATCGGCCCCAGCATTAGTCACATTTAATTTTAGTGGAGATTCAATATTTCGAGAAGTTGGTTCATTAAATGTAGAATGGGATTTTGGCGATGGCACTGTAGGTACAGGATTTGATGTACAACATTGGTTTAATACTACTGGAAGCAATGCAAATAATGAATTTGATGTAACTATGTCGGTATATGCTAAAGTAGATCTTTCAAAATCTGCTTCGGTAGAAAAAACTATACAAATCAATCCGCCAACTGTTGTTGCGGCATTTACTCTTGGTTCTCCTGCCACATTAACTGGAAATTATTATACGGCTTCGGCGGGACAATCTATTCCATTTATAAATGGAACAGTAACTAATAATCCGTTAAATCCAATTACTTATTTATGGAATTTCGGAAGTGGTTCGGAACCAGATACAAGTAATGCAGTTAATCCTCACTATTCATATGCAGATGCAGGAGATTATACGGTGACATTACAAGCCACGGGGTCATTTGGGATAATGAGTGCCGGAACTCGAAAAATCCAAATTGTAGAAGCCGAAGAAAACGGCAACGGTGAAGAAAATGGCAACCCCGTTCATCCGCCGCCCGGACCGGTGTTGCCGCCCTGATGCCGAAGAAAACGGCAACGGTGAAGAAAATGGCAACGGTGAGGAAAATGGTAATGGGGAAGAAATCGGCAATGGAGAGGATTTAGGAAAGCCGAAAAATGTATCTGCTAGAACTCCCGAATTTTACATCGATTTGGGTGGTGAATCTTCTGTATATGACGGGGGCATTATCGATCTTGGAGAGGGAGTAGATACAATTGCACCGCAGGATTTTGTAATAAGGAGTACGGACTTTCCGATGACAATTATAAAAATAGAATTTGTCGGTGAAAATTCCGAAGATTTTGACTTGGCTCTTCCAAATGGACAGGATCCATCAGATATGGAATATGAAATGACTGCCGAAGGATATACGATTACAATTGGTGCTTCACTTAATGAAGGCCCGGAAGGAAAAACTACTACTTTAATAATTACTCCAGCGGTAGGAGAACCTTTTTCTGTAACAATAACTGCAACTTTTCAACAAGAATAATATATGACTGATACAAAAGTAATTATAAACTGGACTTATGATGGTAATTCACATGATGGGTTTAAGCTACTCCGTTCAACCGATGGCGGTAGTACTTGGCCTGTTACTATTGATATTTCGGAACCTACCGATAGAACATATGAAGATAATGATATATTGTTAGGAGAAACTTATCATTATAAATTAGCCGCTTATAAAGGTGAAACTACTGGGAATTATAGTGATCCTGTCCAAGTAACTATTACAATTAATGTAAATACTCTTACATTTACTGTAACCGCACAACCAGATACTAAAGAATTTGACGGCAATACGGATTCTTCTAAATCGCCAATTGTAGTAGGGAAATTTTATAAAGGAGATTCGGGTACTTTTTCTCAACATTTTGATAGTCCAAAAATTAGTGAATATGCTAATATAACTCCAACCAGTTCAATAAACAATATATCTGAAAAAGAATATGATTGTGAATTTATAGATGCTGAGGGTGAAATTACTTGGGATAGAGGAAATAGTACAGATATTATTGTTGTGCCAACTGATTTAAATATGTTACTGGGCGAAGGAGATCCTGAAGTTGGGATTGGAAATGAATTTCGAATGACTTATGGAACTAAATTTGTTGCCTTTAGTACTGCAACTGTTGAGGAATCTGAAGTTACATATATGTTAACTTCTTCCAATGCAATAGATTGGGGAATTGGATATGAATTGGATAAGGAAATTTATCCCCAACAAGTTTTATTTACTGGACCTCATGGATTTATTATGACCTATGGATACGACGAAAATGGTATTTTTATATATTATCTTATAGGAGAAAATGGGAATGACTCCGACTTTGACACTATTGATTATGATGGTAATGTATCTGATCTTATTTATACAAGTGATGGATGGGTAGGATGTGGCACAAACAAATCAATAATAAATGTTAATAATAATTTCGTATCGGCGGTTTATCAAGTAAATAATGATGCAGGAAACAATGACCGATTAAATGGCGTTGTGTATGTTGGAGGAAAATATTATGTGGCATCCGAAGATAATGACGTAAATATAATAGATCCTTTTCATTCACAAGGAATTTATGTTTCAACGGATTTACAATCATGGAGTACAATAACCGTTGATGGTGTTAATCCCGGAGAATTTCCGGCTCTTAGAGGAATCGCATATGGAGATGGTAAAATAGTAGCTGTGGGGCAAGCGGGAACTGTTATTACCTCGTCAAATGGAACAGACTGGAAAATGCTTTCGCTTCCAGATTTAATTTCAATGCCCGATAATGAGAATTTCAAACTTCCATTAGAATCCATATCTTGGAATTCGGAGAATTCGTATTTTATAATAACTAATGGATATGGATATGTTTATAAGACTTCCGATTTAGAATCATTTGAACTTATTGGAACATACGATGGAATGTTTCAAAATTTTGAACAATCCAATTATTTTTCTAATATAGATAAAACGGTAATTTATGGCGCTCCCGGCGGGAGTTGAACCCACAACCTGCGGATTAGAAGTCCGCCGCTCTATCCAATTGAGCTACGGGAGCTATTAATTATTTAGCGGATTGGTCTGGATTGCCTATTTCATCCAAAAGGAATTCTTTTTCCGCTTCCCACCAGTCCCGCAATTCTTGCCGGACTGGTGTTTTCAATTTAGCGTGTTGAATTCCAATCGCCATAATCTCCATTAGAGAATCAAAGTGTTCGGCTGGAAAATGAATAGTAATATCAGGTTTATTGCTCATTTTTATTTTTTTCTTTTGACTCTTTACGAGTTACAATAAGTTTAAATATCAGGTTATTCATTTCAGATAATGATTTATTTAATTCTGATAATGCATCATTATAATTTTTTATTGATTTTGTTAAGTGGTCTTTCTTCATATAAATGAAATGTAAGATTTTGAAAGTTTCTTGGGATACATTTGTACTGCATATCCCGACATTTTGAGATAATCATAAATTCTTTTGCAAGTCCATCCGGACCCACACCGCCGCTTAATGGCAGATTGTATTTGTTTTATAGTGGGGTATGTCTTTCGTTTATGACAATTACTTATATATGTATCAATTCTTTGGGCCACCGGATCTTTTTGTTTGCAACATCCATCATCACTTAACATGGAAAAATGGGGAACAATATTTGCATCGGTTTTAACCGTACACTTATCTCCAGTGTGAGTGTAGGAAACACACTCGGTATGGGGTTGTTCGGGTGCATCCGCTGGTTCGGGTTGGTCAACGAGTTCGGGTTGAATAGCGGGGTCACGACAAAAATCTCGGCTGACAAAATATTCATTGAACATTCCATTAAATTTACGACTTAATGGGCAGGGACAAAGAAATAGCTGGGCATCCCACATTTCATTAAAGAGCGTTCGTACTTTATCATGTGAAATATCATATTTAAAGGGCGCACCAGTAACCATTGCATCGGGAATATCCCATTCTCCACTGGCCGTTTTTTCTCGGATTGTCCGAGTAATATCGTGGACACTAAAAGTTTTATCGTTTTCAGCAAATTCTTTAATTTGAATTAGAATTGCACTTTGAAGGGTAATTACTTTACACATATATTTTATTTTTATTGTTGGTATTTCTATGTTATGTCGACATTATACACATTCTGCGGAGAAAGTCAATCCTTAACATTTTTTTGACAATACTCACACGTAAATCCATTTCTCGAATGCCACCATTTATGTTAACAATTTGTATTTTGCACTTTCTATTTTTTATATTTTTAATTTCTTCCTTCGGCACCACAAATTTGACAAGTATATTTCATTTTGGTAATATATTCAGTTAGCTTTACATTAGTGTCTATACCTTTATCCCATTGATGAATACATTGGTTTTGGAGTTTTTGTATTTTTCTTTGTATTTCCTTTACTTTCTTTTCTAAGGGATGAATCATATCTTGAATTTTTTTATTTATTTTAAAAATTTCCATATCTAATGTTTCAATGGAAGTTTTAATTTCGTCGGGGTTAAATTTAATTTTTTTAAGTTTAATTGTGCCATCATTATAAAAATATGTTATATTACTAGACCAACCAATATCACGAATAGTGTTATGTTTAATTTCGGCCCACACCCGACCCTTTTCCGAATCAAATCCGATATAAGTAATTCGCCCAATGACTTCTTTTTTATAATTTCTATCATACCATGAAACAACATCTCCAATTTTAAATGGAAAATTGTTTATTGCGTCTTCTTCAATTTTTTTTAATTCAGCTTTTAATTTTTTATAATTAGGAACTTCGTATTTTTTATTCATATTATTTACATTCAATTAAGTGAGTTATTTTAACCTGGCTATTTCGATAAACAACCAATTCATCGTGATATAAACTATATCCCTTTTTGGCCCAAATAGAATCATATCCCGAATGGTTTTTTGTGCCAGAATGTACAGTTTTAATTTTTCCCATTGCAAATTTACAGATAAACAACCAACCCGATTCTCCTACACCACCCTGTCCCCATCGGCCAAAAGTATAACCTAAAGATTTAGAAGAATTGATGGCCCCATAAATACCATTGCCAAACATGCTCCCGGCAATAGAAGCGGTACTCGGAGGACGTATTTTCAATCCCGACTTCAATATACTTAAACAATTAGCCTGAGAAGTACCATGAAATACTTCAACGATGGGAGTTAAAGTTGATTCAAAGGCGGCGGTCATTTCATGGATATTTACTTGATAAATTTCCCGGATTTTAACCTTATCATATCCATGCATTTTCCTTTTACTGGATGTAAAGAATTTTTCAAGCCGCCTTCTTTCTGAATCATCGGTCAAAATATCCAAATCTACCTTAAAGATTTTTTCTTGGGGTGAATTTGATTTATTTGAAGAATCTGATTTTGTAAGGGCCATATAAGACGATTCTAGTGCATCCAACAAATCATTTTGTTTTTGCAGAGATAATTCTCCTGGAATAAGCGTTTCACAATCGAATTTTCTCATTCCTATATTTTGAGGAATAAGTCGCAAATATTGATTTAACAAATCATCCGCTTCTTTGTTATAGTTTTGGGCTCGAACATGAACAGAAAGCTTGGCTAATAGATTTCGAGCTTCTTCGATACCTTCCATCGTTACAATGCCCATGGGAGTCGAAAATAATCCTGTTTTCGAACTGTATGTAATTTGCGTGTCCTGAGTAATACGATGGATATTAGATTTTACAAGCTGATCAATCAATCGTTCTAATTTGGGGGATGATGATTTAACGAGTTGAGTTCGAGCAATAGAATGTAAATCTTTATTTTTAACCGACGTTCCTGCGGAGACTTCTTTATTACCGTTTCCAATGGTTTTTAAATAGGTATATCCTTTTTTTAATTTTTCTTGAATTTTTTTATCGAAATATTTTTCACCCCGATTCCATTGGCCCGAATCTCCCTTATATCCCACCCGCCCCCAGGTGGCTTTAACGGTTCCATCATCGAACAATTGGCCCGTCCACCACTTGTTTGAATTAACTTTGGCTTCGGCTTTAATTAATTTGACTTCACGAATTAGCGTTGACATAACTTTGAGAAAATTCAAGGTTTTTGAATTGTCTAATTCTCATATTTCCCTCATTATACTGATTTTTTCGGGACAAGTCAACAACTTTTTTAGAATTCAAAGAGAATCTGAAATGGAACGTACTTGGCTATTTTTTGGTTTTAACCGAAGTAAAAATAGCTGCATTGTAAGATTTCTTTTTGAACGGGGAGAATCGTTTAAATAATAATGAAAAAATCGTCCTTTACCAACTTGTTGTCCAACTGGGTCCAATTAAAGATATGGGTGAGATTGGTCTGTATAATATTTTTGCAGATAATAATAACAGTTTTTATTAGGTCGTATAGGTATTCCATGCTTTCGGCAAGGTCGCATTAAAGTTTTTGTGCGTTTAATCTTAAAGGGGGCAGATGGTTCCAATTACTTATATTATATATAATATTCGAAGAGATTTAAGGATTAATTTTTTATCGTTAAACTTTGAATATTTGAGATTTTAGTTTTGATCCCGCAGGTTCGGGGTAATCTTTCTCTTTCTCTTTGGGAGTATCATCGTAAGACGATAAATGCATATCATTAGATACAGAAAATATTATATAAAATATGTTCATCTTTCCCATCTGCCCAAAATATATTAATCTTCTATAGTTGTACTGGCATTATATATATCAATCGCATCTTGCAAACTATTAATATCCTGCTGTAATTCTAACATGAGTCGATCAGCCTCTTTTTGGTTAATAAAGCTATCCCACGTATAGGTTCGAGCGGGACTAGAAGTACCTGTATATACTACTTCTTCTCCTTCTTTTTTCGTTAATGAATTTATATATGCAATGCGAGACTTATATTCAGCCATTCGTTCAATCTTGGAATAAATTCCAATGTTTGCTTTAGCTATTTTCCCTTTAAGTTCGCCCAATTGACGGGATGTTTCGAGAATGCTTTCCCATATTCGCATACGGTCAATTTCTGAAACCGAATCCGATCTTCGGGCATTTTCTCGTTGGAAAATACTTTGTAATCTGACCAGTTCACCGGCTAACCTATTTTTTTGTTTTAATGCTTGTGCAAGTGTCATAATATTATTCTAGTTTAGAACTAATCTAACATATTTGACAAAAAATGTCAAGTCCTTTTGTATTTTCTCGGATATATTCATATTTATTTTATAGGAAATATGTCTAAAAAGAAACCGAGAATTATATTCATTTGTAAGCGAAGACCGGCCCAATATGGAGCATCTTATGGTCTTTTGAATTCCTGTCGTTTTTTGTGCAATGCCCTTATAAATATGGGTGCCGAAGCGAAAACGGTGGAAGTAATTGATAACAATTTTATTGACCGAGAAGTTCATTTATATAAACCAACTCATGTATTCATTGAAGCATTGTGGGTTGTGCCAGAAAAATTTGAAGTGCTTATTCCATTACATTCCAAGGTGCAGTGGCATGTAAGATTACATAGTAATACGCCGTTTATATCTAATGAAGGAATTGCTATTCCGTGGATTAAGAAATACATAGAATTAAGTAAAAAATATCCACAATTTCATGTATCTCCAAATTCATTCCGATTGGTTAATGATTTATGGCAATCATTACATTATAAATCAATATATTCGCCCAACATTTATCAACCCCATGTAACACCGTGGGAAGATAAAGAAATTGAAGTTCCTTGTCAAAAGAAAAAGGAAACAAATGTTATAAATATTGGTTGTTTTGGAGCTATCAGGCCAATGAAAAATCTACTAATTCAAGCAATGGCTGCAATTGCATTTTCTGAGGAATTGGGTAAAACATTACATTTTCATGTTAATCAATCTCGGCAAGAAATGAGTGGGGAAAATACTTATAAAAATTTGGTTTCTCTATTTGAAAATTCCAAACATAAACTGGTTAATCATGCATGGCTTTTGCATTCCGATTTTATACAAGTTATTAAACAAATGGATTTAGGAATGCAAGTAACATTTTCGGAAACATTTAATATAGTTTCCGCAGATTTTGCTACTTCTATGGTGCCAATTGTTGGTACATCTGAGATTGAATGGATGAATTGGCTATATAAAGCTAAACCTACTGATTTAGATAATATTGTATCTCATTTATGGCTGGCATGGTTAGGTAGAAATTGGGGATTACATTATTTTAATTTAACAGGATTAAAAAAATGGAATAAAAATGCTCGTCAAGTTTGGAAAAATTATCTAAAACTTATGTAATTTACTACATTCCGGAATTGTACCTTGACAAGGTTGGCAATCTTCCATTTTCTTATGTATCCAACACTTACATACTCGACATCGCTTATGTCCACGCACATAACTTAATGATGGACGAAAACGTAACCATTGTCTTTCTATTCTAGTCATAATTAAATATAATATTTTTACCAGACTTCATCTATATCTGTTTTATGATCTAATTCTTTATCGGGCAAAATTAATGTAGATAATTTAGATTGTAATTTCCCGCCTTCAATTCTTTCTTTGGCCATGTCAAAGTAAGTTTTACTTTTTTCTACGCCAATAAATCCCCGGCCCAATCGAACTGCTACGTCTCCGGTTGTTCCCGAACCCATGAAGGGGTCACAAATTATATCATTTTTATATGAAAATAATTTGATACATCTTAATGGTAATTCAGGAGGAAACGCCGCAGGATGTTTACTTCGGGTTTCGGGATTCATTTCCCATAGATTTTTAACAAATCGCATGAAATCACGGCCATTGATGGTAGATTCCCCCCTTTCTTTTCTTCGCCAATTCCCTTTATAAAATACTAAAATACATTCGTTGGGGTCAATGACAAAAGGTGCCCGAGCAGACCGCCAACTCCCCCAACAAGTTTTGTTACTTCCCAATTTTTTCCAAATAATTGTACGATAATACTTAAATCCTTCTTGCTGAACAATACGTGTATAATCCGCAGAAATGGGATAATTTATATCATCTGCACCTTTCTTTTTATTTAAATGGATGGGGGTAACGGAAAAAGGAATATTAATACAAAATCTTCCTTCTTCGGTCATATGATTATATAGTTTTTTAATCCATTTTCGGCTCCACTCTAGGTATTCTAAATAGGGCATTGTATCATCATGTTTATCATATTCAACGCCAACATTATATGGGGGAGAGGTAATTACCAAATTAATTGGAACATCGGTTAAATCAGCATGTAATATATCATCATTGATAAGTTTAAGCATAAAATATTATATAGCCTCCGGAAATTTTTTAAGCAATAAATTTCCATTCCTTACATATTCAGGATTAATGTCAGATGAATAAAAAGGGACTCCTATCCACTGGCAACAGAGACACTCACTCCCACTCCCAGCAAAGGGGATATATACACTACCCAAAAATCGGTCATCTGATTTCATTAAGCATGATTTAAGTAATTTCATTGTTAATTTTTGAGGTTTTTGGGTAGGATGTTCTATAATTTCATGGTCAGAATGATTTCGTTTATTTCCTATAAATATATCATTACAAGTATGACAAAAGAAAATCCGTTCTCCTGCCCCAGCGCCTCCGGCGAGAGCAGGAACTTTGATTACATCTCTCCCTTTAGCTCCCAATTCGTTTGCTGTATAAATGGTATCAGTATTATTTTTAGACAATCTTCCCTTTGTGCCTTTACGAATTTTTCCTGCCGAATTTTTCAAGAAAGTTTCGGTATAAGGTTCTCTTACTTCATCTTCATTAAAAATTCTCTTTTTAGAATCTTTCCAAAATACAATGATGGATTCATGACTGCGCTGCCAAAAATTTGATCCGGCAGTATTTTTATTTGTATAATGCCAAATTAACCATCGGTGGGGAAGGGATAATTTCACCGAAAGATGGGCTAAAATTTCACTGAATCCATAAATAAATCCAGTTCCAGTTGGTGTTAGAATTCTTTCACATTCTTTAATCCATTCTTCACACCATTTAATATAATCTCCTAATTTTTGATTATCAGTTGAAATTCCAAAATCTTTTCCTATATTATATGGAGGGTCTGCAATTATGCATTGCATGGACGTATCGGGCAGAGTTTTGGCATATTCTATTATGTCACGTTCTACAATAGTACTCATCTCGCATATTATATGGTAGAGTAAGAAAAAGTCAACAAGAAATCGAAAAAAATTTGCATTTTTGGATTATATGTAATGGAAAGGCCCGAACCTTCTTTTTTAAGAGAACGCTAAAATTCCTCTTGACTCAATTTGGGTTTCATGGTATTATGCGGCTCGTATTTGGAAGATTTGTTTACACAAAAAATAGGACTTGACAAAGTTTGAAATTGGTGTATAATGGTCTTTGCAAAATGAAAAATGTCATTTTGGTTCATTAAAAATTTTTTAGGTCCATACAGCAACTTACATTAATGAACCCAATGGAGGTGGCCCCTCCTCCATACCATTAGGTATGGAAATAAAAAAGCCCACAGAAAAGTGTAAATCGGGACCTAGTTAATAATTTTAAAGATACGTACAGCAATTAACCGTATAGGAGAAAAGGTATCTTGAATACCCGAAAAACTAAAAATTTATGAAAATATTAAAGCGCAAAACAAAGAAATCAGTTAATCCTGTTTTGACTGCGCTTCCTCAAAATCCTCTAGCTTCGGCAATGATGGAAAACTCTAATGAGGCATTTACAGAAAATCTAGCTCTAACTAATAAATCTACGCTAAATTATGTACTAGATTGGTTTGGCTGCGGGGGTGCATTGCGACAACGAGCATCTTCGGATGCAACAAAAATATTTTTGAAGGCGTTTGCGCAAGATGCGCTCATGGCAACTAAAATCTTGTTTTATTTTCGAGATGTTCGTGGGGGTCAGGGAGAACGAGCTACATTTCGTAATATTATAAAATATCTTGCCGTATATCATCCGGAAGTTGTCAGTAAAAATATGGAAAACATTCCGTTTTATGGGCGGTATGATGATCTATATGCTTTAGAAGGAACTCCCTTAGAAAAAGAAATGTTTCAATTTATTGCTCGCCAATTGAAACAAGACCTTCGTAATATGAAGAAGGGCGAGCCGGTATCATTGTTGGGCAAATGGTTAAAATCGGAAAATACTAGCTCTCCGGAATCTTGCCGTTTAGCAAAATTAACAAGAGAAGCCCTAGAATTATCATCTAAACGGTATCGAAAGGTTCTATCATCTTTGCGTAAGCATATTGATGTAATTGAACGAAAAATGTGCGGAAAAGAATGGAATGAAATTAATTTTGAAAATGTTCCCTCAAAAGCCAGTTTAATTTATCGTAGTGCTTTTGATCGCCATGCGCACAAAAAATATAAAGAATATTTGAAAAAGGTAGAACAAGGAAGTGCTAAAATCAATGCGGGAGCAGTATATCCCTATGAGATTTTTAGAAGCTTGATTCGTAATTCCGTATCCAAGGAAGTAATTAAAGCCGCCGATTTACAGTGGGCCAATATGCCGAATTGGATGGGAGAAAACGAACATCGAGGATTGGTAATTGCCGACGTATCGGGTTCTATGCTTTCAGGTGTGCCGAATATACTTGTAGCCGTTTCTTTAGCTCTTTACTTTGCGGAACGAAATGTGGGTCCGTTTAAGGATATGTGGTTGAATTTTTCATCGAGACCGACTTTTCAACGATTTGTTGGAAATAATCTCCGTGAAAAGTACCTAAATATGGATAAAGATAATTGGGGAGGTTCAACTAATTTACAAGCCGCATTTAACCTTATTTTAAATTCCGCAGTTAAAAATAAAGTTAAAGAAAAAGATATGCCGGAAGTTTTATATATAATTTCTGACATGGAATTTAATCAAGCTTGCACTGGAAATGATAAGACTAATTTCCGAGTCATGAAAGAAAAATATAAAGAGGCCGGATATAAATTGCCTCGGGTTGTATGGTGGAATGTTGCCAGTCAAAATGACAATTTCCCAATCCGAGCAGATGACAATAACACAGCTTTAGTTTCGGGATGTTCTCCGAGCATTTTGAAGCAACTGCTATCGAGTAAGAATTTTACCCCGTTGGGTATAATGCAAGAAACAATTAATTCGCCTCGGTATGACCGGGTTGTTATTTAAAATATAAAAAGTTATGAAGAAAAATACACAAAAATCAAATAAAAGAAAGAATCAGACAAGATATGGGGTGTTCTATCGCTCCAATGGCCGGTGGGTAGGTCCTTATCAAGGAAGGACCTTTACGGAATACACAATTAATCGAGAACCGATTAAAAGTGATATTCGGTGGTTTGCTAATCATTTGCTTAAATCCCGAATTAAAATTCAATCTGTTTCGTAATTACCAGCTATGTCAGGGGAGACACGCTCATGGTTAAGGTGGAGTTTAGCCGTGGGCGTGTTTTTTATTTTATAATAAATTGCTTTATGATGAGCGTTATGTTAATATGTGATATATGTTAGCATAAAAGTTTTAATATGAAGAAAAAACCAACTAAATCATTCCCATTTGGAAAAACTAAAGCTGCAAATAGAATGGAACTCTTAGGGGAAATGTTTCCAATGGACCGAAGAAAAGTTTCAAGTTTATTGAGCCGCTATACAGACCAACTATATCAAGTTATTAATCCTAATATAGATGCATCTACGACTAAATTATTGTTACATTTATTGTGCCAGTATAATCTTTCTCGTGCCGAAGTAATGAAGGTTCATGAAGATATACGGTCGTACACCAAAAATCTTATAAAATGTAGGTATCGTGTATTTTTATCCGCATATAATAATATACATAAATTTGCGGAAGATCAAGGAAAATTACAAAAACGAAACCAAAAAAGAAATAAACCTTTAATGGGTAATAGAAAGAAGTTATAATTATGTTATTTTTACTAGAAGCCGATATTGAATTAAAAATAAAAAACATTGCTGCGGTATTTACGGAAAAAGCTTATCATTTAGTTAATGCACCAGATTTGATTACTGCCAAACATAAATTTTCAAAACATATACATAAATTACATGCTGATAAATTCCCCGATTATATAAGTGTTAAATATACTAAAATTGCCACTGAAATATGACATTACGAGAAGCCTTGAAACAATGTGACCTGGATAAGGTCTATGGGATTATAGTTCAGGCTATTTCCTATGCGGGGGAAAATTTACCCGTTGAATTTGGGAAAAATATTTATTTGCCAGTAATTGAACAGCTTTTGAAAAAGCCCAAGGTTTATAAACATAAATATTCTCTTATATTACATGAAGAAAAAGATGCAATGGGAAATAAATATCCTACTGTCTCTCTTCTTAATTTACGATATGTAAAACCACCCGAAGGATATAAACCGTGGAGAGGAAGTGAAGGAATTCCGCCCAAACATTATAATTGTAATTTAAACAAATATCGTCGTATATTTACCATCGGATGGACCCCTTGGAGGGAATTTATTGATGCGCCCATTGTTAATGAAACCAAATTAGATTTGGAATATCAAGTGGCCCATATTTTAATGGAAATTACTTATTATGGAGTTACTGAAAAAGAAATAAAAAAGGATGAAAAGAAATCCGATCAGATAAATAGTAAATATTCTAAAATCACTGCAAAAATATGACATTACGAGAAGCCTTAAAACAATGTGACCTGGATAAGGTCTTTAAAATTATAACTAACACGATTTGCGATAAGAAAGATGAGGCGCAAGTAGAAGTAATTAAGGGAGTTTTTTCTCCAGTAGTCAAACGCCTTTTGCGAAAGCCTAAAGTTCGTAGATATAAATATTCACTGATAATACATTCAGAAAGAGATTTAGAAGGAAATAAATATACTACTGCTTCTTTTCTCAATTTGCGATATGTAAAACCACCTAAAGGATATAAGCCGTGGGGTGGAAATAAAGGAATACCACCTAAACATTATAATTGTAATTTAAATAAATATAATCGTATATTTGCTATAGGATGGACTTCCTGGGGGAAATTTATTGATACTCCTATTGTTAATGAAACTAAATTAGATTTGGACCATCAAGTAGCTCATATTTTAATGGAAATTACTTATTACGGAGTTACGGAAAAAGAAATAAAAAAAGATGAAAAGGAATTCAAACGCCGAGTTCAAAAGTCTTTGAAAGAAATAAAAGAAAATAAATGTTGCACTTTTAAATCTAAGAAAAAGGATGGATATAAAGTTGTCTTGCCTTTCAATGTAATGGAATCCATAGAAAAATTAGAGGAATCTATGGAAAAAGATGTTCCATCCCAGCCTACAAATAGATGTAATACTTGTTGGGGATATGGATTGCACGCATTGGGAGACTCTTGCCCGATGGGGCCTATGGATGCTAGTGATGGAATGCCTACAATTAAATGCCCCGAGTGCGGAGCAAATGCTAATCCATATAATAAAACATGAGCAAGGAACCTAAAGAAACTCGAAGAAAAATAAGAGAAATGTTTTATATGCATTTTTCAAATGATATAGTAAGTTTAATGGTACAAGAAACTTCTTGTGCGGCTAAAGAACTTATAAGAACTACTTTGGAAGAATTCAAAAAGAATGAATGGGAAGAAAAAGAAATCTTGGATTGGACAAGAAATAGATATGCAAGGGACCAAACCCGAAATTGATATGATTCCCAAAGATAGATGGGTGGCCGGAGGCGCAATCGGAGGTTGGTTCAATAATGAACCTAGTTTTACATTATAAAAAGTTATTGAAAAATAAGCCAAAAAATGTTTTTTATTTTACATTAAAAGTATCATTTCCTGCGGGAAAAGAAAAACATGAATTATTAGAATGGTTTGATTCATTGGGAAAGAATCAAAAAAACCATCAGAAATGGAAACAAAGAATGATGGAAGAAAGAGAAATAACTTTAGTCATTCAAATAACTCGCACTGGCGAATGGCAGATTGTTGGAATTAAACAGAAATAATTATTATGAATGCGATAGTAGCAATGGACCCCAATCGTGTCATTGGAAAAAATGGCAAATTGCCGTGGGTTTTATATGACGATTTTAAATGGTTTAAATTAGTGACAACAGGACACGAATTGGTTATGGGAAGAAAAACATTTGAATCTATTGGAAAACCATTGCCTCAAAGATTTACATATGTTATCACTAATGATAAAGAAAAATTAAATCTGCCGTCTAAAGAATTGTTTACTTATGTTCCTCCGATGTATATATTTCAAAATTATAAAATGCAACCCAAAGATTGGTGGTTATGCGGAGGGCATCATGTATATGAAACATTTCTCCCTATGTGCGATGCGGTCTATGTAACTCATGTGTATGAAACATTTGAGGGAGACACGTATATGCCAGCATTTGAAGATATGTTCCCCCGTTCAACTTTTATTTTTAAAACCGATAGATTTAAAGTAGTTAAATATGAAAAATAATAGCTATACTATGGATGGAAATTTAGATCTGGCTAACCTTGAACAAATTATGGGGATGTATAATCAAGTAGATCCTACTTATTTAAGTTTATTGCAATTGGTCGTACAAACCGGAAAATATAAAGAAAATAGAACGGGAGTTAGAACCCTGGGAGTATTTGGTAGTCAGTCTAAATACAGAATTAATTTAAATGCATTTCCTATACTTACTACAAAGAAGATATTTTTTAAGGGAATAGTCCATGAATTATTGTGGTTTCTTAAAGGCGATACTAACATTAGATATTTAGTTATAAATGGAGTTAATATTTGGAATGAATGGGCTTATGAAACATATAAAAAACAATTAAAAAATTTATGTGTTAGTGAAGAAGATACCGTGTATTCGATGAAAGATTTTATATTGCGGATACGGGATGATGAAGAATTTGCGAAAAAATATGGCGATTTAGGAATGGGCACTTATGGTAGTGTATGGAGAAGATTTCCATATTATGTTGAAGATGAGGAAGGGTCCATTAAAATAAATGCGGTGGATCAGATTTCTAAAGTTATAGATAAATTAAAAACTAATCCTAATGATCGTCGAATGATAGTATCTGCTTGGCATCCATATTGGGTGGACCATTGTGCTTTGCCTCCATGTCATTGTTTATTTCATTTTAATGTTGAAGAATTGACTCTCATCGAACGAAGGTTGGAATTTCAACGACGGCATTATGTATTTACTCCCCAACAAATTAGAGATGAAGGATTGATAAAAAAACTTCTTGAATCGAAAAATATTCCTACACATCGGTTGAATTGTTTACTTTATCAGAGAAGTTGTGATTTGTTTCTTGGTGTGCCTTTTAATATAACTTCTTATAGTTTATTAACTGCAATGATGGCCCAATGTGTTAATATGTTGCCGGGTACATTTATTCATACTTATGGAGATTTACACATATATGAAAATCATTTGCCACAAGTAAAAGAACAACTCTTTCGTTCATATAAACATTTGCCTCAGTTAGAGTTAAATCCGGACATTAAAGATTTGTTCAAATTCCAATACGAGGACATTAAATTAAAAAATTACGACTCTCATCCAGCAATTAAGGCCGAAATTGCCGTTTGAATCGGTCAGAAAATAGTAGTTGACAATCAAGCCAAAATCAGTATAATGCTTCTCAACCATGAATTTCGATCATTGTAATAAAACATACGAGTATATAAAGACCAAATTATTTCCGCATGTTACAATACGTGCGAACTTTATAAAGTTTGAAGATTATTTAACCGCTTTTTCGGAACTTCCTTCGGGGAAATGGTTGCGAAATGAAAAATCGGTAATTTTGATGCGCACTCATTTTTTAATGAATACGGAAGAATTTGCAAAAGATTATGCTAAATATTGTGTAAGTTTTTATTTTATTGGCGACGACCCCACTAAAATAACATATCGTATAATTTATCAAGTTTCTCCCGAATTACATTTAGAAGTGTTTGTATTTACTTGGATGGAGAAAGAAACAGTATTCTCTTTTGCGATTGCCAATGTTGTTATGAAATACAGTAATAAATTTATCGATTTTTTGAAAACATTGGAAAAATACAAGCTTACAGGAAATACTTCCGATGCATCTCCACTTCCCGGATTTTTACAACAACCGAAATGAAATATATATGATTAATCCTTTTAAATTTGAATTGCCAACATTATATGCCCGGTCTAAAACGGGTGCGGTTTTGACATGGGATATTGAGGTTGAAGATAATATGTATCGTACAATTACAGGTCAGTTGGATGGTACTAAAGTAATATCTAGCTGGACAGCATGTAAAGGCAAAAATATTGGCCGGAAAAATGAAACCACCGATCAACAACAAGCCGAGGCGGAAGCCGTATCAAAATGGAAGAAAAAACTAAAGTCGGAGGGGTATTTTGAGAATATTAAAGATATAGATAAGCCTATGGCTTTTGTCGAACCTATGCTGGCATACCCATTAATTTCTCGAAAAACGAAAAAGGTGGATGGGAAACCTGTGACAGTAATTGATGACCGTACCAAATATGTCAAATTGCCTGTAATGGTGGACCGAAAATATAATGGAATGCGACAAGTTACTACAGCCAACGGGCCGTTTACACGCAAGGGAGAGCCAATTAAATCTGCCCCCCATATTTTTGAATCGCTAGAAAAATTGTTTGAAGCATTTCCTTCTTTGGTATTGGATGGGGAATTGTATAATCATGATTTTAGGCATCGTTTGAATGAACTTATTGAAATTGTAAGAACAAATGCCGACCGAAATATTACTCCTGCATTACTGGAAGACAGTAAAAACAAAGTCCGTTATTATGTTTATGATGGATATGGATTTAATATTGACGGTGAAAATATTACGGAGAGTACTCCTTGCCGACAACGGAGAGATGCTCTTAAAAAATTGCTTAAAGGAATTTCTTATGTAGAAGTGGTGCCATATTATATGGCTTCTACAATGGAAGAGGCACATAAACTGTATGGCGAATTTGTCGAGGATGGATATGAAGGAGCCATCTTGAGAAATTGGGATGCAGCATATCAACATAAGCGCACAACTGATTTAATTAAACTTAAACCATTCGAAGATATGGAAGTTGTCATTCTTGATGTTATCGACCCTGTTTCTGGAAATTGGGGAGGAACGGGAAAGACGGCATTAGTTCGGATGACCGATGGAAAAGAATTCACGGCTACATTCAAAGGTAGTCGTGAAACATTGGTTCAAGTCCTAAAAGAAAAGAATAAATGGATTGGTCAGAAAGTTACCATGACCTATAATGGATTTACAGGAAAAGGTACTCCGAATTATGGCCAAATTAATCCATATAATTGTAAAGTGGGGGATCGATAATTAAATAATTTTATATATATGGCAATATCAAAAAAATTTGTAAAAAAGAAAAGTGTGTATAAAACACGAAGATACTGGTATCATCTTTCTACAACATTAGTATATGGAGAATTATTGTTATTAAAACCGTGGAATAATGAAAAAGGATTTAATAGAGATCATTCCGAACCCAATATAGAAAGAATTTGTGTGGCCCCGAGTATAGCGCAATGTCTTACGGCATTGCCTTATTCAATAGGAGATAAATTTACAATTTATCGCACCAAGAGTAAAGTAAAAGCCGAAAAGCCAACAGGAGTTTTTGATGCCACTGTGACAAATGAAGGATGGATTACTAAACCAACAGTTTTTATAAAAATAGGAACATTGTTATTGCGAGACTTGGGTGATTGGAATGATATACCAGATGAACGAGCTTCAATGGGAAAGATACATGAATCCAGATATAATTTAAATCGATGGAAAAAAATGAATCTGTGGAAATATGTTAAGCGGGTAAAAACCGCTTGATTTTTTTCTGAGAAATGGTATAATAGTAGCATGAAAAAATATTTGCATTTAGATTGTGAAATGGGCGGGTTGGACTTACAACATTCGTTGTTGACGGCCTATTTTTTAGTTACTGATACAGATTTTAATAAAATAGATGAATTGTATCTTCGGCTTTGTCCTAACGATGGAAATTATTTTATCAGTTCCCTTGCAATGGAAAAGAATAAAATTGACATTATAGAACATGATAAAATTGCCACACCATATAAAAAAGCCGGAACGATATTATATGAATTTTTGCAAAAAAATGGATTAAAAGAAAAACCTATTCCAGTTGGACAAGGAATTCGTGGCGATTTAAGATTCATTTGGAATTATCTAGTTTCCCGTTTCACATGGGAAACGTTTGTATCATATCGATACGTTGACGTCCGGAGTTTATGTATATTTTTACAAGCTTGCGGAAAAATTTCTCCCGAGGTTACAGGCGGACTTAAATCTATGGTTGAATATTTTGGCATAGAACCCGATATTCCCGAATTGGATTGGCACGATGCAAAATATGATACATATATGGCGATGCGTGTATATCAAAAAATGCTGGAACTTGTAAAATGATGCTTAAACTAAAAGATACACCCGAGAGAAAAATCTATTTTACTTCCGACTTACATTTGGGACACAAAAAAGATTTTGTGTGGAAAACTCGTGGGTATGAGAGTGTCGAGGCACATGATACAGGAATTATTGATACAATTAATAGTATAGTGCGTCCATCAGATGTATTATTGTTTCTTGGAGATTTTTGTCTAAATACTCCAATTAAACAATTTGAAGAATATCTGACTAGAGTTCAATGTCAAAATATTTGGGCATTGTGGGGGAACCATAACAATCCCCACGAAAAACAAGTTTATAGAGAAATGCAATTTGAGGGGACAGAAACCTATCCCTCCAGTTATTTAAATATGGTTTTTATGGGTTATTATTTGGAAGCAACCCTAAATGGACATTATGCCGTTTTGTGCCATTTTCCTATTTATATCTGGAATCATATGTTCCATGGCGCTTGGATGCTATGTGGCCATTCGCACGGCGGATGTCCCCTCACTATTAAAGATAATATTGAAGGTAAGATGTTGGATGTCGGTTGGGATGAACACAAGAAACCTTTATCTATAGATGAAATTTCAGAAATTATGAATAAAAAACAAATAGTGTATCGAGACGGAACCATATTATTAAGGGAAGAACAAGGCAAATAAAAATATAAAAAGTTGACTTGAATATCCCACTGTGATATTATTACGATATTACAGTGGGAATTTTGATTTATAAAATATATGGATTATACACCTAAACCAGTACGACGCCCGGCACCCCCGCCGCCAACATACGAACTAAAAAAGGACGTAACGGGGACCCCTCCCCAGCGGGGTCCTCATTTCTTGACTATTACGAGGTATGATGAGGAAGGAAAGAAAACAATGGCAAAATTAAAGGTGTCTCGTAAACCAAAAGCCAATTGTAAAAAGTGCTATGGTCAAGGATATGTTGGATTTATAGATGGGCAAGTTGTTCTGTGTCCTAAATGTTATTTTACACCGAAAAATTAGTATGAATAAGATATACGAAAAACATTTAATAAAGAAATATCCCAAGATGTTTCGAAATATGTATGCCTCAAATTCTCGCATGATATATGGGTGCGAAATTGAAGATGGATGGTTTAATATATTATATGCTTTGTGTGAAAGTATTCAATCATATTTAGGCCAAATACAAAATTCTATAAAACATAAAATTATAGATCCGAAAACAAAAGTGCCCGAGTTTGCGTTTTTACAAATTAAAGAAAAGTTGGGAGAATTGCGAATTTATTTTTCGGATGGGGACGAATATATTCGTGGAAAAGTTTCAATGGCGGCTGCAATGTCTCGATATGTTTGCGAATATTGTGGCGTTTCAACATTAGAAGTTGCTCAATCTAAAGATTGGATTAAAACTCTTTGTCCTCGATGTGCTAAGAAAAATAAGAAAGAAATTGTTGTAAACAAAGAGTTGAGTAATTTAAAGAAAAAGGTAGAAAAGTATGACAGTAAAATAAAATCTAAATCACGTTCAAAAAAAAAAATAAAATTAAAATTTTGAATATCGAGGGTCATATTTAAATATGAATGATTGGAAAATTAAAACCATTTAGCAAGTCGCTTCATAGGAGTAATGATCCTAAGAGCCGAAAAGTTGTTAAAGAATATCTGAAACAACGAGGCATTGAAGTAGAAGATAACAAAGACAAATACGGAGTAGATTTAGTTGCTACAGATGGTTCTATGAAAATCGAAGTAGAACATCGTTCCGTATGGGATACAAAAATATTCCCCTTTGATACTGTAAATATTCCTGAACGAAAGGGAAAATTTTTCAAGGAAAAGAGTGTATCCTATGCTATCTTATCAAAAGACTATTCTCGTATCGGTATGATTAAAGGAGAGGAATTAAAAAAACATCTGATAAGAGAAAACCTTTATATGAATCCCAATAAATATGTCAAAAAAGGCGAGTATTTTTATGCTGTGCCGTTGGAGGCATTTCAATGGGATAGTGTATAATAAACAATACAATTAATAAGTTATATGAAACGTGCGCTGTTAAAACTAATTGGACATAGATATGATGAACGGTTTAAGTGGGGAGAATTTTATTGGCATCCCCGACCTTCGGAATGGAAATTATCTTTAAGGTTAACATCTCGATATAGTGAATTAGATGATATGCTAATTTTAAGTCCATTTATTTTTACAGCGTACGTTTTTTTACCAAGTAAAATATGTTGTAAAAAACCGAATAAAGGGGATTGGCATGGGAAGGCGTATGGATTTTATGTTTATACATCAATAAGAAATTTTTTCGCCTTAGTTCTTCTATGGGGCGATAAAATAAAACATATTGAAATGCCGTGGACATATGATTGGTATTCAAAGGAAATTTTAGATGATCAACATAATGTTGTTTATTATGAAGATCGAAAAATGAGAAGAAATAATGCCCGTGAACTATGGAAAAAATATGAAGAAATTGCAAATAAGTATAAAAAGATATATGATTATACTTATGTAAAGAAAAATGGAGAAGTGCAACGTCGAGAGGCTGAGGTTTTTATTGAACGTATGACCTGGGCAAGACGATGGATTCCATTTAAAAAGTGTTCATCGACCGTGTTAAAAATTTCTTTCGACAAAGAGATTGGCGAAAAGGCGGGCACATATGAGGGGGGAGTAACAGGATGCAACTATAAAATTCACGACGGAGAATCCCCTATACAAGCATTGCGGAGAATGCAGAAGGAACAAATATTTGATTAATTTCTAGTGAGACGTAAGCTATTAAAAATTTTCGGATATAAGGGTGATAATGTATTTACGTGGGGAGAATTTTACTGGCACGTTAATCCTTTTAGATGGCAATTGACATTAAAATTAACAAAACAATATGGTAAATTTAATGATTTATTAACTATCAGTCCATTTATTTTTACAATTTATATTTCGTTGCCAAGTCAAATATGTCCGCCTAAAAATATAAGGTTTCCGTGGGAAGAAAAATCTTATGGATTTTATATCTATGAATCTTTAAAAAATTTTCATAACATAAATTTATTATGGGGGAAAAAACGTAAACGTATTAATATGCCGTGGTATAAAAAATGAGTATTTATCATTTTTCTTGACAAAATAGATAAGGTGTGTATAATAGATGTAGTATGAAATATATATGTCCATCTTGTAAAGAAAACTTACATTCAAGTTGTGATAAAACATTTAACAGTGCTTCAAAGTGTGAATGTAGTTGTGGAGGGAATGCTTCGATAGAATATGATAAAAAAATTACTATTGAATATCAAGTTATGAGAAGAAGGGCAAAAAAAGAAGCTGAGTCATATAGAAGATTAAGAAAAGAAATTAAGAAAGGGCGAATTGGACCTAGAAATTTGAATATTAAAAATAATTAGTTATGTGTTATCTTTCGAAACTTAAATTTTCATTTGAATCTAAATATAATGGTTTGGAAAATAAAAAGAATGTTTCTTTATATTTTAAACCATTACTCGAATCTAATTTTTATAAATTACAAGAAGAATTAAATAATTCTAAAAATAGTAGTTATGAACCGGGTTTAAGAAGAATACTAAACTTGAAGGCTCCTGCAAAGGAATTGGAGAGAATATGTGATGCAATTTGCCCTCGCACTTCAGAACTCATTGAATTTAAAAAGGGAAAATTTTGGGTTGATACTGTGAGACTTTCAGAACAATATTTAAAGTCTCCGTTTCAAGAAGTTTCATGGATACATTTTGATGTTAGTAAACCCCAAAAACGATTAAATAGTATTATATATTTTAAATTAAGTAAGCTTATTGAAATGATCGGGATAACTAAAGAATTGGCATATATTCATATTGATTGGTATAATCAATCTAAAAAAAATGGATTTTGTAATAATAATCAATTGTCAATTAAAGTATCTCAGTTAAATGAAATCGCAGAATTCAAAATTGAACGCCCTTAGTATGTTAAACAAATATGAGTCGAATATGTTTAATTAATAAAGATATTTTAAAAGCTAAAATTCCCAAGAAATTTTTACCAATAAATCTTTGTGTTACTTCACCCCCATATAATCTTGATATAGAATATGAAAATCATAAAGATAATATAAAATATGATACATATCTTAAATGGAGTGAGCAATGGATGAAAAGAGTATTTAAATGGATGGCCGATGATGGCCGTGTATGTATTAATGTTCCATTTAAAATTACCCCTCCATATGATAAAAAAAATAATTATTCTGTTTCTGCCGATTTTATTGCTTTAATGAAAAAGGTGGGATTTAAATTTTTTAATCAATTAACATGGGATAAAGGAAATAAAGCAGGAGATACATGTTGGGGAAGTTTTGATTCGGCTTCTTCGCCATTTATTCGGGATCCGGCTGAAAGTATAATTATATTTTATAAAGGAAATCAATGGAAACGGTTGGAACCTGATCCAGGAAAAAAGAAATCTAGTAAATTTAGAAAAAATGAATTTGTTACTCTAACACAGAATGTATGGAAATTTGGAGCCGAAAGAAAGAAAAATGTGGGTGGACATCCTTCGGCCTTTCCTATCGATTTACCCACTCGTTGTATTCGTCTTTTTTCGTATAAAACCGATATAGTACTAGATATTTTTATGGGTGCTGGTACTACCGGACATGCTGCTGTAAATGAAGGAAGAAAATATGTCGGAATAGAAATAAGTCCGCAATATTTTGAATTTGCTAAAAATCGAATTATTAAAGCAAAATTATGATAAATAATCCTTTACCCCGAATAGATGACAATCTGGAATTACGAGCCAAGCTTTTACCTTTTTGTCGATTAAGAAATGGGGAAACTTGGAATGACCCGGAAGGAAAACATAAAGTATCCTGTATAAATGTTACGGACTCAAATTCTGTATCTGAATTAATGAATGGTGCTAAGGCTGATTGTGCCATACATGATCCTCCATATAATTTAATTTTGTTTATGAAGTTAACTCTTGAGGACTATATAAATTGGAGTAGAATATGGGTTCAAAATAGTATAGAATGTTTAAAAGATGATAGTTCTTTTTATGTATGGTTGGGGGCCGATCAAAAAGATGGATTTAAACCGTTACCAGATTTTATGTTAATGATGCGAGAATTTCCATTGACATCTCGGAGTTTTATTACTATGAGAAATCAACGAGGATATGGCACTCAAAAAAATTGGATGGCAGTACGACAAGAATTATTATATTACATTAAAGGAAATCCATATTTTGATGTTAATGCGGAATATACTGATATACCTAAAATACTTAGGGGATATTATAAAAAAGTAGGAGATAAAATAACTGATAATTTAGAACGAGGAAAGTCAGAAAACATAAGGGCCGGAAATGTTTGGGTAGATATTCAACAAGTATTTTATCGTATGGAAGAAAACGTATCAGGTTGTTATGCTCAAAAACCATTAAAATGTATAGAAAGAATTATACGGGCCAGTTCACCTATTGATGGATTAGTTATTGATTTTTTCTCTCATTCTGGTACTACTCTTTTAGCCGCAGAAATAAATCAACGGCGATGCTTTACGGCTGATGTCGACCCCATATTTTGTGAAATTACAATTCGTCGATTGGAAAATTATCGCAAAAATAAAAAGTTGGGATGGCAAAATGGGAATCCATTCAATATTACTATATAAACTATTGAATCGGTTTGAAATTAAATTAGGCTTGACAATTTTTCATCCATGTATATAATGGGGGTCAGAATGAATAAAAAATCTGACATAGTAAAAGAACTAGAGCTAGTAACTCAAACATTCCTGGAATTGAGCCAAGAATTGAAACGAGAGGCTAAACGATTAGATCGGCAATCCAATATCATAATTAAAATGGTATGGGCATTCATTATATTCCTGTTTAGTATATTTTTTTTCATTGTAGGAATAGGAGTGTATAATTCATTTATAAAATAAAATATATGGACGACATGGATAAAATGCGAAAAAGTTTTGGGCGAATGTTTAAAATAACTTTTGGAGTTATAATATCTATAATCATAGTTAAATTGTTTATAGTAATACTAATTGCATTGGGAGCATACGAGTTGTTTCAAAAATTGATGTCTTCAATGTAAATATGCATAATCCGGACGTATCTCTTTCTGATAGTCAACGACTAGATTTAATATATCATGCCATTCCGGAGTGGGTTCACCGAAGATTTCCCGGCTGCACAATGGAAATTAAAATACAAAAGGCTTTTGAGCATATGCAACAAACATATACTGATTCCATTTTGCGAGAAGTAAATTCCCATTCTCGTACCCGAGAGTTTTTGGCATGGACAATTAAACAAAATGAAGATGAATACTGGAATGTCTATTGGAAATACTTGATGACCAAGGGTTTACCTGAAAATCCCGAAAATAAAAAGGGTGATTGACATTTTCTCTGGAATCCGTATAATGTCAGCAACAATTAAAAAACGCTATGATACCAAACGAAGTAACACAAAACGTAGAGTCCATTGGGACAATTCAAACAGTTGGTAAATTTACCATCACGGACAAGACACAGGCCCGAATTCTGGTGTCATTGTCTGATAAAATGTACACTCTCAAGCAATTGGCGGCTATACGTGAGTATTCGACAAATGCCGCCGATGCTCATGCAGTAGTAGGTAAACCCGTTTCAGATATTATTGTTACCTTGCCCACAATGGAGGACTTAAACTTTAGTGTGAGGGATTTTGGAACGGGTCTGACCGAAGAACAAATCCGTGATATTTATTGCGTGTTTGGAGAATCCACCAAGAGAAATTCAAATGCGTTTAACGGATTGTTGGGATATGGTTGTAAAGCAGGATTTGCAGTTTCGGATTCGTTTACTGTTACTTCATGGATAAATGGAGAAAAATCTATTTATCATTGTATTAAAGGAGATTCGGAAAAGTTGCATTCGGCTGTTCTATTGTCTCGTCAAAAATCGGATGAGCCAGTAGGAATTAAAGTAACCATTCCTGTTAAAGTTGATGATATTAGGACATTTCACCAATCTGCCGTTGATTTTTATAAGTATTGGGAAGAACTTCCTACATTTGAAAATATGTCGGACAATGATTTTGAGGAATGTTCTAACTATCGTGCTGTTAGCAATATATTCCTTGCGGGAAATGGGTGGGAGATTCGTGAAAACGAATTCCGTTCGCCTAGAGGCGTCGCTTATATGGGGTATGTCCCTTATAGAATCGATTGGAATGTTCTATTTCATAAAATTTCATTGGATGCAAGTACTCGGGCAATTTATGAATTGATTCAAAGTAAAGATGTAATTTTTTATTTTAATATGGGAGAAGTCAATTTTGTTGATTCCCGAGAAAATCTTGAATATACTGATTTAACTATCAAATCATTGCAAAATCGTATTTATCGTATTTTTAATGAGATTAAAACCATTATTCAGGAAAAATTTGATGAAATGCCCGATTTGTGGGAAGCAATGCAATTGTACAATGCTCTATTTAATCCTTCGGCAAAAGTAGAAACCGTTAATAAATTCAAAAATAAATTTAGTTCTTTTATTTCAAATTTGCGTGATATTGAAAACGCATTGCATGGGAAAATTACATGGAGGGGCATTCCGATAAAAGGGTGGAGGTTTGAACAAATCAATCGTTTTGACAATGACACCGGAAGTGATATTAATTCAGTCTTACACACTCCTGTTACACCAGTAGTATATTCATATTGGAAAGAACATGATCGAGCAAAACGATATGTTTCTCAATCAATTACAGCTTCCCAAGAATATATAATCATTGAAAATGATATAAAGGGTCGGCAACATCCGGCAACAATTGCCCGATACTATCTTTTTTCTGGCTTCAATGTTAAAGGAGTGTTTGTACTTAACTTTACAAATAAAGCCACTCGAAAGGCATTTTTTAAAGAATACAATTTTGATTCGGTGCCAGTAATCAAGGCTTCAAAAGTGTATGAAATAGCTAAAAAATGGAACGATGATAATAAAATGCCCGTCGTTCGTTCATCCCGAACTTATGTCAGAAGAATTAATGTATTAAATATAAATGAAGGCCGGGTAGATAACGTAACTACAACCGACGCCGAACTGGATAAGGGTGGACTTTATCTTGATGTATCACCTAGCCGCCAACGGAGATATTCAAGCCAGTATTCGGCAACTGTGGAATCGGCAGTTTCTCATTATTATATTAATACATCATCGGTTGTGCGAGCCGTTAGAATGTTAAATAAAGAATTGGGATTAAATATTGAACGAATTTACTTGGTCACTCAAAAGCTACGAAAAGCAAAGTGGTTTGAAAATGTATTCAAAGCAGATAAATGGATTTTGTTGTGGGGACATTTTCGCACTAAATTAGATCAATTAAATTTTCAAATGTTGGCAGATACAGAAGGATTGAGCCATGCTTATTATATTTGTAAAACTGCCGAGAAATATCTAAAAATTAACATTAAAGATAAAAATAGTATATTATTCAAAATTCTCGAATTAAATAAAATTAAAGAAAAAAACGAACTTCGGGAACTTCTTGAATCACTTCAAGACGTGCATCTTTGGGCTGAAATTTCTAATGCGGCAAAAGATAGTAATAGTACAAAATCAATAGTGGAAAAGGCCAAAGCGCAATATCCATTTATGGATTGGCATTTAATCAGTTCAGAATATTGTTCTAAGCCTGAGACTCTTAAAAAGGTAGCTACGTACGTAAATGCTATGGACTTTTATAATTCGGAAATGGAAAAAGTGGCGGCATAATAAAAAACAGTTGACAATTAATTCAAATCAAGTACAATATAGACGTTATGATTACAGCATCTCTCTTAACTAATGATAGCCTCGTCATTCAATTTGACGGAGGGGAACCACAGTACACCCGAAGCGACAATCCACGATGGAACGAAATTGTGGAGGCTTTTCGCAAGGGAGACGAAAAAACTTTGAAATCCCTCATTTCAATGAAAGCAATCATTGAAAAATATAGCGTGGGACAGTTGACAGTTAATTCTGCGGGGGTTTTGTGGCGAGGGAAACCTTTGCACACCCTAGACGCCAAAAGAATTATGTTATATTTGCGTGATGGGCTTCCATTTAAACCCATTGCCAATTATATCGAGAGAAAGATGAAAAATCCATCGGCTCGTGCAATTAATGAAATGTATAATTTTCTGGAACATCGTCACATGCCTCTGATGGCCGATGGGAGATTTATTGCATACAAGGGAGTTCAGGATGATTATTTTTCACTTCACGGAAATAAAGATACCGTTGTTATTTCAGGAGAGGTAAATGATAAAGGCCAAATTTATAATGGTATAGGGAGCGTAATTGAAGTAGAAAGGTCCTCCGTAGATGATGATTTCCGGATTGCTTGTGGACAAGGACTTCATGCTGGATCTTTGAGATATGCTAAAGATTGGGGGAAACGAGTGGTATATGTAGCCATTGACCCGGCTGACGTTGTTTCGGTTCCTTCGGACTGTGATTGCGAGAAACTTCGCTGTTGCAAATACGAAGTATTGGGAGAATATACGGGACCATTGCCAGACCATTATGTTTCTGACTTCGATAAAGTTGAAGAAGATTCTAACGAAGATGGAGACGGCGAATCGCCGGGCGGAGATTCTCATACAAAAGTGGACGATGATGAATTTCCTGACGAATCGTGGATTAAGGGAGAAGTCCCGGAAGAATCGGTTAAAGAAGGGGAGAAAACTTTTTACAATGTTTCGCACATTGGTAAAAAAATAGTAACCCTTCTTTCTGAGGTTACAGATATTTTTGTGGGAGATATTAAAATTTCGGATGTAAATGTATGTGATATGAGGAATGGGGCAATAACATACGACGATCATCTTAACTTTATATTAAAAGTTGAAGAATTTTTCAAGATGGATTTCTCTCGGTCAGTTGCTCAAAATTTTTATAAGCGTCCGCTAAATTCTCTTATTGAAAAAGTTGAAGAATTTTATTATGGAAAAGTAGGATGTATAGTTATCGATTTAGACGCATATTATGAAGGTGTAGTCGTTGGGAGGAACGATAAAATAAAGAGCAACCCTACTATTTATATAACAGAAGATAGAGAAGTGGGGAATCGCCCCGCCACAATTCTTATATCGAAGGATATATACGGGGGTATTTTATTGAAAAATAGAATTTCTTCTGTAAGGAAGATGAGGCGTCGTTTCTTAGCGTTCTCGACGCCATAACCAGAGCCGGTGGGTATTCGGGTGCCTACCGGCTCATTTTTTAATCGTTGACATTAAAACAAAAGTAAGGTATAATAAGTAACATGAAAAATACTCATTTAATTTGTATTGACCCACAAAATGATTTTTGTACTCGGGAAGGAACGGGCGGAGAAATTGGAAAGTTATATGTTGAAGGTGCAAACCAAGATATGGTAAGACTTGCCCAATTTATTCATAAAAATTCTCGGAGGATAAATCAAATTCACTGTACTTTAGATTCACACCAATGGATTCATATTGCTCATCCGGCATTTTGGATTAATTCAGGTGGGCAAACCCCATTGCCCTTTACTCAAATCACAGATACAGATATTACCGAGGGTATATGGATGGCTCGCAACCCCCGTCACCAAAAAATAGCGAAGGAATATGTCGACGAATTAAAAAAGAATGGTAAATATAATTTAACTATTTGGCCTCCGCATTGTTTAGTTGGCACATGGGGACATTCTCTTACAAGAGAAATTCAAAAAGCATTATATGAATGGGAAGCTGAATTTAATAGGGTTAATTTTGTATTGAAGGGGAATAATATGTTTACTGAACATTATTCAGCTATAATTGCTGATGTTCCGGATGAAAACGATCCGAATACTCAACTTAATGTAGATTTAATCAATAAATTATCCGAAGCGGATGAAATTGTTATTGCGGGCGAAGCAAAGTCGCATTGTGTTGCTAATACGGTTCGTGATCTTGCAGATATTTTAGGAGATGACCGAGTTAAAAAGATGGTATTTCTTGAAGATACTTCGTCAAGTGTAAAAGGATTTGAAAAAGAGGGGCAATCTTTTATTACAGAAATGGTAGAACGAGGAATGAGTGTTATTTCCTCTACGGATTGGTAATGATATGAAACTCGAATTTATTATTCCGACTTATAAAAGGATAAACAATTTATGTACTCTTTTATATTCATTAAAATCGCAAACTTCTAACGATTGGACGGCGCAGGTGATTTCCGACAATACACCGGAAGAAATTATTCGTCCAGTAATAAACCATTTTTCAGAGGATTCTAGGATTAATTTTAACGTTTTATCTAAACGATATAATGATTGGGGACATACTCCTAGAAATGTAGGATTAAATCATTCTAAAGAAGAATTGTTAGTAATGACTGGAGAAGATAATTATTATGTTCCAACATTTGTTAAAGAAATTTTAAAAGAATATAAAAAGAGTTCTTCGGATATTATTTTATGTGATATGATACATGATATGTCAGGAGAATATGTTTTAGTTCCGGCATTACCATATCATAGCCACATTAATATGGGGAATTGCGTATATTGTAAAGAATCAATAAAAAATCAAAGATTAGAGGTTTTTCGCCATGATGCCGACTGGCATTTTTTTAATACCGCTATAAATAAAGGATTAAAATATACCATTATAAGAAAAGTTTTATACGTTCATAATTAATAATATGCAAAACGCACATTATAAAAACACAGTACAAGCAATTTTAAATTCTCTGCCCGAAAGCGCTAAAACTTCTTTGGATGATTTAAAATTCCAAGTGAAAGAAGATTCTAAAGGCATTGTTACATTGGAATGGAATTCCCCTTCGCAATTAAATTTTTATGTAGATATTGGTCCGGAACATGTTATTAAAGATAATAATCCAGTATTTTATTTATATTATTATTTAACATATTATGGAAATCCTACTGATATTGGAGAGCCAAAAGGAATGGGTCGAGTATTATTTGAAAATAATACTATTCCCGAAGTTATCATAGTTAATCTTAAAATGCTAATGTCATTTTCTAAAAAGTAATTTATGATTAAAGTTGAAGGACAAACATGGTTTACTTCCGATTGGCATTTGGGCGAAACCCGAATGGATTTAATGGGCCGCCCATTTTCCGGACCCGAAGAAATGTTTCAAGTAATATTAAAGAACTATAATTCAGTAGTGGGTGACAATGATGTGGTATATATTTTAGGAGATGTATGTTATAAAGAAACTCCGGAATGGCTTGCACGAGTTAAAGAATTTAAAGGATATAAAATTTTATTGCGGGGAAATCATGATCGTATATTTACGGGTACAGATTTAAAAGCTTATTTTCCTATAGTATATTCAGAGGGGCTTTCAATTGCAATTGATATTGAAGATACAAAATGTTTGTTAACTCATTATCCAACATTAGGGAGTATAAAACGATTTAATTTAGTTGGACATATACATTCAGCTTGGAAATATCAATTAAATATGCTAAATGTAGGAGTTGATGTACACCACTTTCGCCCGGTCAATAGCAACAGGATAAAATTTCATATTAATGCTATTAAAACATATTACGATGATGACGTATGGGTAGCTTATAATAGAAATAATAAAGCTTGGTATGGACATAGAGGGAGACAGGGATCCTATGCAATACACTTTCAAAAATATAAGGTAATTTCTTGACTTTACACTTTAAAACTGTATAATAGACGTATGAAATTGAATGAACCATTTGTTGATGGACATCGAATAGATATGCAACCTCCGGAAAAAAAATTTTATCCTCCCCTTATAAAAAGTTTTCTGGATGATGATTTGTATAAATTTAATATGGGGTCGGTAATATTTCATCATTTTCCAAGGGCCCGAGTACAATATAAATTTTACGATAGAGGAAATATTAGTTTTCCTCCGGGATTTGCCATTCAATTATCTAATCAAGTTAATCAAATGGCTAATTTATCCATGACCGATGAAGAAGAAGCTTGGTTTAAGAAAATTCCGTATGTACGGCCAACTTATGTAGAATGGCTTAAAGGATTTAGAATGGACCCGAGCGAAGTACTCATTACTCAAAGTAAAGATAAATTGGATATATTAATAGCTGGGCCTTGGTATCGTACTATTTTTTGGGAAGTAAAACTCATGGCAGTAATTTCTGAATTATATTACATGATGGTTGGTGATACTATCCCAAGTCATAACTGGGTCGGAAAAATGGTTAAAAAGGGTGAAATTTTGGAAGAAGCAGGATGCCGGTGGATTGATTTTGGCACTCGGCGCAGATATTCTCGTTATGTACAAGAAACTTTGGTTAGAGCAATGATGAAATATAAAGGATTTCTTGGAACGAGCAATGTTCATTTAGCACATAAATATGGATTGACTGCACATGGTACATATGCCCACGAATGTATTATGGCTATGATGGCTATTTATGGGGTTAAAATGGCTGATAAAGAGTGGAGGAAAATTTGGGCCGAACATTTTGAAGGAGATGTTGGAATTGCATTAACAGATACTTTTACAACTGATTTTTTCCTTAAACATTTTAATCGTTATGATGCTCATTTATATGACGGATTGAGACAAGATTCGGGGGACCCATACGAGTGGGTTGAAAATAAGGTATTGCCTTACTATAAAAAGGCTCGAATTAATCCTATTGGAAAACGGCTTGTATTTAGTGATAATTTATGTGTAGCACCGGCAGACCAAATAAAGGTTGAAAATAAATATAATTATGTTGCTATTGATTTAAAATATAGAAATATGGCCATACCCGTAGGAGGAATTGGCACACATTTTACAAATGATGTGGGATATACTCCATTAAATATGGTGATTAAAATGGTTAGCGCCGATTTTGGGTTTGGATACCGTAATGTAGCAAAATTGAGTGATGACAAAGGAAAGCATACGGGAAATATAGGAGCTATAGCAGAAATTAAAAGAGATATTATGTATGAATGCAATTGAATATTGCAATACTGCAAAAGATATATCTGATTGGATTAGAGATTATTCCAAACACGCAAAATTAACTTCGCTGGTGGTCGGTTTGTCGGGAGGGGTGGATAGTGGATTGGTGTCGACTTTATGTGCAATGAGCGGAGTTAAAACTTTTGTTGTTACCCTTCCTTGTTATAGCCCAGTATCTAGCACTAAATCGGCTTTGGCACATGTTGAATGGTTAGAAAACCAATATTTAAATGTAAGTCATTTAAATATTGATTTAACAAAGATATATCAAACATTTCAGAATACAATTTCCAATCTCAAAGAATTAAATACTTTAGCTTTAGCAAATACAAAAAGCCGTTTAAGAATGACAATGTTGTATCATATAGCTACAATTTACAATGGGCTTGTTGTAGGTACTGGAAATAAAGTTGAAGATTTTGGAATAGGATATTTCACAAAATATGGAGATGGTGGAGTTGATATTTCCCCATTGGCTGAATTTACAAAATCGGAAGTAATATCGATGGCAAAATCACTAGGTATCCTTCCTGAAATTACGAATGCTGTACCTTGTGACGATTTGTGGGAAGATTTTGAACTACCTGGAAAATCTCTGCCAGATGAATCTCAATTTGGGGCCACATACGCCGAACTGGAACGGGTGATTGAATTTACTGAGGGAGTTTCCCATGAATTAACTGCCCGTGACATTCAAGTATTAAAAATTTATTATAAACTCCATAATAGTACGGCGCACAAACGGAATCCCATTCCGACCTTCCGCAGAAAAAATTCAATTAGTGCCATTTCACTTGACATCGAGCCTTAAAACAGTATAATGGAGGCGTGAATGTAAAATCAAAAGAACCATTTGATAGATTAATAAATGATGAAAAACTGATGGATAAATATATCTCTCAGTTTTTCGACTTCTATTCGATTTACGAATTGTATATGCGAGTAGGAGGATTGCAAGAATTGGGATATAATTGTCCGGTAATTATCCGTGATAAACAATTCTATTTAATCAAGGAAAAATTTACCCAAGTAGTAGATAAATTCTTCATTGACATTTTTAAAGCGTTAAATGAGTCTATTGCATCGGAATTGCGGCATTTTCCTAGACGTTGTGATGGAATAGGAAGTGTCAAATATTCGACGGGAAACATATATAAAGATTTTTATAGTGTAACTGGATATAAAAAAGAAAGAATATTACAGGTTAAAAAGGACCCGTCCCGGGATCCTTTTTTAGTATGGAATCTTTTTTATCATCCTATATGGGAAGTAAATTATGGCGGGGAAAAATGGACAACAGCCGCAAATTTATTGCAAGATTTTAAGAAAGCAAAGAATTACCATTCTAAGGTTCATTGGTGCGATCAGGTACTGCATTTACAACATAACACCGGACATGTTTTGAATAAGACAAACTACTTGGCGTTATCAATTAGAAACATTCCTAAAGATGAATATGATTATGAAACTGCACTGGACTTGAGAGCTAGGGCACATTCTATTCTTGAATTTATGCCCTATGTTTCTATTGGAGTAAAAAAATTAGTCATGCCGCACGCACGACTATTAAATGGGGTTGGAAGATGAAATTTTTCTTGACGGCAAAGCAAAAATCGGTAAAATGAGCGTATGAATGATAATAAACCTACTACTCGTGAATCAATGATTGCGGCAGCACAAGCTGTCATTGGGTCCCTTCTTCTAACAGCATTTGTTTTGTGTTTGTTTGCTCCCCTATTTGGACCAAAAATCCAGAGAGCAATTGAAAACAAAAATTGCATGTATGAAGACTGGTATATACGTTCCAGAAAAGAAATGCGGCCATACTGGGTTCTTCTATGGATAGTTTGTATTCTAGGATGGATTGTATATGGATTCGCTTTTTGGCTTTATTATGGTTAAACTAAACTAAATTATGAATAATTCACAAAATATTAGTAGGGCAGATGCAGTTAGAGTATTAATACTAGAAATAGTAATAATATGTTATTTAACAGTTTGTCATGGTTTTGTATTCTCAAAACTATGGCTGTGGTTCATAGTATCAACCTTTGGGTTGTGTGAATTAGGAATAGCACAATCGGCGGGAATTGTATTGGGTGCTTCATTTGCAACATTTAAAGGTCGAATACCCGAAAGAGGTTTCCGTACTCCGACGGAAATTGCGGCTTTAGCAATTTATCCGTGGATGACTTTATTGACTGGTTATATTATAAAATGCTTTTTGTGAGTAAAACTTATGTTGTCTATGTATAACAGTCCTTTAAGAAATAAATATATAGTTCAATTCTTCGACTTTTATACGATTTATGAATTGTATATGAAAGTCGGGGATTGAGAGAGGTAGGATATGACAATTATCCCGTGTATATAAATGAGCGGGCGTATGAAAAAATTAAAAATAAATTTAATGAAATCGTCGATGATTTCTCGGATAAAGTTTATGAGGCTTTGTGCCATTCGATAAAAAGTGAAGTTAAACATTTTCCATACGAGTGTACTATTACAAACAGAATTCGTGCGTGTGAACTCATAAAAAGAAAAAGTGGATATAATAAAGAAGATATTTTCAGAGCACAACGGAATCCAGTTAAATATCCATTGGCTACATGGGCGATATTTTATTTTGGGCCGTGGGGCGAGGGATTTGGTGGTAAAAGGTGGGCAAAAGCCGTAGCAGAAATGAAGAAATATATGTCACTTAAATCTCGGTTTCAAAAAGTGTATTGGTGTGACCGAGTACTTCATATGCAACATAACACCGGACATCTTTTAAATAAGACCCCATTCAAACAATTAACTGTTGTTACCGTAAGGAAAAAGTCGGGGCGAGATCAACTGGTATTAAATTTCCGGGCCAAAGCTAAATCTATTTTAGAATTTGTTCCATATGTTTCATCAGATGTAAAAAAATTGGTTATTCCCCAATCCCGGCTACTAACCGCAAAGTAAATGGAAATTACATTTTCTATTGTTGGAACAAGCATACATCCATCTCTTAATTTGACGGCATTTAAGGCTGCATATTTTGTAGCCGAAGAATTGTTAAAAAAATTCGAACAGTGCAATTACCCTATAACCCATCTTGTTTCTGGTGGGAGAGCGTTTGCTGAACACGTTGCGGTACAACTATTCTTAGATAAAAAAGTACCCCATTTACGAATATTTACTTCTTCTGATTATTGGTCAAATAAATTTGGCTTAAAATTTAATTATGGGGACAATCGGAAAAATTTTTCGGAAATGGAAAAACAACATCATTATAAATTTGATAGACTTACAGGAATTGATTCTTTAAATGCAATTAATATGGCTCGGCAAAGGGGGGCAGAAATAAAATATGTTTCCCGAGGGTTTCATGCTTGCAATGCATTAATAGCTAAATCTGATTTTTTGTTGGCCATTACTTATGGAGAAAAAGATATTGTCAAGGATGTAGTAGCCGAACATATTGTTCGTAGATATTTAGAAAGAGTAAGAAAGGAAAATATTTTTGATAAATCATATCATTATAATTTAAATGATGGAAAAGTATATGTTGGATGTAATATTCCACCTTTGATAAATAAGAAATAATTATAAAAAACATAATCATGAATAAAGTGGCTTTTGTAATGAGTCTTTGGAAACGCCAAAAATTATTTTCTAATATTATAGATGATTTAAATAAACAGACGTATAAAAATTTTGATTTATTTTGTTGGAATAATAATGCGGATCCGGAAGCTATTGAATTGGTAGAAGTTCAAAAAAATAATACAAATGGGTATAAACTAATTACAACTCCCCCTCCACATTACATCACTAATTTGCGTGGATTTAGTCGATTTATTTTTTGTCGAAAAATTCTATTAGAAGAAGTTCCAGAAATTGAAGGGATAAAATATGATAAAGCTATTTTTGCTGATGATGACCAAAGATTTGAACCACAATTTGTAGAATATATGGTTCAAAATTTCGAACCAAAATCGTATAAGTCTAGCTGGGGATGGAAGATTAATACAAATTATTGGGATAGAACTAAAGCATTAACCGGAGAAGATGCAGATTATGCGGGAACTTGTGGAGCAATAATAGATATTAGTATTTTCAATAACACCGATTTTTTCGATTCTTATAATTATGAAGAAGATGTTTATTGTTTGGAAGATTTGGCATTGTCATTATATTGTAAAAAAATTGGATGGAAAGTTGAAGGTATTACTCGAAAATATATACATTCCAATCCTCCAGATGGATATGATCATTATTTAATGACTAATATAATAAATGGAGTTCCCATATCTACTCGGTAATTAAAAGTATTAGCTTATGAAAAATTAAAGCGACATTATGGATTATCTAATTAAACTTTAGAAGATTTAGAAAGATGACGTTTTAAACTATTGTATCTACGATTCACTTTTATTAATAATTCGTTTGCTTGTTCAATGTCTGCCTCGTAATCTTCTTCACCCCAACTATAAGTTTTGTCATATATTGAAATAGCTAAATCACGAGGAAGATTGAGAAAATCGGTTAAAGTTTTACGAATACTAGATAGAGGTTTTAAAGTTCGGTATTTATTAACATCAATCATAACTGTCAAATTTTTTAAACCATATTTTCCAGAGAATTGCGGTGATAGGAAAAATGATTAACCATACAATTAAACATTCTACAGCCCATCGCAATTTTCCCCACTGGATTTTCATTTTGTGTAGATTATACATTATAATAAATAGAAGTCAAGTTCTTTTTTATAGTTGACTATTTTTTGAAAAGTGGTAAAATAGGTGTAATGAAGCGGAAATTAAAGTGTGCAAAATGTGGAAAAGAAAAGCTTTTTTGGGATACTAAAGATATTCTTAATATGAAGTGGAAAATTTTGGCATGGCAATTACATTTAAAAGGGGAACCTTTAGTGTATTGTCCATCATGCAAATATCAATCTATAGGATTAAGAGGAAAAAATAATATATGAAATTGGCGGGGATTATAACTACAAAAAATTATACGGATAGATATAAATCTTTATTAACTATGCGTAAATTAGTAGATGTATTAATTGTATTAGATGATAATTCAGATACCCCCATTTCTAAAAAAGATTATCCTTATATTGATTTATTGATAACTCAAAAGCATAATGAACCATTTAATTGTCAAGCCAACCGTACCATATTATTTTATTGGGCGGGACATTATAATTGTAATTGGGCGTTACAATTAGATGATGACATGATACTTTCTAATAAAATCAATAATAGAAAAAAAATTGAAGAAACTATACACGAAGCAGAATCTCATAAAGCGGATGTTGTGCTTGCTTGGTTAAGAGAATTATGGGATAGTTATTATAAATTTCGAATGAATGGAATATGGGCACATAAAACCTTCCCATTTTTACAGAGAGTATGGTTGAAAGATAAAAATATATCTTTAAGATTTAATGAACAAGATCGATTACATTCTTATTGTTTTAAAGATGGATATTATCCCGAACTTTTTGGGTATCAATATGTAATATATCATACTGGATGCATAACTAAAACAATGCGTAAACAAAGAGTTAATAAATATAAAATATTAGATCCGAAAAATAAATATCAGGCGGATTATACATACATGTTAAATGAAGATGGTATAATTTTCCATTCCGTTCCCAAAGAAGATAAAAATTACATGTCTCAAATTTTATAATTATTAATTAAATGTAGAATTAAAATGTCTCGAGCTAGAGGGCGACATACTAGAAATTGGACCAAACAAGTTGTTTATATTAATGATCCGCATATTACTTCTGCGGCCAGTCTAGTACTTTTACAAAAGTATTATTTTTCTTTAGATAAAAGTGCTTATTCTGAATGGAGAATGCGTCAAGTAAGACGTAAATGGATGAGAGAAAAAATGAAATTCCCCGATTCGGAGGGAGGGTTGACTTGTGCATTGTGCGGAAAAAAAGGTTTGTTGCCCAAGACTAAAAATCCCGAAAAATTGGCCACTTTAGACCATATTAAAGAAATAGGGAAAGGTGGTAAATGGAATGACCCGTCTAATTTTCAAGTAGCATGTGCAAATTGTAACGCTAGAAAAAATAAATCGTTGCATAGAACTTGACTTTTCGTGGAAAATGGCTATAATGCTCGTATGAAATTAAAAAATCGTATCATTGCTCTAGCTCAACGGGCCAAAGAAATAAACTCCATTGAGAATGGATATTTCGAAAATTGGGAAGCGTGGAACAAGTTGCAAAAAGAAATTATCCAGGAAATGGAGGCCATTGATAAAGAGGCCGGGGATAAATTAGCAGTTGGGAGGTATCTAAGCTTTGGGGTAGCGGATGGGGGAGCATATTACATTATTACAAAAATTAGAAAAAATGATGTAATTGTAGAATGGATTCCCATTTATGATGGATATTGGTCTCAGGCGGTAGGATTGAGTAGTGATAAGAAATATTATATCGTAAATCGGCATACTGCCGAACAACAATGTCAACGTAGTACTGCATTAAAATCTATATTTTCTTAATATGAATACTCCAACACAAGAACAAATTGATAAGTTGCCCAAATGGGCAAAGCAATATATTAAAGATTTAGATGCTCGTTTAGTTATATTGGCAACCGTGATGACTGGAATGAGCCGATTATGAAGGATAATCCGCAAAAGAAAACCTTTGTATATTTTAATGAACGTCGTTGTATATCACATAAAAATGAAAATCTTCCTAAAGGTACATTATTTGCGGATACTGTAAAATTGATAAAATAAGTTATGAAAAATGAAAAGGAAACCTTTGCATGGAAGGTTGTACGAGTAACCGTTAATAATAATTATATTAGTGCTTGGTACACATCTGATGTTATATACAAACTTAATAAATGGACTTATTCGACTGGTGGCTGGGGGCTTTATCCATTTTTATATGTCTTTAAATCTCGCCAAAATGCTAGGGACTGGTGCCAACATTTAAAAAAAATAAATCCGCAATATACATACCGGGTATTTAAATGTGAAGTTAGAAATCCAACGACCAGTAGATGTTTTTTATATTCCGATAAGACAAGATTTATATCTAGTAGCGAGACATGTCTTCCTGCTGGAACTTTATTTGTTGACGCCGTGCGATTAATGTGATAAGATATAATCCATGAAGTCTAAAAAAAGAAGCATTGCATGGAAAGTGGTAAAATTAAGTGAAAACAATCAATATCTCAGTGCATGTATTATATTACCCTCTACGTACAGTTTCAATAAATGGACCTATCCCGACGTTGAACGGGGATATTTTTCATTTTTATATGTTTTTAAGACCCGTCAACAGGCTATAAATTTTCGTCGAGGATTAGAAAAAATACATCCATCAAATAGGTATCGAGTATTTAAATGCAAAGTTAAAAATGCGGAGGAACATAAAGATGTTATAACTTATAATGGATTTCAATCTATATCAAGTAAATATCCATATGCACCAGAAGGCACATTATTTGCGGATGCAGTTAAACTAATAAAATAATTTTTTAAGTCCTAATATTATATGAATAAAATACAAACACGAGAAGATTTATTGCGCCATATTAATCAGAAAGAATCTGAATTAAAAGAAGTTGCCAGCAAATTAAAACAAGATTTTGTGGGATTAGATAATGTTATTAACGATTTAATTAGTAGTATTAAAATTTGGTATATTTTTCCCGAATTACAATTGCGTCCTACTATCGTATGTCTATGGGGACTTACCGGAGTAGGAAAGACCGATATGGTTAGAAAATTGGTTTCATATTTAAAAATTCAAGACCGATTTTTGGAAATAGAAATGACCAGTAGTGGAGAGGGTCATCGAACCATTCAACATCGGCTAGAAGAATCTTCTATTTCTTCTAGTGACCAATGTATTCTTTTACTAGATGAATTTCAGAAATTTCGCACTATCGATGAAGATGGTACAGCTACACAAAATTCGGCATATTCTGACGTATGGACACTATTAAGCGATGGAAAATTTAGTTCAAACTTGACTAAAAAAACGGAACTTTTGGACCAAATGTTAAGTAATAAATATTATAAAGATTGGTCTGAATTCGAAAACAGTCAACAAGAAGATAGCAATGATGATGATGTAGATATAACTGAAACGATGGAAAATGGAAAGCCGGTTAGTGCGGCTCAATCCAAAAAGAAAGTAAACCCAGCCAAGCCAATTGAACGGATATATTATACTCCAGTATATTTGGCCCGCCGGATTAAACGTCTATTCCGATTGGAAGAGGATATAGAAACTATCATGCGGTGGAAAGACCAAGACATTTATAATTTATATGATACCTGTTTAAATAATACTAAACTTTACGAAGGTGAAGAGTATAAAAAAATGCTTATTATCGTTTCGGGAAATTTGGATGAAGCATATCATATGGCATTTGAAGTGAGTGAGGCTGATGCCGATGCCGACTTTTATCATGGACTAAGCAAGAAAATTACAGTTATTGATATTAAAGATGCATTGTTAAAAAGATTTAGACCGGAACAAATTGCCCGGTTCGGAAATTCACACATATTATATCCTTCATTATCTCGTAAAGATTTCATGGAAATTATTGTTCGTAAGTGTAAAAATATTACGGACTTAATCAAAACACAAAAAGATATTAGTTTTAATTTAGATAAATCGGTTTATGAAGTAATTTATAATAACGGTGTATTCCCAACGCAAGGCGTTCGGCCTTTGTTATCTACCATTACTAATATTTTATCTGTTGCTATACCTACGTTCATTTATAAATGTTTATTGGCAAATATTAATGTATGTGATGTATTTGTTGAAGAAAATAAAATGTATGCATACATTAATAATAAGAAGGAATTTGAAATTATACCTACAATTCTTGATCAAATGCGTGAAGAAATAGTTGAAGATAAAAAATATGCTTGTGCAGTACATGAATTAGGACATGCAGTAATTTATTGTTTATTATACAATACTCCTCCCGCTCAAATATGTGTTAACTCCGTTAGTGCGATTAAAAGTGGATTTATTATTCCACATGCAAAACTTGGTAATAAATCTCAAATTATAGATACAATAAGAATTCTATTAGCTGGACAGTGTGCAGAAAATATGGTATTTGGTCATAACATGGTAAGTGACGGGTCAGCAGAGGATATTAAGCAAGTTACATCATGTATGTGGAATATTTATTGTAAACAAGGATTAGATAGATTTAGTACAACCCAGACTCACGAATTTAAAGATTATTCTAATATCATTCCGGCAGAATTATATTTAGAAATGGACAACGTCGTTTCAGATATTAAGCATGAAGTGATGGAATTACTGGTGGAACATCAGGAAATATATAAATTTCTATTGACTAAACTATTGACCAACGAAACATTAAATGCCGATGATTTTATTGAAGCATTCCAATCTTATTATAACATTAAATTGAATAAAATAGAAATCGGAAAACATATATCATCAGGATATAAAGCATTAACTGAAAAATTTATTAGTGGAAAATCTACTTATGTGAATATTATAGATATTTCCCCGGAATCTAAACCCAAAATTCAAAAGAAAATACCCCGATTAGATGTAAAACGAAAATAAATTGTCGGTTGCACTTTTTAATTGACTTTTGATTTCAAGTGGGTATAATGGGGAAAATTGAAAATGAAATTTAAACCTAAAACAGTTCAAGCCTGGAAAGTGTTGCGTCAGAAAGATGACGGCACTTTAATTGGCGCATGGTTTTGTAATGATGTAACATATATAACCCCAACATTTCAGGGAGACACACTTTTGGCAAAAGCAATACAATTAATAGACGAATATCCCCGTGAAAATTGGATTAGACACAATTGATAAAACTCAATTCATGGTTCATTCCCATATAATAAATGGGGAAGAAGTATATCTTGTGCAGCCCCAACACGCCGGATGTTCGTGGACACAGGAAAATAAGTTCTTGCGATCATCTGTTTGGGATTCCGAAGGAAATTTAATTTCTGCCGGATTCCCCAAATTTACCAATTGGGGAGAAAATATGGAAAATTTCCCCGTGCCCAATTCTTTACAAAATACTCAAATAATTGAAAAACTTGACGGGTCATTATTAATTGTATCTAAATGGAAAGGCACATTTATTCTACGTACTCGGGGTACTGTGGATGCCTTTAAATTAGACAATGGGCATGAACTAACACAATTTAAACAAAAATATCTACACAAATTATCATCGCTTAATCCATCTGATACATGGGAAGGGTCATATTTGTTTGAATGGACCTCCCCATATCAAAGAATTATTTTAAATTATGGGGATTCTCCCGAATGGTATTTAATTGGACATGTTAATCACAAAGATTATTCTTTGATGGACCAAGATTCATTAAATCAATGGGCCAAGTCAATTGAGTGTCCCCGTCCACTTAATTATATATTTCCAACGATTCGAGAATTAATTGAAACTATAGATGAATGGAAAGGAAAAGAGGGAGTAGTAATATATTCCAAATCGGGACAAGTAATGCACAAAGTAAAGACTTTTTGGTATTTAACTTTACATCGAATGAAAGAGGCTTTATCTTCTTTTGATAAAGTAATAGATGTATGGTTTGAGCAAGATCAACCTTCTTATTCGGAATTTGAAAAATTTATAGTTAGTCAATTTGATTGGGAATTGTGGCAACAAATACGTGGCGATGCTTCTAAGATTTGTGATGCTTCAAAGGGAGTCGACCAAATTGTTGCAGGGATGCAGAGATTCGTAGATGAAAAATTAAAAGTATTGCCTACTCGTAAAGAACAGGCGCAATTAATAATTTCATCCTATGGACAAACAAATCGGGCATCTTTTGTGTTTAAATTGTTAGATGGAAAAGAATTAACTCCAACCGACCGAAAAAAATTGTTGTACCAAGTTTTGAAAATTTCTTAGTTGACATTCGATTTCAAATGGGTACAATGGAAGTAAATTGAAAATAGAAAGACGATTATGGCTTATATAGAAAATGCAAATGAAGTTCCGAAAAACGAACAATATATAATTGTGTTGTTTAGACCTCCCGGAAGCAGTTTGGAAACCGCCCACGCAGTTTATTCTTATACAGATATAACGGAATGGCAAAAAGACCTTATGCGTTATATGGCTAATAATACATCTCACGTAGCAGGAAAATTTATTCCTGTAGATGCTAAAGTAAAATTCGATCTGATTTTTGCCGATGGCACTACAACTTAAACATGAACTACCCCTACGCTAAAGACGTAGGAGTTTTCTGGCGACTCAAAGATAAAAAAGAATGGGAAGAGGAACTCGCTCGGCATATAATTAATAATGTTCCACATATAGCTGGAAAGTTTATTCCAGTGGAAGCAAACGTAAATCTTGATTTAAATTTTAAAAATAGTAATAACCTCCAAATACAAAAAACATGAATAAATGTGAATGCGAAAATTCTGCCGAAAGTATAATTTCGGAATATTTTTATCAACATTTCAAAAAAAATCCCGACCATCAATTTAAGATTGAATTAATCAATTTAATCGAACAGAAAAAAGGAATGGAAATTTGGGATGCTTTTATTAAAAAACTAATCCGTATGCAATTGGAAGACTATACTCCAATGTATAAACCTTCATATGATGCGGCTGCCGAAGCATATCAAAAAGTAAAACACTTGAAAAACCCCGACAATCTTCTAATGCTTATTTGTCTTAAATATCTTGGAAGAAATTTTTCAAATACAATGAAATCTATTATATATGAATACATATTATTTAAAAAACACTGAAAATTGTATCATGTAATTATTTAATATAATTTATATATGAAAATACTAAAAACGCTATCAACTGCTCTCAATGAAAAAGATGTTGAAAATGCCTGGAGAGCATTTCTCAGTAAAGAATATAAATGTGATATTGTTTCACCATTTAAAACCGATGGATATTTTGAATATTTAGATGCCCGAGTTCTTTGCGAATTTAAAGAAGACATCGAAATGACTGACATTAATAGT